GTATCACCATTAATAGTTACTGCAAAGTTATTTGTACTTGCATCATCTACGAATGTTGTGCTTGCTCCCGGTATCAATAATGTATTATACTCAAAGTATGGATCATTCGCTACTGTAATACTCCAATTGATAGTTCTCACAGCAGTACGATTTGTTGTCGCAGCCGTAGCTGTTAACAATGTACTACTATCAGCTATTACCGTTGGTGTACCAGATATATTAGCACCACTTAAACTCAATCCAGTTGGTAGTGCATTAGCACTATAACTAACAGCATAACCAGCGGCATCAGTCGCACTTAATGTTACATTAGCTATAGCACTATCTACCGCACTTGTATATGTTGTATTATTTGCTGGACTAACCCAGGTAACAGCATCAGTATTAATCGTTAAACTAAAACTTCTAGTACTATCTTGTAATTGAGCATCAGTTGCTTGTATCGTAAATGAATATGTTGTGCTACTACTATCTATCGGAGCTGTACCAGTTATAACACCATTAGCATATAATGTAGAACCAGTCGGTAATGAACCAGAAAATAATGAATAAGTTATTGGTGCATCACCAGAAGCTACAACAGTGTTTGATATACTTGTTGTCTCATAATAACTACCTAATGTACCTGCACTTGTTGTCCAAGTTGGTAACACACTATAAATGATACCAGGAATAAATATTGCGGTACCTCCATCGGGATTTACTGCGTAAATTGTATATGTGCCTGCACTTTTTGCTGGGCTTGTAAAGGTTAACCGATTTGGACTAACATACGTAACTACTGCTACAGCACTACCATCAAATGTGATTGTTGCACCCGGTAAAAAGCCAGTACCGTTTATTTGTACTGTTTGTCCACCGGCCGGGTCTAGTGCAGTATCATCTACTCCGCCAACACTATATCCAGAGATAGTTGGAGGTAAAGGTTTTAATGCGTTAATGACACTTACGCTAGTTACAAGGTCATTTACAACTGAGGTTATACTCATGTTAACTCTGACCCAAATAAACTAAAACTTACTGTAGTTGTATTAGCTCTTACTGTAACTACATCTGTTGTTGCTAATGTAATACCAATAGTCATTGTAATACTATCATTAGCATTCACGTTAGTATCATATGAAATATACTGTGAAGCTCCAATTGATGCTCCAGCTGGTCTTACTGCTACACGAAATGTTGCGGCACTTGCTGCCTGATTACAAATTACAATTGTACTACACACTGCTGAAGTCGATGCTGGTACTGTATACAAATCTGTATTTGTATTTGCTGCTGGGTTACTTTGCCCTAAAACTTTATATGTGATTGCCATGTTATTTCCTTATGCTCCCATTAATAAGAACGGGCTTAATAAATCTTGTGCTGTTATTCCTCCACCACCTCCACCGGAAGTGAGATTTATAGTGGTTACTTCAATTAAACTACCATTTTCAGGTGCACTACTAAATGTAATATTAGCGTTAGCTAATGTATAATCAGTACGCAATACTGTAGCTCCATTATAGTTAACACTAGTTTGATTTATGCCAATTGGAGTAGTGCTTAAAGTAAATATTGTTTGTACACCATTACCAGTAAAGTTATCTACTGTTACATTTGCACCACCAGGTGGTGCTACCCAACTTAAGTTACCTGCACCATCTGTGTTAAGCACATAATTTGCTGTACCACCAGATATATGTAAATTAGCGATAGCCCCCAATGTAACGTTAGCGGTAGTTGTAAAATCAACTACACCAGATGCATTACTTACTGTTAAACCAGTTAATGATCCTATACTAGTTATATTTGGCTGTGCATTAGTGTATACTGTACCTGAAACTAATGCGTTACTTACTTGACCAGAGATATTCGCTCCGGCTATTGCATTGGCAGTTGTAGCAAATGTTGCTAAACCAACAGCACCAGTTACATTTGCACCTTGTATGTTACTTAAATTATTACCACTACCAATAAAGAAATTAGCGGTAGTTGTATTACCTAAATTAGCATTACCACCAGTTATATTACCAGACGCAATAAAGGTATTAGCTGAAATAACATTGACATTAGATACATTACCACCTGCAGTAATAATATTACCGGCAGTTAAATTACCTGTTACATCTAATGTACCTGAAATATTTGCACCAGTACCAGTAACTACCATTACAGTATTACCCACTGCTGTTAAATTGATATTACCATTTGAAGTAGCAATTCTTACATTACTATTACCATTGGCTAATGGGCCACCTAAGTTAGCAGCAGTTAAGTTACCACTAATATTAGCAGTACCTGTAATGTTTGCACCAGTGCCAGTTACAACTACAATATTTGCATTACTAGAAGCACTTAATGTTACATTACCGTTAACTGCATATAAACCTACCCCTGTTGCACTAGCAGAGCCAGAAAGATATACCATATTTGCTAATGCAGGTACTAGGGTTGCACTCGGGTTTGCCGCTCCAAACGACCCCATATATACATTGCTGGAGTTAAAGGCATCTACTGACGAATAACCTGTTGCAAATCTATTTTGAATTGAGATTGGTGGTGCATCTATATTACTCACAGCATACAACGGTGAGTTAGCGCTAACGTTTGCCGGTCTAGTTATAGAACCTAAACCAGTACTTAATCCCACACCAGTAAATGATACAATATTTGCATTACCTGCTACTGTTACTAAAATATTACCGTTAGCACTTGGGATATTTACATTACTATTGCCATTTGATAATCCTGCAGTAGTGATACCAGTTAAATATATCCCATTACCAGTAAAGAAATTAGCTGTAACCAAATTACCTAAATTAGCATTACCGGATGTGATATTACCGGTAACACCTAAACTTGTTAATGTACCAACTGACGTAATGTTTGGTTGAGCATTTGTATATACTGTGCCGGCTACTAATGCGTTAGCTACCTGTCCAGAAACATTACCACCTGCTACTGCATTTGCAGTTGTTGCATATGTAGCTAAGTTAGCTGTTCCATAGAGATTACCAATGAAGTAATTAGCTGTTGCGGCATTGCCTAAGTTAGCATTACTTACAGTAATATTACCAGTAGCAATAAAAGTATTTGCCGAGATAACATTAGCATTACCAATATTACCACCTGAGCCAGTAGTATTAATATTGCCGGCGGTGATATTACCAGTAGCAATGAATGTGTTTGCACTAATAACATTGACGTTACTAATGTTACCACCTGAACCGGCTGTGATTAAATTACCAACTGTTGCATTTCCTGTAACGTTTAATGTGCCTGCAACATTAACACCTGTACCAGTTACAATCACAATATTTGCATTACCGGCTACACTAGTTGTTACATTGCCGTTTGCGGCTACTAATACATTGCTATTTCCACTTACAATTGTATTGCCTGCGCTTACTGTAATACCAGTTAATAAACTACCATTACCAGTAAAGAAATTAGCTGTAACTAAGTTACCTAAGTTAGCATTTCCAGAAGTGATATTTCCAGTAACATCTAAACTAGTTAGTGTCCCAACTGAAGTAATATTTGGCTGTGCGTTAGTATAGACCGTACCTGCTACTAATGCGTTAGCTACTTGACCAGAAACATTTGCGCCCGCAACTGCATATGCATTTAATGCATTGCCTACATTACCGGATACATTAGCACCAGCTACTGCATTTGCAGTTGTTGCATAAGCTACTGCTCCGGTTACGTTACTACCAGTAACACTAAACGCATTACCTGCATAGTTAGCATAATTAGCATTACTTGATGTAGCTGCTGTTATACCTGTTAGTTGACTACCATTACCTATGAAATAACTGGCACGTACATTGCCCAAGCTGTTAAAAGTTACTACTTCACTTGATACTGAAACATTACTACCAAACGCAAATTCTGCATTTGAATTATCCCACCCAATAAATGCGTCTACTGGTGCTGATGTGTAGTAATGTAATAATGTGCCCCTATCTTTCCCGTCATTGCTTGATAGAGGTGCAGCGTTTACTCCACCACCTAATTCAATGATAGGATCTTCAACTGTTAGTGTTTCTACATTGATATAGCTAGTGTTTCCACTTACAACTAAATTACCAGCAACTACTGCATTTCCGGATATACTTAAGAAATTAGCTGTTACTGCATTACCTAAATTAGCATTACCAGAAGTGATATTACCAGTAGCAATAAATGTATTAGCTGAGATAACATTAACATTGCTAACGTTACCACCTGAACCGGCTGTGATTAAATTACCAACTGTTGCATTTCCTGTAACGTTTAATGTGCCTGCGACATTAACACCTGTACCAGTTATAACTAATATGTTTGCATTACCTGATACGCTAGTTGTTACATTGCCGTTTGCAGAAACAAGTACATTGCTATTTCCACTTACAATAGTATTACCAGCACTAACTGTAATACCAGTTAATAAACTACCATTACCAGTAAAGAAATTAGCTGTAACTAAGTTACCTAAGTTAGCATTTCCAGAAGTGATATTGCCGGTTGCTGATAGGCTACTTAATGTACCTACACTTGTAATATTTGGCTGTGATGCTGTAGTTACGGTACTAGCTGTGGTAGCACTTGATACAGCACCTGTAACATTTGCAGAAATTAGCTGTTACTGCATTACCTAAATTAGCATTACCAGAAGTGATATTACCAGTAGCAATAAATGTATTAGCTGAGATAACATTAACATTGCTAACGTTACCACCTGAACCACTAGTAGTTAAATTACCAACAGTTGTATTACCGGTAACATTTAACGTGCCTGTGATGTTTGCACCGGTACCAGTTATAACTAATATGTTTGCATTACCTACAGCACTAATATTAACATTTCCATTACTTGATGGAATGTTAACATTACTATTACCATTACTGATATTACTTGTTGACCCGCTAGCTACAGTAGACCAAGACAGTATACCAGAACCATCTGTTTGTAAATATTGTCCATTAGAGCCACCGGTGATCCGAACATTACCCACTGGACCTAGTGCCACGTTACTTGCACCGGTTAAGTTAATAGTACCTGTACTTGTTAATCCAGTTAGTGTACCAACACTTGTTATATTTGGTTGTGAGGCAGTATATACAGTACCTGATATAAGTGCATTACCAACTTGTCCGGATATATTACCAGCTGGTAAATTTGTTAAGTTAGCACCACTACCGCTGAAATAGTTTGCTTGTGCAAGATTACCGAGATTAGCATTGAGCGAGGATAGGTTACCCGTAGCCGTCACGTTGTTGAACGTAAAGTTAGCACTTGCATTTACAAGATTTGGCTCGATTTTAGTAATTGACATGGTATCTTTTAATTATAAACACACATAGCGCACTATTTGTGACATATTTAATCTCCTATTATGTATTTAGTCAACGGATTTACACATTGATACAGTAAGTATGGGTTAGTTATTGTTATAATTTGTTTCCTTTATAATAAATGTGTTTACGATAATGAATACCCCGCGGCCGCTAGATAACGTCTAGCAGTACCTACACCAGTAACATTATTACCAACTACACCTGTGTTTGATACTAGATTAGTTACTGATAAATCACCACTGACGCCAGCTCCATATCCAAATATAGCTTTATCAGTACCATAACCTGCGGCTGCTAATCCCTGCCTAGCAGTACCAACACCTGTGACGTCTGTGGCCACAACGCCTGTATTTGATACTAGGTTGGTAATTGAAAGATTAGTTCCATTACTACCATAACCAAAAATAGCTTTATCTGTACCATAACCTGCGGCCGCAAGTGAGAATCTACCAGTACCAACACCTGCGGTATCAGTTGCTACTACACCAGTATTTGATACTAGGTTGGTTATTGTGGTATTTGATACACCAGAGCCTCCATATCCAAATATCGCTTTATCACCTCCATAACCTGCGGCTGCCAATTCACTTCTAGTAGTACCTACACCTGCCGTATCACTAGCAACTACACCCGTATTTGATACTAGATTGGTCATTGATCTTTTGGTAGTTGGTGAGAAAGTAGTTCCATAACCAAAGATAGCTTTATCACCACCATAGCCTGCTGCCGCTAGAAAACATCTAGCAGTACCTACACCTGCAGTGTCAGTAGCAACTACACCTGTGTTTGATACTAGATTGACCATATTTACCTGTCCTACGTCGGTGTCGCCATATCCAAATATAGCTTTATCACCACCATAACCTGCGGCTGCTAGACCTCGTCTAGCAGTACCTACACCTGCGGTATTTGTAGCGACTACACCCGTATTATTTACTAGATTGGTTATTGAATATCGTGTGCCAGACTGACTGCTGCCATAACCAAATATAGCTTTTGTAGTTCCAGTAATTGGTGAATCTGTTGTGATACTATTACTTGATGCACTTGGACTACTTGTTCCAATACTATTTGTAGCAGTTACGGTAAATGTATAACTTGTACTTGCCGCTAATCCAGTTACTGTAATAGTACCACTACCTGCTTGACTTAGTGTACCAGTGATACCAGTGGGACTACTTGTTGCTGTATAAGTTGTAATAGTCGCACCGCCATTACTTGCCGGTGCAGTAAATGCTACAGTAGCAGTTGTGGTGCCAGTTGCCGTAGCAGAACCAACAGTTGGTGCACCCGGTACTGTTGGTGGTTCAACTATATCTAATCCCCCACTAAATGATATTCCGCCTGTTATCGTTATTGACATTTACAATCCTTTTTATATGAGTAGTAAAATTTTTAAGTTCCTGAATAACCTGCGGCTGCTAATGCTGCTCTACCAGAGCCAACACCTGCAGTATCAGTAGATACAACACCGGTATTTGATACTTTGTTGGTCATTGATACATAAGCACCACCGTAACCATATCCAAATATAGCTTTATCACCACCGTAAGTTGCGGCTGCTAAACTAAATCTACCAGTACCAACTCCTGTAGTATCTGTAGCAACTACACCTGTGTTTGACACTAGGTTAGTCATTGATAGTGTAGAGAACCCGTATCCAAATATAGCTTTGTCTGTACCATATCCGGCTGCAGCCGGATTATTTCTAGCAGTACCAACACCTGCAACATCATTACCAACCACACCTGTATTTGATACTAAGTTGGTTATTGCTGTAATTGATCCACTATTTCCATATCCAAATATAGCTTTATCACCACCATATCTTGCGGCTGCTAATCCAGTTCTAGCAGTGCCTACACCTGCGGTATCTGTAGCGACAACTCCAGTATTTGATACTAGGTTGGTTATTGATGCATTACCAATATCGGGGGCGGCACCGTATCCAAAGATAGCTTTATCACCACCATAACCTGCAGCCGCAAGGCCTTGTCTAGCAGTACCAACACCAGCAGTATCAGTAGATACAACACCGGTATTTGATACTAGATTGGTTAATGAATAATAATTACTATTATTAGGCCAGAGTCCACCGTATCCATATCCAAATATGGCCTTGTCTATGCCGTATCCGGCGGCCGCTAAAAGTTTTCTAGGAGTACCAACACCAGCGGTATCTGTAGCAACTACACCTGTATTTGATACTTTGTTGGTTATTGCAGTATGATCACTGAAGGTTTCGCCATATCCAAAAATAGCTTTCTGGGTATAAATAATTGGTGAATCTGTTGTTATGCTATTGCTTGATGCACTTGGACTACTTGTTCCAATACTATTTGTTGCAGTAACAGTAAATGTATAACTTGTACTTGCTGTTAATCCAGTTACAGTAATAGTACCACTACCTGCTTGACTTAATGTACCAGTAATGCCACCGGGACTACTTGTTGCTGTATATGTTGTAATAGTAGCACCACCATTACTTGCTGGTGCAGTAAATGCAACTGTTGCTGTTGTTTCACCTGTTGCCGTAGCTGTACCAACTGTTGGAGCTCCTGGGGCAATTGCAACTACATTACTAGTGGCATTAGAATTAGCAGATGCATTACCGTAACTATTAGTACCAGTAACTACACATCTAATTGGATTGCCAATGTCGGCTTGAACTAATGTATAAGTGCTTGCCGTTGCAGAACCTATATTAGTGCCATTTCGTTGCCATTGATATGTAAATGTTATTGTAGGTGTGCCAGTCCATGTACCATTAGTAGTTGATAGAGTTGATCCAAAACTTGCTGTACCACTAACTACCGGTGCCACTGTATTAGCTGGTATAGTAAATGTTGTTATGCTATTGCTTGATGCACTTGCATTACCTGTACCTGCACTGTTTGTTGCCGTAACAGTAAATGTATAACTTGTACCAGATGTTAATCCAGTCATATTAATAGTACCACTACCTGCTTGACTTAGTGTACCGGTTATTCCGCCTGGACTACTTGTTGCTGTATATGTCGTAATAGTAGCACCGCCGTCTTCTGCAGGTGCGGTATATGCTACTGTGGCAGTTGTTAATCCGGTTGCTGTGGCAGTACCAATAGTTGGTGCGCCGGGTACAGATACTGCATATAATATATTGATACTTGCACTGGTGCCATCTAGATTAGTTAAAACAACACTATATGTTCCTACACTTTTAGGTGGACTATTAAAAGTCGCACTGGTAGAACTTACTCTAGTAACTGCTATTGATGTACCATCTACAGTTAAAGTAACACCAGTTTCAAAAAAAGAACCTGTTAACGTAATTGTTTGTCCACCTGCAGGTATTGCACTATTAAGACCACCTGAATACGTAATCTCATTAATATTAATTGATACGATAGAATTACTTGTAATAACTGTACCACCTACTACAATGGAGTCACTTAAATATATAGTAGGTAGTTGATTACTAGAACCACCTGTTTGAAAGTCTTGATAATTAGTTGCCATATATCTCCATTAAATTTGAGTTAGTAACCAGCCCTGTGAGTTGTTATAATAAACCATTGTTAAACCAGCACGTGGTGTAGTAATTACCATATCATTTGCACTACCCATAATATTTCCACCATTTCTACTAACAGTGATAGCATGTGTGTTCGCATTACCCGTACCATCAATAATACCAACAGTGTCACCTAAGTTACCACTTGCCGGTAAAGTCATTGTTAAGTTTGCACTACTTGTATTAACAATGTAAACGTTACCAGCTACCATAGTAGTATTAGCACTTACGCCTACATATGCTGAACCGCCTATTGTATTAATTGTAATTGGCGTGGCACTACCACCACTAGCGATTGTTTGCACTTCAATTACTGTTCCACTTGGTGGAGCTGAACTAAATGTTATCGTGGTGCCGGTTACAGTGTATGATGATTGATATTGACTAACACCGCCAATTGTAACACTTGTATATGCTTTGCTAGTTGGTGTTACACTTAATGTAAATGCTGTAGTAGTTCCGTCACCATTAAAAGAATCTACTGTTACAGTAGTAGTTGGCAATGGATTCCAACTTAATGATCCGCTGCCGTCTGTTCTAAGATAACTATTTGCATTGCCGCCGGTAATTGTAATATTACCAACTGCACCCAAATTAGTTGTACCGCTTACTGATAGACTTGTTAATGTGCCGAGGCTAGTAATGTTTGGTTGTGCAGAAGCAGTTACTGTATTTGCTGTGCCTGCAATTACTCCAGTTAGTAAACTACCATTACCTGTAAAATAATTTGCTGTTGCTAAATTACCTAAATTAGCATTAGCGACGGTTATGTTTCCAGTTACATTTAACGTGCCAACAATATTGGCACCTACATTGGTAATGGTCATTACATTAGCGTTACCAACTGCGCTAAATGTAATATTGCCGTTTGCGGTAGCAATACTTACATTACTATTGCCATTACTGATAGAGGAGCTGCCGCCTGATTGAGTAGTCCAACTTAAATTGCCCGTACCATCTGTTTGTAATATATACCCATTGGCACCGCCGGTAATTTTTACATTACTAGCGTTACCTAAATTTGCTGATGCTGTGACATTTATATTACCTGAAAACGTACTTGCCGAAACCGTACTATTACCTGCGTGTAATAAAATATTACCGGTAACAATACCGTTCTTTACGTTAAAGTATTTAAATGCCACAGTTCCATATTCCCTGTATATTAATTTTTATTTAGCTAACAAAAAAACAACGTGTTTAAAACACGTTGTTCTTATATTTATACGTTGATATAGCTTGCGACTATATTAACTTTTGCATTTGCACTATTTGATGTTGCATACAAGGTTACATTATTTGATAGCCCATTGATGTTAGCTGAGATATCGATAATGTCAGCAGATACATTGCTACATACGCTACCGTAAATTGTAATGTATGCAGTTGTACCATCATGTACCATTAACGCTTCTACTGATTGATATCCGTCATCGCCGCTAGCACTTACTACGTACTTAGCAGTTCTGAATGTGCCGGGCGCAAACTGATCAATAACTGTATTTGATGTTACAGAAACGTTACTACGATTAGTTGTTAACCCATTGTTTAAGCCAACGTAGTTGGCTGTCACGTTACCCGAAACAGTCAAGCCAGTTAGTGTTCCAACTGAAGTAATAGCTGGTTGTGCCGCTGTATATACTGTACCTGCAACTAATGCATTAGCTACTTGACCGGTAATATTACCTGCTGTAATATTGCTTAATTGACCACCATCACCACTAAAGAAGTTAGCAGTAGCTAAGTTACCTAAATTAGCGTTAGCGACAGTTAAGTTGCTAGTAGCAGATAGTGTACCTGTTATATTTGCACCAGTAGCAGTGAATATTGCAATATTTGCAACTCCACCCACTCCAACTGTTACATTGCCATTTGCAGTAGAAATATCAACATTAGATGTACCATTTGCTAGTGTATCGGTATCAACAGTAGCGAAAGATAATCCACCTGCACCATCTGTTCTTAAGTATTGACCAGTAGTGCCACCTGTAATATGTACATTACCAACTGCACCCAATGCAACATTACTTGTACCAGTTAAGTCAATTACACCTGTACTTGTTAATCCAGTTAATGTACCAACACTTGTAATATTACCTTGTATGGCTTGAGTTACATGTCCGGCTAAGTTAGCATTAGCAACATTACCTGTTACGTTTGCACCAGTTAAGCTAGTTAAGCTAGCACCGTTGCCTGCAATATTTGTAGCAGTTAATGTATTTGATGATTTATCAAATGTGAATGCTGCAGTAGCGCCAAATGATCCACCATCATTAAATTGAACTTGTGTATTAGTACCAGCAGTACCTGTACTACCTGCATTAACCCAAGATAAGTTTCCTGATCCATTAGTTCCCAAGATATAACCATTTGAACCACCAGTAATAATAACGTTACCGACAGGACCAAGATTACTTACACCGTTAACTGTTAAACCAGACAATGTACCTAAGCTAGTAATATTAGCTTGTGTAGCGGTTGTTAAGTTACCTGCAATAGTAGATGCAGATATGCCACCCGTCGTACTTAAATTACCTACACTAACATTACCACTGAATGTACCAGTTACTGCACCAACATCGTTTGTTGCAGAAAGATTATTTGCACTAATATTAGCTGTTGCAGATAAACTTGTACCAGTAGCTGCACCAATATTTGGTGTTACGAATGCCGCAGAGTCTGCAACTTTCAATGTATCTGCACTAATTTGAATTGTAGTTGTATCAACGTTAACGCTGAACGTAGTACCAGTTAATGTTAAGCCGTCTCCCGCAACATATTGTCCTGCACCAGAGAACTGACTGAATATAATATTAGTTGTACCAACTGTTACTGGACTGTTAGTTGTACATACCCAACCAGTATCGGCATATGATGTACCTTCTTCAACGAACGTGAATCCAGCTGGAATTTCACCGCTTGGGCTGCCTTGATCAAAGTCAGTTGCACGGGTTAGAACGAATGCTGTAGATCCATTACCTAATGTAGTTACAACGTAAATACCGTTTTGTGTTTGATTAGCTTGATTCTTAATTAATACGCGGTCGCCTTGAGCTAGAGTTGCGCCATCAATTGTTGGTAGTGCTCCGGACGCATCAGCAGTAAGAGTTGCACCTACACCAGAAGTACCGTTATTGTAAGTTACTGCAGGAAGAGCAGCGGCAGTAGCAGCCTTTACAGAAGCCTTTACATCAAGACCTTGTGCTACGCTATCTACATAACCTTTATTTGCCGCATCAGTGTCACCACTTGGAGTTGCAACTTGTGTAATACGCTTGTTACTTACATCTACTGTACCAGTACCAGTTGGAGTCAATACGACATTTGCATTACCTGTACCTGAATTTATAGTTAGATCAGCAGTGCCAACTGCAGTTAATGTGTTAGATATTAAGCTACCTGCTTGAAGCGCAGAAGTGATATTTGCATTACCAGCGGCAATATTAGCTGTTGTAGTAATATTACCAGGGGCAGTTAATACGCCATCTTGACCAAATGTCCATGTATTAGAAGTAGTGCCACTTGCACCTGTTTGTACAGTAACATTGCCACCACGTAATTGTTTTAAATCTGTTTGAGTTGTACCTAAAACTAATTGTGAACCATCACTTGTTCCACTAAATATTTGTCCAGTACCATCTGGATCTAATCTTACTTGACCACTTGGTAAGAACTCTGTAGTGTAACCGTTAGCGGTTAAACCTACGATACCAGTTGTTGCACTTAAATCAACTTTAACGGTGTAAGTACCAGCTTGAACTATACTAGGAGCATATACATTACCAGTAGTAATAAAATTACCACTAGTTGTATTACCAGTAACAAATAAATTTGTTAAGTTACCAACACTTGTAATACTAGGTTGAGCACTATCGGATACAGTAAGGGCTACGTTAGCTGTTCCGTGTAAGTTACCAATGAAATAATTTGCAGTAGCGGCATTACCTAAATTAGCATTACCTGATGTAAGATTACCAGAAATACCTAGTGTTCCTGTAACATTTGCACCAGAACTAGAAATTACTAATACGTTAGCTGATCCTGCGCTACTAAAGGATATATTACCATTATTGAGTACTTCAATGTTACTAGTACCATTAGACAATGATGCTGTACTAATCGTTACAAATGATAGTCCACCAGTACCGTTTGTAACTAGTACTTGCCCGTTGGTTCCACCTGTAATATGAACATTACCCACTGCGCCCAATGCAACATTACTTGCACCAGTTAAGTCAACTGCACCTGTACTTGTTAATCCAGTTAGTGTTCCAACTGAAGTAATAGCTGGTTGTGCCGCTGTATATACTGTACCTGCAACTAATGCATTAGCTACTTGACCAGTAACGTTACCACCAGTAATATTACTTAATGATGATCCATTACCAGTAAAGAAATTAGCATTTACGGTGTTTACAATACTAAGATTGCCTACACCAGTAAGATTGCTTGATGCCGCATCAAGAACTATATTACCTGTTGTAATACCTTGTTTTACATTAAAATATCTAGTAGTCATTTTTTATCCTTTAGTCTGCTACGTATGTGCCCAATAAATTAACAGTAGTATTAGCTATAGTCGAAGTTGCTAGTAATTGAACATTTCCGGAATTTATAGCTGTACCCAGTGATATAATATCTGTCCCGATTGTAGACAGACTACCATATATGGTTACATAACTATTTACTCCGTTATGAATTAATAGAACTTCAACAGCTTGATAACCATCATCACTGTTTACCCTCATAGTGTATTTAGCTGACCTGTATTTATTTACGGGAAAGCTATCCACTATTGTGTCATTTGTAATAGATATTGGGGTTCTATTACTAGATAAATCACTAACTTTTAAGTTTGTTATAGTAGCAAGACTAGCTACAACTAAATTACCGTTTGTACTGATGTTATTTGCTACTAAATTACCCCTAACAGTTGTATTTCCAGTCGTACTACCAACAGTTACATTAGCTGATAGACCTAAATTTACATTGGTTAAAGTTGTTGAAAATATATTAGCACTGGTTCCGTTAACACTAAGTTCACCTGTACTTAATATCAAGTTTCCTGCAGTAGAAGTTAGATTTCCTAATGCAGTTATAACATTTGCAGACAATGTTTCTGTAAGATAGTCATATGTAAAGTTTGCACTACCAGCAAACGTACCGTTATTGTTATATTGAACCTGCGTATTTGTGCCACCAACACCCTGTGATCCAGCATCTACCCAAGCTAGATTGCCTGTACCATCAGTTCCTAGAACGTAATTAGCAGTACCACCTGTAATACGAACATTACCCACGTCACCTAAGTTACTTATACCAGATATAGCGAGAGATGTACCACTTAAGTGGTTTGCGTAAATGTTACCATTAGCATCACGTAGAACTATAGTATTTCCGGATACTTCTACATTTGCACTAATAAATCCGCTTGAAATATCTATCCAAGCATATGTTGCCCCGTCGTACACATATTTGTAAATTCTGTCATTTAACTCGTCATACCACTCGTCACCTGCAATTGGATTGATAGGTATTGCACTGGCGCTAGTGTATGTTGGAACATCTTTTCCGTCACGTGTAATAGAATCAGCAACTTCTAATGTTCCTGTAATAGTAGCAGTATTTGTAGTACTATTAAACTGGAATGAGTTACTAGCATTAATCATACCAGAATCATTGAAGATAATACTAGTATTGTAGCCCGGGCTCGTTAAATTACCATCAAAATTACCAAAGAAATTGTCTGCAGTAACGTTTGCTAGTGTGATAGTAACGTTACCAACAGTGATATTTGTAGCAGTAACGTCTCCTAAATCTGATAGACCAGTAACATCTAGACTAGTTAGTACACCTAAACTATTGATATTTGGCTGAGAAGCATCAACAACTATATTTGCATATGTTGATGTAGTAGAGATATTTGCAATGTTTGCATATTCTGCAGAGTTTGCTGAAGCAACTATACCTGATACATTTGAACCAGTCAAATTACTTAAGTAACCGCCGTCTCCTAAGAAATATACGGCTGCTACGTTACCACCAAACTCACCTATGTTAGCAGTAATATTTCCAGTTATATCTAGTGATACTAATGTGCCAACTGAAGTAATATTAGGTTGACTAGATGCAGTAACGTTTACTGCGACAGTAGCTGTATTTGCAGTTATTGCATTAAGTGCTGTTTGTGCTGTTACCGCGTTGCCTGCATAATTAGAATAGTTAGCAGATGCTACCCAACCAGTAATTACTGATCCTTGAATATTTGATATAAATGATCCATCACCTACCAAATAGTTAGCAACAACTACATTACCGGCATCAATATTACCAGCAACTATGTTTCCAGAAACTAACAATTCAGTTAAAACGCCAACACTAGTAATATTAGATTGTTCAGCATTGGTAACAGTAGTTGCTACTAATGCTGTTTCTGCTATTACTGCATTACCTGCATAGTTAGCGTAGTTGGCAAATTCACCAGTAGGGACATTAGATAGTAGGCCGCCATCACCAATGAAGAAATTAGCTCTTGCAACGTTACCAAAGTCACCATTACCTGAAGTAATATTACCAATAACAACTAAGCTTGTCAAGTTACCTACACTAGTAATGTTAGGTTGTGCGCTATCGTTGACTGTATTGGCAGCATTAGTAATTCCTGCATAGGTAGCATAATTTGCATTAGCAACAGTACCTATAATATTAGTAGATTGAACATTACTAATATTTCCACCATCACCATTAAAGAAGTTTGCACTAGCACTGTTACCCAATACAGCATCAAATGATGTTAGCATCCCAGCTACTGACAATGATGTTAGTAAACCAACACTTGTAATATTTGGTTGTGCGCTAGCTATTACTGTATTGGCAACATTGGCTGTCTCTGCTGTAAAGGTTACACCTGCAAATGATGCATAATTTGCATTTGCTACTTCAGTAATATTACTACCATTAAGATCGGTCAATAAACTACCGTCGCCTGCAAAGTAATTTGCAACAACTAAGTTACCTAAGTTGGCATTACCTCCTGAAATATTTCCGGTTACTGTCAAATTAGACAATGAACCAATAGTTGTAATGTTTGGTTGACTTGATGAGGTCAAAGTACCTTGCAAGAATGATGCTATTACAAGATTACCTAAACTTGCATTGGCTGCAGTAATATTACCCGTAACATCTAGTGCAGATAGTGTACCTACAGCAGTGATGTTAGGTTGTAAACCTTCTGTTACTGTACCTGCTGTTGTAGCAGATCCGGTTAAATTACCAGTAATGTTAGATGCAATGATATTATTAGCTAAGACAAAATTAGCATTGATATTTCCACTTACGGTAAGTTCGCTATTAGCCGATTGAAATGTGAAACCAGGTGACGTACCAATGTTACCGTCATTGTTGTATAAGATTTCAGTATTATCACCCGGAATAACAATGTTACCAGTGATGTTACCGTTAAAGTTACCAATAAAATTCTGTGCTCTAATGTTACCTAGTTGTTGGACAGCCACTACGTCATCAGAAATCAACACGTTACTAGCAATTAAAAACTCTGCATTGCTATTGTCCCATCCCATAAACCCACTTACCGGTGCAATATCATAATAATGTAATAGTGTTCCACGATCTTTACCGTCATTGGTTGTTAGTGGAGAACCATTTGCTCCGCCACCTAATTGAATGATTGGGTCTTGAACTTGCAATGAGTTAACATTGATATAAGTTACATTACCACTTACTGATAAGTTACCAATAACGTTTACGTCTTGTGCTTGTAGTGTGTTATCTACTGTTAAATTATTTGAGCTAGCATTACCCGATACTATTAATGATGTTAGATTACCAAGACTTGTAATGTTAGGTTGTGCGCTATTGTTGACTGTATTGGCTACTGAAGCTGTGCTTACTGTACCAACAATACTATTTGCTTGTACGTTAGAAATGTTTCCGGCTTCACCATACAGATGAGAAGCATTAATGTAATCTGCACTAACATTACCGGTAACATTTAAACTAATCAATGTGCCAACACGTGTAATATTAAGTTGTTCATTATCAATAACAGTATTAGCAGTAGATGCTGTTGTTGCATTACCTGCGTAGCTAGCGTAATTAGCATTGGCTACTTCACTTACATTAGACCCATTAATATCTGATAAGTTTGATCCATCACCAAAGAAATAGTTTGCATGTACTGTGTCTGCCTCTACGTCTGTATCAACAGTTAAGTTTGCTAAAATACCTACATTTGTAATATTTGGTTGTGAGCTAGCAGTAACTGTAGTTGCAGTGGTAGCTGTTTCAGCGTTGCCGGCATATGCCGCGTAATTTGCATTAGAAACTATACCAACAATATTTGCTGATGGAACGTTTGATACGTTCCCCACATCACCAAATACATAAGTTGCATTAATTATGTTAGCAGTTATATTACCAGTTACTGTTAAGTCTGTTAGTGTACCAACTGATGTAATATTTGGTTGACTTGCTGTTGTTACAATACCGGCAGTAGTTGCAAATCCTGCAGTTGTAGAGTAGTTTGCATTAGCTACTTCACCTATAATAGATGAACCTAGCACGTTACTTATATTACTACCGTCACCTACAAAGTAATTAGCATTAACAATGTTTGCAAAAGTGTTTCCGGCAATAGACAACTCAACAAGAGTACCGACTGTTGTAATATTTGGCTGTGCATTATCAAGTACTGTATTTGCAGTAAGTGCAATTTCAGTAGTACCGGCGTATGTTGCATAGTTTGCATTAGCTACTTCACTAATATTACTACCGTTAAGGTTAGCTAATAGACTACCATCACCTGAAAAGTATGAGGCACTAGCTATATTACCTAAATTAGCATTACCGGACGAAATGTTACCATTAACCGTGAATACATTTGTATCTTTATCAAATGTAAAATTAGTACTATAACCAATTACACCGTCATTATTAAACAATACTCTAGTGTTACCTGAACCTAAATTAATATTACCTGCAAAGTTACCATAGTAAGTGTTAGCATAAACTTCATTTACGTTGATAGTATTGGCATTAGCAATATTAGTTATTAGTGTACCGGATACATTGGCATTAGTTAGATTACCAACACTTGTAATGTTAGGTTGAGAGCTTGCAGTAACTGTTTCTGCTACTAGCGCATTACCTGAATATTCAGAATAATTTGCATAATTTACTGTACCGTTAATATTTGATGCAGGGATATTAGACAATCCATAAGCATCACCGATGAATACACCAGCATGTACATTGCCATAAGTATGAACTGTTACAGTATTATCAACTAAACTACCGTTACTAACAAAAGCAAATTCACCTGCTAAGTTTTTCCAGCCCATAAACGCATCAACTGGAGCATCTACCGCATCGCTATAGTAATGTAATACTTGTCCTCTATCAAAACCATCGTTAGACGGTAGAGGAACACCGTTAGCTAATCCACCTTGTTCAATGATTGGGTCTTGTATAATTAATGATGTTACATCCGCGTATATAGCACTACCGTAAACAATTAAGTTACCAACAATAGTTGCATCACCTGCCACATATAGAGTAGAGTTTGATACAACACTATTAGATTGTAAAATATTTGCTGTTACATTTGCTAAATTTGATGTACCTAAAACAACTAAACCACCTAAATCACCAACCGAAGTAATGTTTGGTTGACTTGAACCTGTTACAGTAATTGCATTATTGGCTAAGTTCGCTAAGTTAGCATCAAGAGTATATAGTGAGTATGTTGCATAGTTTGCATTTGATACTTCACTTACGTTTGCTCCATTGATGTTTGCTAAGTTTGATCCGTCACCGGTAAAAAATGTTGCAACCACATTAGTTGCATTTACAGTAGTAACGTTAGCTATGTTACCTATTAACACATTAGTAGTAACTTGAGTGGTTACATTTACATTAGTAGAATTTACAGTGGTAAAATTTCCTATATTAGCAATTATAAGATTGGTATTAATCTGATTATTTGCAATTATTGTATTTGTTGTAATATTATTGCTAACTGCTAAATCAGTTAACGTACCAATAGTTGTAATAGTTGGTTGATATGAGTCTGTTACTGTTGCGGCAGTATTAGATGTGTCTGCATAACCAGCATAATTAGCATTAATTGCATTAATTGCATCACCTGCATAATTTGCATAGTTTGCATAGTTTGATGTATTAGCGTTTTGTGCAAAATCAACTTCACCCGCATATGTACTATAATTTGAAAAATTTGCATATAATGCGTTACTAACGATACCTGTAATATTAATAGCAGTTAAGTTGGTTAAATTACTACCATCACCTGCAAAGTAGTTAGAATTTAATGTTTCAGAATCAGGTTCAAACGTGAAATTTGCATTAGTAGAAAACTGTCCATTTAGATTGAACTGTACTTCATAATTTGCACCTGCCGCACCTGCATCATTAGTTGCCCAAATTAAGTTACCATTACCATCAGTTGTTAATACATATCCGTCACTACCACCTGTAATAACAACGTTACTTACACTTCCCAAATTAGCAGAAGTTACGGTAATAACATCAGTAGTAATAGTATTACCTGTTAGAGTAGTATTACCAACGTTAACTGTACCGTTAATATTAACACCAGTATCGGTTACTGTAAGTATATTGGCATTGCCGTTAACACTCATTGTAACGTTTCCACTAACCCCTACAATGTCAACATTACTTGTGCCATTTGCAATACTAGAAACAGCTATGTCACCTGCAATTAATGTACCAGAAACCGTTAAATTATTTACTGTAGTATTACCAGTGACATCAAGATAACCCTGTACATTGGCCCCCGTACTAGTTACAGTCATGATATTAGCATTACCTGCTACTGACATTGTAATATTGCTATTTGATGTTGCAATGTTTACATTACTATTACCGTTATTAATAGCAGATGTATCTATAGTTTCCCATGACAGGTTACCTGAACCATCTGTTTTTAAGTATTGACCATTACTGCCACCAGTAATTATTACATTACTTATAGGTCCTAAATTACTTAATCCAGTTGTGGTTAAAGTATGAGCGGTAACATTACCTTCCGCATCAATAACATCAATAGATGCATCTTCACCTACTGAAAGTCCTGCAACTGTATTAAACTTTTTTATTGCCATATAATCTTCTTGTTATGTGGCTCTTATATTGTTCTGTACTGTGTTGTCCATACAGTTGAATTACTGCTTGTAGGTGTAACCACTAGTTCAATATTACCACTATTCCAAATCACTTTTATTGCTCCTGGTGAGCTACCTTTATAAACAGTACCATAACTAGAGAAATCAACATCACTATCATCATGTACTGCTTGTAAGGTAGCTACACAGTATTTAGCCCCTGCTACTTCTACCCCTTTTACAAAAAATTCAACTCCCCTGCATGTTAGTGGATTTAGTCTAACAATTGCCTGATCAGCTGTAGTTGATGTGGTAGTAAGTGTTTTCCACTGTATGTCAGTTGATCCTAAAGTTACACCATTGTTAGATGTTAGAGTATTTGCAGTTAAATTTGCTGTGACAGTAAGTGACCCAAGAAGGTTAGCACCAGTAGTTGATATTACTAATACATTTGCATTACCATTAATAGTAGTAGCAACATTGCCATTTTCAAATACAAAAACGTTACTACTACCATTGTTAATCTTATGAACTTCTACAGTAGTTAAAGAAAGCACTCCATTACCGTTAGTAGATATATATTGACCATTAGTACCATCTATTGTCGGGTATGATAGGTTACTTGCTACTAACGTTTTGATGTTAGCGGTTGTATAGATATTAGTGTTACCTGCAACATCTAAGTTTAGCAGATTACCAAGAGATGTAATATTATTTTGTGCTGACGTTAATACTGTACCTTCTAGATTACCAATAAAAGTATTACCTTGAACATTACCATATGTTCCTATTGTCACTACTCCTGATGATACTGTTGCTTCGCTTGCAAATGAAAATTGTTTTATACCTGATTGCCAACCTATAAACTGATTGACCGGGCCTGATGGAGATAAGTCATAGTTATGTAAAAATAAACCTCTATCTAAACCATCATATGCACTGGAGTTGCCGCCGTTAGCAGCACCTCCTAAATTAATAATAGGATCAGTTACATTTAATTCTGATACATTAATATAAGTTGTATTACCGCTTACAGATAGATTACCTACAATAGTAAGGTCTTGTTCCATAAGTACATTACCATTAAATAAACCCACGTTAGCGGTTAATTGTGCAGTAGCTTCAATATTAGCAGTAGTGAAGGTGTCATCGTTTGTAGAACTAATAGTAGTATTACCTAAAATAATACTATTACCGGACAAATATAAATCTTTCCATCGATGGGTAGCATTACCTAAATCATAAGTAACATCAATTGATGGTATTAGATTTGTATACACAAATCCATTGACACCCAAATTATTAAATAAAGAGTTACCCGTTACTTCTAACGCACCTACATTAGCTAAATTAGTTATCCTAAGATTGTTACCATATATATTACCATTAGCATTTATATCACCGGGAGTAGAAATATTTCCACCACTAAGATTACCTGTTGCACTAATAGCACCAAGTGATATTAAATTGCCTACGTTAGCATCACCACTAATATTTAATGTGTTTCCTGACAATCCGTTTCCAGATATATTACCTGTAGCACTAATGGCATCTACATCTAGATTACCAAAGGTAGATTCACCATTAACAATAAAGTTGCCACCTAATATAATATCGGTCTGAACATCAAGTGAGTTTGGTACTACTACATAGCCTGTACCGTTTGGTTCTAAAATTAAATTACCGTTGAGATCAATAGTAGAAATTGTGTTGTTATTGATATTAATGTTACCTAGATTAACATTACTAGGGCTAAAATTGTTAATACCTTTTGGGCCGATGTATCTATAACCTACAATGTATAAAACTTTACTTGCTGTAAGTGCCGAAGGGATAGTTTCACCAATAAAGTTTAATACACCTGATGTATAGTTAAAGTAAAATTGACCATTACCACCTGAACCTGCAGCAAAAATTTGTGTACCAGTAGCTACTGGATTAGCCGCATTAGCATTGTCTACATAAACACTTACGTTATATGTTGCACCAAACTCTGCTGGAATCCAATCGGTTAAATTTGTTTTCCAAGTAGGGTATACTCCACCTACTGGTACTGTTGTTGTATCCGCTGTAGTTTGTATTGCACTTGATCCGGTATATGCTTGAACTAGCCCTGCTGTATCTGCAGCCGTGCCTGGAATAGAACTAGAATTCAACCAAATTGTATCTCCTCGCATTAATAGCGGGCTAGGAATTGATTCGTTACTAGGACTCTTATTAGTTGACGTGTCGGTTTTTGTTACTCCAAACGCCTGTTTATATAGTAAGTCAACGATTTGTGCTTGTGATACGGCCATAATTAGTTACTCGCAGTCTGTAATGAAAGGGCTGATACTGTTTGCCCGGTTGTTAATTTTATTCTAACATAAATCTCATTGGTTGCAGTACCTGAACTAGATACAGTACCAAACGTTGCTGTTATTGCTTTATTTGTTTGTGCTGAATTTAATGGTGCAACACCACCTAGAGCTGCCCCATTACTTCCGTTACCCCCTGAACCTGCTCCTGGTTGACCAGCACCTGCATATGCAGTACTTAAATCTAACCAGCCATTAAGTGTAGATGAGGTATCGATACCACTACCAGGCAATGCTACCCAGAGTCCTGCTATAGTGCCAGTCCATTTAATATCAAACTTAGAAACTGATGTTCTAATAAACTTGAATGTAAAATATTGTGCCGTACTACGACCTGTACTTAGATTAGGTCCAGCAGGTAAATAACCACTAGCATAATTTGTTTGGTCATGTTTAAGTGAGGCAGCTACTATAGTAGCATCATAAGTTTGTAGTGTACTTGATTGACTATTAAATGCCGTTGCATTAGCAGAGTATACTGGTGTATCTGTACTACCTGGATTTATAATTCTAAAAGCTAATCCAGAACCTGATCCAATAGTAGAACCAATTACTACGTTTGCTTCTTCCATCGTACTAGCAGTACCTGTCTTATAAAGAACAACTGATCCCGGATTAAATGTTTGAGTTCCTGTATTATAACTGTTTAATACACTTACAGAAGGACCACTTGAGCTTGAACTAAATCCTGATATAATAGTAGATGTTGTACTAACAGAAGCATTACCACTAGCCACATATAAATCTTTAGCTAGAGGTGTTGATATACCTGCATCTGAATATGTTTTACTTGTTGGTGCTCCAAATGCTCCGGATGCTGAACCTGTTACAAACGTATCGCTTGTTGGATACATGTCACCGCTTAGTTTATTAACATCAAATGTAATAGCAAACTGATTTGTACTGTTATAGTGAGGTACAGTACTAGAATATGTGTAGCTTGGTGATACAGGCGCTGTTATTGCAACATTACTGAACGTTGGTGTGCCTGGTACACTTGCATCATAATACCATGATGGTGTATTTGTATTACCGGCTGCGCTGTCAGTAATAGAAACTTCATTCCAACCCTGTGTAACAGTACCTGATGCGTTAGCAGAGAAAACACTCCAAAAACCAGCTGCAATATTTGCATTTGCATTACGATAATCATAATTATTAAATATAGTCAAGTTACCAATTGTACCATTGCCGTTTAAATTAGCAGTAAGTGTTCGAACACCCGCATTAGCACCGTTCAATTTAACAATAATATTACCTGAATCTCCTGGACCAGCATTAGTTATATTGTTGGTTGAGTAAGTAGATACTCTACGTACAGTTGTTACAGTTGTTCCACCTGATACACTTTTGTTTGCGCCAGGTGTATTATCTGTTTGTACAAAGTTAGCCATACGATAAGTTGATAAACTAGCAACTGATAGTGTTTGACTTGCAGGGAATGCAGGGGGTGAAGGTGGAACAAGCTTACCTAAAATTTCATTTAATTGTGCTATACCATTTGTTACTGTAGTTGCTGTTGTCATTGATAATGCGTTACTTGTTAAATTACCTAGTGTAGCATTACCTAATTGAATGCCAGTTGCGCCACCTGATGTGTCTGCAATTACTACTATACCATCACCATTTGGATCTAATGTTAAGTTAGCGTTACTTCCCGTAGTGATGTTTGCAATTGAAAGATTACCAAAAAGTTCTGTACCGGTTTCCAAAAATTTTGCAACGTTAGTTGTGCCATTAACCGATACAGTAACATTAGATGCATCTACTACAACGTTACTACTACCTTGAAAGATAGTGTTAGATACCAAACCAGTTAAAGAACTACCATTACCTATAAAATAATTTGCAGTAACATTCCCATTAGCAGTAAGAATATCAACATTAGCTGTACCAGTAAGATTTAAATTTGCGGCACCTATTGAATTTGAAACAGTTAATGCGTCAGTTTTAATGTCACCATTAGAAGCAAAACCAACTGTCAGTGTACCTGAAGTATATGAAAAAGCAGAACTAGCACCAAAATCATTATTACTATTGTATTGAATTTCGCCATTACCACCGGCTGCCTGTTGAAAGTCAACTGGATTGCCGTTAGCATAAAGGTAATTGTCAGTTAAAATACCATATGTAGATATATTACCTGTTAGATTAGCGGTAGTTGTTGTAACGTTACCGTTTGCATCTATGATGAGTGTTGGGTTTTCTCCTACTGAGAAACCACCAACTGAGTTAAAGGGTCTAATTGCCATTTCTTGTTTCCTTATTCTTTATAACTTGTAGTCATTATTCTGTAATTGACAAGAGTACTTGGTACAGGTGTCACGGTTAATGTAACATCATTATTTGCAGAATCATACTGCACTCTGAAGTCACCTACTCCCGGGCCTAATTGAGGTACATCAATTGTACCATATTCAAAGTATCCAACTTCTGTACCCAAAACGCTTGCAAATAGCTTACTAGTTTGTCTATTGTTACCTATTGCGTCAGTAGCAATAATAGTATAGTCAATACTTGATATGGTATCAGCTTGAGTTCTATGTAAAACTTGATTAGCTCCATTACTTGAACTTGTAGCAAATATAACACGTGATGTACAGAACTCTAACGGACCATATCCCATTGTTATACTATTGGCAATTAAATCACCATCTATTGCTAAAAGCTTTGTTGCACTGTTAAATGTGAATGCCGCATCTGCTCCTGCACTACCTTGATTATTATATAATACTTCAGTGTTGCTGCCAGGCACTACAATGTTAGCGGTTATATTACCTGCTATTGAATTAGCAAAAATACTATTAACTATTAACGTACCACCGATATTTGCATTGGTACTAATGTTTAATGTATTACCTACAATATTATTGCCCGTGATGTTACCGTTACTGTCAATGACAGGTACGGGCGGTATTCCTATTGTGTATCCGCCAACTGAGTTAAATGGGTCTGCTGCCATGGATGTTCCAAATATTTCTTATTGAGTATTTATCATTTTTAACGAAATGCGATTTTTGGCATCCAAAAAAAAAGCACTCATAAAAGTTCTTTAATGTCTTCCTATCACGTTAAGATATTGCATTCATCTTATTTTTGCTAGTTTTACTGATTTAAATATTGTTACCCACATATAACCAATATCAAACTCAAACCATCTACGACTGAGTTTAGGACTTGCTGGATCTAAGTGATGATTGTTATGTAATTCTTCTCCACCTATGATAATTCCCCACGGACTAATGTTACGACTGTGATCTTTAGTTTCACCGTTACGATAACCTACCCAATGTCCAACTCCATTGATTACACCGGCAGCCCAGAATGGAATCCATATCATTTGTATAACCCAGATTAGTAATCCCCAATAAGAAAAACAAAGTAAGTTTATTAATAATAACAAAACAATTCCTAGACGACTATGTTTACTGTATACATTTTGTTCCATCCAATCATCAGGTGTACCAACACCATACTGTTTAATCATTTCAGTATCTTTACTTGCAGAGTGATAGAGTGATGCACCTTTGAATAATACGTTATAGATCCCATACACATGCGGAGTATGAGGATCACCTTCAATGTCACTATATCTGTGATGTTTGCGATGTATAGCCACCCATTGTTTTGTAACCATTCCGGTTGTTAACCACAGCCATAGTCTCATAAAGTGACTTAATATAGTATTAAATTCGATGGATTTATGTGCTTGACCTCTATGTAAGAATAGGGTAACACATACAATAGTGATGTGTGTAACTATTAAAGTGTATAATATTTCGTTCATTAGATATTTAACCCAAAAAAACATAGTCTACTAGCTAGATATTACTATATGTGTAAGAGATTTTATCCAACAAAAAAGCACTCCTAAGAGTGCTTCAATGTCTTCCCATCCCATTGAGATATTGTATTTATTCTATCTTACGCTTTTTGCCACCTAGTTGCCAACCATCATTGAGATATTGTTGTAGTACATCTTTCTTTACTTTCTTCTCAACATTGTCTTTGTTGATACTTATATTACCAAGAACGGCATTGGCTACGTTTGCTCCATGTGTCTTTACTTTTGCTACACCTTTTTGTGTTATGGAACGCTTTAGTTTTTCTTCTTCACTCATAGGACCTTTTAGTTTACCTTTAAGTGCTAACGATATATTCTGTTTGGCTTGTTCGCTTCTTTTAGTACCAGTAACTGTAGCTACTCGGTCCGCAATCCATTTAGTTTTTGTTTCAGGTGACATTTGTTTTCTATTTTTTGTTCTTTCACGTTGTTTTTCTAATTCTTCACCCTTTAATTTTCTACCTTTATTCCAAGCAGGCCTGCCCTTCATTCTTTTACTGTGATTCTCTGCGTGTTCTATTCTATAATTTTCATATACTCTTGCTGTGATTTTTGTATGGTATCTTTGTTGATATCTATTCTCTGCTTTCATTCCATTGAGTGCATATAGCATTTTACTTCTATCTTCACCTTCTGTCATTTTAATCAGTAACCAATGACATATGAAATGTTCTCTTGCTGTAAGTTCTACTAGATTTTCTTTGTCATTGCTACCTCCCATTGATTGGGGGATAACATGATGTAGTTCAGTATATCCTTCAGTAATGCGTTGCTTGGCATTAGAAGTTATCTTATGATAGAGTTTGGAATATTTGTTTATTAGCATAATAGTATTTATGTAAAATCTCACGTTCCACTAATTTTGTACACAAAAAAGGGCACTTTCGTGCCCCTTTTGTTGAAAACTACATAAAGTAGCTCTCGTAAGTGATTGATTTCACTGAAAAGTTAAATTGCTGACCGCAATTTCCCCTAGATAATCAGCCGCATTACCAAATGATGATGCTGTGTTTGTTAACTCAACATAACCATAACGAGTCATGAAACTAACTACTGGTTCGAATGTACTAGGATCTAGAACAACACCAGAACTCATCAATGGGATGTATGGGCAATAGAATGCCGCTGCATCTGTCTCAGATGAACCTTTGTAACCAACTAATACTGGTTGTGTGTCTTGTGCATAGCTGTTAACAAAAACACGCATAGCACCGTTCAATGTACCAACGAACTTAGTGTTAGTTGGAGCTTCGAATGTACCTTCTGTAGTACGAGCAAATGCAGAAGTAGTTGCAGATTGCAATACTGTTAATGCAGCTGGAGATACAACAGCCCAGTTACCTGCGCCACGACGTGTACGTTGGGCGATCAAGTTAGCAACACGATTGATAAGAACGGCTAGGGCAGCGTGTTCGTCACCAACAAATGTAGCTGTACCAGATACAGTAGCTTGGTTAAATGTAAATTCAGTTGTAGCCAATGAAGATAGGCTTAAAAGAATTTCTTGGTCAATCTCAGCAGTAATCTCTTGTGCAAGAGCTGCCATGATTTCTGCTTCAACGTCAATACCATGTTGAGACTGAGCATCTTGTGCTGCCTCAAATGTCCAACGTGCTTGCAACTTACGTGATTTAGCTTCAACAGCTTGACGCAAGATTTGTACGCTGATTTGCTTACCGCCGTTACCTTCTAAGGCAGCAGTATCATTAGCTGTATAAGAGCTAGTTGATGATGTACCGTAAGGTGTGCGTGAATAAGCTTCAGCAATCTTGAATGGGCTTAATGCCTCTTCACCTGCTGAAACACTTGTACCTGCTGCACTGTTGTCTGTTAAAGACTGAGCATAGCGAACACGTAGAGTGTGAATTTGACCTACTGGACCCGTCATTGGCTGAACGCCTACCAACTCGTTAGCGATAACTGTTGGCATTACACGACGGATAACTGGTAGAATCACACGGTTTAATGTAGCGATATTACCTGCTGTAGTCGTACCAGCTGATGACTCAGATAGTAGTGACTTCTTAGTGTTTTCTAAAATAACACTCATTGTTGAGCGGCGAGTACCTTTAAGACCTTCGAGTAGGGCTTCTTTGGTCTCGTCCCAACGGCTTTCTAATAGAACTTGTGACATTTATATTTCTCCTAAATTATGTCTTTAAAATTAAAGCCCTGCCAAACGTTTAATGTCTATAACGTTGTCACGTACTTCGACTTCAACATATTGTTTTACGGCAGCTTTATCCCCAGTCATAGCTTTTACACTCTCTGACAGAACAGGCTTTTTCACCTCTTTCTTCTCAGTAATGTTTTGAAGCACTGCTGGTAGATACTTATCGAAAGCGGCCTGTAGACGAGGCGTTTGGACGCTTTCTAGTAAGTCTTTCATTACCTTTGCTTTTTCCTCATTTAGAGTTCCTAGCAATTCATCCATAGCTTTTTGACGGCTATTAGATTCTTTGATAATTTTGACTTCACGTTCTTTTGATTCAATCAACTTTTTAGCTTGACTGATTGTTTTGATGGATTCGGCAATTTGCTGATCCTTTTGCGTTAATGCAGACATTAACTTACGTGTTTCTGCTTTCTCATTTAAATGAGTAACAGAGAACTCGCTTGCAAAAGATTCAAAAATCTTACGACCAAAATCGTTTTCACGTGCGGTCTTAATATCTTCTTTCAATTGTCCTAATTCACTCTTGAGATGTTTAGCTACAGATTCGTTCATTCTCTTAGCACTTTCAGCAACAAAACGTGCTTTCAATGTTTCGAGTTGTTTACGACCTTCAGCAACTAACTTAACCTTTGCTTCAACTACAGCTTGTTTGTCTTGTGAGAATTCTTTGATTTCACGTGCTAAAGCATGAACAATAAATTGCTCTAACTTTTGCTGACTCTCTAGTTGAAGTTTGCGTTCTGCACGTAGTTCTTTAATTTCTTCGGATAGTTTAGTAACCATAAAATTATTGAACTTGGCTGCGTTTTCACTTAGCTTTTGTTTTGCTTTTACGCGGTCTTCATTCATTGCTTGTCTTTCAGCTTGAAATTCTTCAATTTCAGTTGATAGACCATCTGTAACCATCTTATCAAGGGCTTCCACCATTACGGACTTATCGTGTTCATAACGCTGTGCAAATTCCTCGCGGAGCTCTGCACGTACTTGTTCGCGGGCTTCATTTAACTTAGACTCCCAAGCTTCGTTTAAAGCTTGACCAGTTTCATCATTAATTAGACCACTTTCAAGTAATGGTTTGATAGCATCAAACATGCTTATTCCCCTTTATTTGATTTTGAGATCCTTGATGAGGCGCATTACTTCCTCTTTCAAGTATCTCTGTACTTTACTGTCGTTTTGTGCATCTTTTGCAATATCCAACATTCTATGACCATGACGCATATTCATCATGCCTTCATAAATTGCTTTAGGGTATGCATTTGGTGCACTTGGCTGTGCGACAATATCCACAGTGACTATTTCAAAGTCACTAACCTTTCCACTTGCGTCATCAACGTTACCGCTGCCTCTGCTTGAAACACCTAATTTTACACCACTACTTAACATGGTAGAAACAAGTTCTCCCATTGGAGTAGGTAAAATCTTTAGTTTTCCGAATCCATTTGGTCCATCCATCCACATATTAGTAATCATATGTGATACACGATCCAAATTGATTTTTAAATCATCCGGGTGATCTACTTCACCTAATACAGAATGTCCTTCAGTAATCTGCTCGTTTAGAGTTCCGACGGCTGCTTCAATTTCGGGAACAGGATACACACGCTCATTAGCGTTGCGTACCCCACCCTGGATGAAGATCCCCTTCATATAAAGGGACTTCTTATCACCATCTTCCTTAACACTCTCCACGACCATATTTGCTCGGTCGAATGTTAAGTTCTCTCTAAGATACAAAGCCATTATCTCAGGTATCCTTACTTCTTAATAATCTTCTTAACAGACTTTTTAGATTCTGCTACTGGGCTTCTCTTGTCTGCACCGTCATCACCATGCTTTGGCTTTGGAGCTGCTTCTAAATCAGCTTTCTTACCACCGGGAGCATTTTTGAATTGACCTGCACCTTTAACATCTTTAGTAGCTGGGTTCAATAGTCCACCTTGTGTACCACCTTTACCACCATCACCAGATGTGAAGTTTACAGCTTTAGCGCCATTACCAGAAATCTTAGTACCACCGCTTACTGGGCTCTTTGGTTGAGCACCATTGTCACCGTGTGTTACAGAAACTTTCTGTAATTGTACAGCTTCCATCATAGCGGCTTCTTCGTCTTCGTCGTCCATGTCGTCCATGCCTTCTTCGTCGTCCATGTCGTCCATGCCTTCTTCGTCACCGCCAAATTCGTCACCGTCTTCGTCGCCCATCATTTCTTCGAATTCAGCCATCAATTCATCAAGCTTGTCTTCTAAGTCAACAACGCGGTCTTCTAAAGACTCTTCGCCCATATCACCTTCGTCACCGAATTCTTCTTCACCGCCGAATTCTTCTTCGTCTTCGACCATGCCTTCTTCTTCGACACCGATTTCATCTAGTAAGCTTTCGACTGTGTCCATGCTTCCGCCGCCCATCTCGTCAAGACCTTCTTCGAGGTCTTCTTCACCCTCTTCTAGTTCTTCGTCTTTTGCTTCTTCGAGGTCTTCTTCAGCCTCTTCGTACATCATTGATTCATAAATCTCGCGGCTTTTCTCAACTACGATATCGTGAAATAATGCACGTGCTTGTTCTTCGTTCTCATTGATAATTAACTCAATAAGTGATTCAAATTTTTTGTTATCCATTGTTTGTTCTCCTGAAATAGAAATGGCTTGTGTAAAGTTATTTAGCGAGTAGTCGCCAAATATACTCAATAAGTGCTATTTTTTTGCGTTTTTGCAAAAAATATAGAGATTTGGGTGTTATAATCCCGGTACGTCCGGTGAAACAGGTGTATACTGTTTACGGAGTTTTTTTAGATTTTGTGATTTTTCATAATTACGCACATCCACCATCTTACGTAATTTACGAATTTGTCTAAGAGTTAATTTTGTTTTACGTGTTTCTTTCCACTTAGGTTTACTGTTATCAGTACTTTGATCCTGATAACCTTCTACCGCAGGCTCGAACATTTCAAATAATTTCATATCATTTATTTATCACATTGGCGGAGGAGGTAGTCCACCTGGGGCTGGCATTGGTGCCGGGCCTTCACCTGGAGGCATTCCTTCCATTCCAGGAGGAGGAGCTTCCATATCTTCGTCAGGTAAATTGTCAGCAATTTCTTCATCAGAATCCATATCACCCGGACTAATTCCAATACTACGTAAATCACTACCCTTGACTTCTGCATCTTCTGGTTTCTCACGTTCTTCAAACCATAGACGTTGATTTTCTTCAATTTCTTCTTCAGTTAGTCCCAAGAAACGTTGCATTGCAAAACGCTTACTCATATATGGAAACTGCTCCATTGTTTGGAATACTGATACACGTGCTGTATCTAATTCGCTTTGACGATAGGCTGCAAAGTTCTGTGGTGAATTAAATTTAATATCAAATAAACCACTATCAATATTGAACCCTCTCCAACGCATAAACAACTTGAATTCGTCATTTAATTTCTGACTTAGATAGTTCTGTAGTCTCTCACAATATTGATTGAAACGGAACTCTTGAATCATAGCAGTACCTACTCTACCATCACTTAATGGAGTAGGACTGTCTTCTGGACCTTGAGGTAAATAGCTACTTGGTACTCGTAAACCACGAGCTAACCTATTGTTGAAGTAACGTAAATCATCAATCTGACCTAAATTATCACCACCGGGTAATGTAGTAACATCACTACCACGACCATCAGCAGTAACTGGGAAGAAGTAATCTTCATTCATTGACAATGGATTATATGTAGCATCCATAATTGATTGACCACCCATTGCACTTGGAATACGTCTTTGGTGAATCTCGTTCTTTACTCTATCAACAAATGCCATTGCCATGTGACTTGGCATATTACCAACGTCAATCTTAAAGACTCTACGCTCTGGTGCACGTTGTATACGATAGATTAAGATAGCATCTTCTAGTAATTCTTTTTGCTTATAAACTTTAAAGATGTTCTCTAAGATACTTTGACCGAAGGGCCAATATCTATCTAAACCCTCTGTTAAGCTTAAGTGTACAATATGTTTAGCATCGATAGCGGCTTCATTCATACCTAAACTAAAACGACTACCTGTAGTATTATTAGGGCTAGATGGTACTGCATATCCTGCTCCAGCTTGACCGCCACCTGTTCCACCAAAGCCAGTAGCAGGACTCATACCAAAGTCAGTTGTAGTCTTTTCTGCTATACTTAGATTCTGTAAGTTAGGATTAATGTCTTTGATAACATACTGCTCAGGCTTCTTACCTTCACTTTCGTTAACAATAACTTTAGTAACTTTAGTCATGTCAACCCAGTATAACTTAAAGTTTTCTGGATCACGAATGAATACTTGATCTCCGTACTTAATACTGTTACGGAATATTTTAAACACTCTAGTGTCTAGTTCATTCAATTTACACCATTGTTGTAATTGTTTCTTAAGAATCTCAACTTCATGTGATGTTGGTTCTTCACGAAATTCAAGCTCAAATGGAGTATTGTTTTGGTCATTTTTCTGAGTGCTAAACTCAGCAATAATATCTAAACATGCGTTTACTTCAGCATCAACATCCATCATTTCATATTGATTATAACGCTCAATACGATTTGGATGACCTGTATATACTTCGGGTAATCTGTTTTGATAGTTCTTATAGCCAAACTGGTCATTGTTCATTCCACCAGTTTGTGTCATATTCATTCCAGCGCCACTATTCCAGGCACCACGGTTGCTATTGCTACCTGAAATGGGACTCATCTGTCCTGTAGCATTAATACCGGTAAAACGCTTCTTATAAGTCATAATGAGTATTTATCGTCACGCACGTGTATACTGCAATAGTTCTTCTTGCGTTCTATACGAATCATCTAGTCTTGATATCATTGAATCTAGTTTATCAGATAACATTGATACCATTGCGCCTATACCGGAATCACCGGAAGAGTTACTAGTACTCATTTCAGGAAGTTCCTTTTTCATAACATCTCTTGCTGACAAAACCGCGGCATGATCTTTCAAAGGTACTACCATTTCATTAGGATGTAACATTACCGGGAAGCCACTAGAAGACCCAGAAAATATTCCTCCACCTGATGCTTGTTCTATTTGAGCCAAGAAATCTTTACGATCTACTAGTGATTTGTTTTTTCCGTCACCATCATATTTACTTTTACCGTTAGCCATCGGCATACCTGCCCACTCAGCTGCTACATTGTTAGCAAATTCTTCGGCAGACAATTTACCAGTTTTATATTTGGAATAGCCTCGTCTTTCAAGTAATGCCATCCCCATTTTTTCTTGTGTAGCAGCATCAAACTTATCAGTAGGACTTATTACCCCTTCTGCAATCAAACCTTCAATAGTTTTTCGCATGAATTGATATTTTCCTATAGCAGAACTTCCTAATGCAGGACCATTATTTTTCTGAAATTCCATTACATCTGCAATAGACATGTTAGATAGTTCGGGGTTAGATTTACCACCGTACATCTTGTTGTAATCACCACCAGATTCAAACTTAGCAACATAGTCTAATATCTTTCTAGCGCCCACAGGAGTTTTAGCTTGATTGGCAACAGCAGTTTTAGCTTGATTAGCAGCTTCTTCACCTGGATTACCAATACCTGTACCGGAACTAGATTTTGCTGAGGCAGCATCTTGGTGTGTCTGTTTAATCTCTTTAAGGTCACTTACGTTAGTACTAGCGGCAGATTGTCTTTCTCTAAGTGATTTTGCTTTATCTTTTAATGATTCTTCTTCTGCACGTTTTCTAGTTAGCTCTTGATATTTCCACGGAGCCTTAACACCAAAGCCTTTCTTTTCTTCTTCTTCTAATGCTAACTTTTCTTTTTGTACTTTTTGAAGTCTTTCTTCTGTTTTAACTCGTTCTTTTGTAATATCGGCAAGTTTCTTTTCTTCATCTTTTAAAATTTCAGTAGCATCTTCTAAATTAGTAGCAAAGGCTGCACTTAGATTCAAATCACCCATACCCACTACCCAGCCAAACTTATCTACAATTTTAGCAAATGTTTTAGCAAGATATCGTGTTATTTCTGCCAGTTTAGTAAATAAAGGAATTACTTTGGTACCTATAGCAGCAACCAAATTATCTAACATCAATTTAGTGTCACGTTCAGTCAATGCACGTTTAACTTCTTCAGCCATTTTACCTTTATTATTCTGAATATCTTTCATCAGTTGATCTCTTGCTTCTTTATCAGACAAGTTAATTACTTGACGAGAACCCATTACTGCCTGATCGGCTAAACCTAAGCTTTCTGCTAACTCCCTAGATATTGTTACTGCAGCACCAAATCCCCTATAGGTACGGTCTACTGCGTGACCAATAGCCTTAGTTGCAGTAACATAATCTGCGCCTGCTAATATTTGGTCATTAATAGTTTTTATCTGGCCGCCGGTCGCTATATGAATTTTTGTACTTGCTTCCCCTACCACACCACTAAAGTTAGCAGTTGTTTCTCTGTATTGAGTAGCAAAATCTCTGCCAAAATACTTCTCAAGCATTATTGATGTGTTTAAGAAGTTTTCTGCAGCCTTAGCATCTTTTTTACGAACATTTTCTACAAAATCGTTAAATCTAACTTCAGCCATTTGAGCATCTCGCATACGTTGTAGGTCTTCTCTATTCAGACCAGTTAGCATAGTAAGTTCTTGTAATTCTTTCAGGTACTTTCCAGTACCCTCAGTAAGCTGTTGTGTATTTTTGTTTTGACTATTACCTAGTCTAGCTTGTCGTGCTAGATCCTGAGCGGCGTGGTTAGCAATATCTTCTTGCGTCATGCCAAACATTCTTAAATCAGACTCTAATTGAGTACCAATGATATTACTCATCACCTCAGTGAATTTTTTTCTACCCAGAGACGCACTACCACCTAAGGCTGATAATTCTGGTTGTAGTTTTTTAAGGGCTCCTTCGTATATACCTGCTTGTTCAATAAGCAGTTTCATACTTTGATTTAGGTCTTTCTGTAGACCTTCTACACCTGAACTATCAATGGCGCCAAAATCACTTAAGTTTTGATAACTTTTTATTAATTTTTCGTTTTGTTCTAGTGAGGATGCAATGACACCACCAAACAACTTAATGACGCCTCCTACTATTTTACCTAGTATTCCAAAACTACCAAATAGATCACCGGCTGCTTGTGCGGCAGAACGTGTTGCTTGACTATACTTTGCAGTGCCCTCACTGGCACTGGTCATTGTACTACCAAAATCACGACCAAATTGGTTTAAATTTCTACCTAATGTTTCAAAACGCTCACTTGTTTTCTTAGTAGTCTCAGCTAATACACGTTCCTCTTGTTCCAACGGGCCCATAGATCTGGTTGCACCTTGCAGTGCCTCATAGAATCTCTCCATTGCTTCCCGTTGTTCAGGATTAATATCAGCCATTATTGCTTCCTATAAATACTCTATATATTTAGCTTCGGGAAAATATCCAATTATTTAGGAGAATACATGTTAGACAACAATCCACTACGTCAATACTTTCGTAGACCAGCACTTTATTTAAAACTACCTAGCGGGGGAATAGGTTATCCTGCAGGAGCAATAGATATGCCTGATAACGGTGAATTACCAATTTACCCAATGACTGCTATCGATGAAATTACTTGCAGAACACCGGATGCATTATACAACGGAAGTGCTGTTACAGAGATTATAAAAAGCTGTGCACCAAACATCAAAAATCCATGGGCAGTCAATAACATTGATTTGGATCCATTGCTTGTTGCTATCAAAATTGCAACCTCAGGTAATCAAATGGAAACCGATACCGCTTGTCCAAAATGCGATGAGGCAGCAAAATATGATGTAGACTTAGGTAGAATTCTTGCTGGGTTTGAAACTCCGGATTATCATTTACCATTAAGTATAGGTGAATTAGAAATCAAGTTTAAACCGCTAACTTACGACCAATTGAATAAAGCAAATGAAGCACAGTTTCAAGCACAAAAGTTAATGATGGATGTGTCTAGAATGGAAGATCAAATAGAACGTAATCATAAAACATCACAAGCACTAATTTCAATGAATGAAATGGCTATTGATGTTATGAGCTATACCATTGATTATATAAAGACACCTGAAGTTCAAGTACAAGAACGTGAATATATAATGGATTACTTGAAGAATTGTGATGCTAAGATTTTTGATAGAATCAAAGGCAGAAACTTAGAGTTACGCAGATCCAGTGAGACTAAACCATTACAATTTAAATGCGTCCACTGTCAAAATGAGTATGAGCAACCATTCACGATAAACATGACAGATTTTTTCGAATAAAGCTTCTTTTCCTTAAGTCCGAGGAAATTCAGAAGCTTTTAGATGATATGGAAAAGGACATCAACAACATTAAGCATGGGTCATTAAAGCTAGCTTGGTTTATGCGCGGAGGCATTAGCTATACAGATATATTGAACCTAAGTGTTGGAGAAAGAGAAGCCATATCTAAGATCATTGAAGAAAACTTAGAAACTACGAAGAATACTAATTTACCATTCTTCTAATCCTATGGTATGTCATTTATCCTAAGTTACTGTTAATTATTTTCTTTCTTAAAGATGAGCTTCGCTCATCTACCTTCACTTATACTTCGCTTCGCTCAGTATTACGTTCGGTAATTTTTTAAAAGATTTGTTTAATCTATGCTAACATATCAATGGGGGATACATTGCCGCTTTGAAGCCATGGTAGAGCTATTTAAGCCCTACCAATGGTTAAAAACATTTGCCATGCCCGTCATCCGTTGCCATCTGTTCCCCGTACAATTAGCGTCTTTGTGCTATTGTGCGCCACCGGTTGTCCTGTAAAGTTTATGGGACTGTAGTGAAGCAATCAATGTCTTTCAATTGATCCTTCGACAACGCATGTTCTATACCCGCAAGATAGAGTTGGATATAGACTCATTGAAGGTTCGCTTTGACGAGAGCCTTCTCGGTGTTCCTTATCATTACTGATAAGCATACTCCAGAATCTAACGGCACAGCACAATCTGTACAGTCTCAAGGAGGACTCACAACTGAGCCAACTAATTTTTATTTTATTAAGTAGTTTCTAAAGTGATTGTATTATTTGACGTGGTGTCTGATGTTGTGCCTGAATATAATTTTACTAATTCTGCATTGTTTGTGAAAAAGCTATCGAACTCTGTGATGATCCAATCACCATACTTCTGATTAGCATAGAAAAGAAACGTATCAATCTTCCATGTTAATTTAGGTTGTATGGCAACATAACGACCCTTGCGGTTAAACTTCATGAATAAGATATTCATGTCGCCATCGTCAGCTACATCCATAAGTTGCTCTAGCCATGAATCAAGTTGTTTGCATTCACCACTTAGTAATAAGTGAAACGGGAAGTCCTGATAGAACTTACACTCTGCATTCATTTTGCTGAAACTCTCTCCTGGCACAATGTCGCCTTTGAATGAACGAATTTGACCTTCATGTAGAAATTGAGTTCTTGCTTGATTCTTGCCGCCCACATAAGCGCCAGATCCAGGTGCACGAATGAATGATTCACCGTACAACTCTGATAGATATTTAGCGATTTCTCGCTCAAAACCGGAACCTTTTGCTTTTTGTGGACTTGACATACTACTACTTATGAATATATTTGGCATATTAAAAATTATTCTATATCAACGCTATTAGAGTAAGTTGTAAAACCGTTCTCTTTGATTACTTTTAACACACTAGGTACACGTCCGGCTAATTCTTCTCTATGAGAAACTAACCAAATACTCTTTTGACGCCTACGACTCATATCTTTGAGAATAGCTAAACTGTTCTCAACACCCATCGTATCAAGCCCTGAATCAATCAATTCATCAATAAACAATGTATTGATCGGGGCATATAAGTTCTCCCAAACATCACGGAATGCAAAACTCAAACCAAGAATCAATCGATTGCGTTCACCTCGACTTAGATTGTCAAAGTCTAACTCACGACCTAATTCTGTAATCTCAACTTGTAAATCGTTCTTAAACACTACTAAATGCGGTAATCCGATCTTATCTAAGTAATGTGTTAATCTACCATTCAAATAACTCAAGTTCTGATCAATAATCTTCTTACGAACAAAACTGTCTTTGCTAGTCAATATATCTAACAAGAACTTCTGATGTTCCATAGTCTTTGTTAGTGTATTAATTCTATCAAAGTTAATCTCTTGTAATGCTTGCGTTTCCATTTCAACTAGTTGTTCTGCGTATGGATCAGTTTCTTGCGTCTTGTTGTCAATCGTTGATAAAATATTGGCAATTTGACTAGAATGTTTTACTGCTTCAGCTTCTGTATCATAATGAGTAGATGGCTGAGGACCTAATGTTATAGGACTTAACTCACTTAATTGGTCAGCAAAAGGATTAGCTTCTGCTCTTTTGTTTTCCCAGATAGTCTTCAAATTAGATACATCACTGCTATGACGGATTGCCTCAGCTTCTGTCTTATAGTATGTAGTTGGTTTATTACCAATATTTCTTACGGCTAACTGATTTGCCTCTAAGTGATCCTCAAGCATAGCTAAATCAGCCTTTGTGCTTTCAAGTAACGTAATCTTTTCTTGCGTTACGTGCTCATGCTTGTCGTCATGGAAGTCTTGACCACAGGCATAACACTTGTGATCCTCTAACTCTTTAACTTCCCGAACCAATTTCTCAATTAATTTTTTTTCTTTTGCTATACTTTTGGTTTGGGTATCAATTGCTGTAGAAATAGTCTTTTGCTCAGCCTCATCCTTTAGCCACTCTTTTAGAGTAGCCCAAGCCAATAGTTCAGCATCAATATCATACGCATTTTTAAGTAAGTATGCCTTATGTGCTATTGAAATATCTGTGTCATGTTTTTGTAGCCATGCAGTAGAACGTGCAACTAACGCATTGTATGTATCCTGTGCTTCTTTTTGCTTAGTCCATACATTCAAATCTTTATGTGCTTGTAGTTCAGCTCCAATATCAATCTTAGAAAGGTCATCATATTGTAGTGCTAGTTGAGCTAAGTCATCATCATGTTTCTTAGTCCAGATAGTTTGTCTGCGTCTTAGTGCATCAATCTGTTCCTTAACTCGTTTGTTAGCTTCTTCAATGCCTTTAACTTTGTATTCTTCTTCTTGTATATTATCTTTGCTTTGACGAATCAAGTCTTTAATGACTTCAGCCTTCTCACTAAGCAATGTGATACCCAACAACTGCTCAATGATATCTTTTTGTTCGTTATTCTTTAATGCTAAGAAAGGTAAGCTGTATGTGTTTAACACAACAATGTGTCTAAACATCTCAGGACTCATATTCAACACACGTTCAATTGCCGCTTGTGTTTCTTTGTTCTCACCCTGTTGATCTTCTGATGCTTTTTCTTGTACGTTGTTTACATAGAATTTAAGAATGTTTGGCTTACGCCCACGCTCAATCTTATAGTCTGTACCATTAACGTTGAACTCTAGTGTAACTAGCATAGCCTTACCGTTTGTACGATTGACTAAGTTATCTTTACGAATGTCATTAATGGGTACACCAAACAATGCGTAGCTAAGACCCTGAATAAGAGTTGTCTTCCCCGTACCATTACGAGCACCATCACCACCTAGGTCTAAATTCTCACCCAGAATAAGTGTTAAGTCTTTTCTGTCAAAGTCTACTGCTTGTGTTACTTGTCCGATAGATAGAAAGTTGCGTAAAGTTATGTTCTTAATTGTAATCATTACAGGTTGTTATAAATGTCTAGTAAAATTTTCTTGTCGAATGTATTAGATTCAATGCTATTGATTTGGTCAATGACGATTTGGTCAACACTTTCAAACTTAAGTCCGTCACCATTCTGACCTTGTTCAATTGCATCACCCTTCATTGGTATAAGTGCTAGTTCTCTCAATTTATGTTCCGGAATTAGTGCTTCTCTGATAAAATTAGCTTCTTCATAGCTAATATCAATGTCAAGATGTACTCTAACATGACTGTCAATCAATAGCAACCCCTCAGGGTTTTCTAGTACATCACTAAGTTTATATACACGGAAGATCGGTTGACGCGGCCAACTATGAAATACTGGCTCCTCACCCCATTCTAGTATCATCATACCACGTGCATCATCACCTGCGTCAGCATAGTTATGTGGGAAGGCATTACCGATGTACCAAATGTTTTTACGTGCTTGTCGTTTATGAAAATGTCCACTGAATACTTTCTCAAAGCCCTTCATATGGTCTTCATTAATCTCACCGTGATCGGGCATCTCTACCATAGCGTTCATAAAGAATCGTGGTAACTCTAAATGACCAAACATATATTTGCCACCCATCTTTTGTAATTTCTTGTAATCATCTTGTACAAGCCAGGGAGCAATAACTACATCTCCTTGCTGGAAGAAATCGTTGACGATTTTAACTTTTGGTAAATGCTTACCCCACTCAACACTATGAATGTCCCTGCGGTCACGATAATAAAGATCGTGATTGCCTGGTATAAAATATACAGTATCAAAGTTATCATTTAGTTTCTCCAAGGCCCGTAAGCCAAATTGTAATGTATGTATGTTGATGCTGGCACGATGATGATTATAATCACCTAAGAAGAAACAAGTTTCACATCCCTCTGCTTTTGCTTTGGTGATGAACCAATCTACAAAGTTTTCACAATCTTGGTTGTGTTGTAAACTGTTACTCTTAAGACCGAAGTGGATATCGGTAAATACTGCCGCTTTTTTGAAAAGGTTACTCATCTGTGTATTATAATATTAATGACGTTGGTTTGCAACGTCATTGGTTAAATTACTAATTATTCTTCGTAGCTAGTGCTAGAACTAGCTTGGCGTGACCAACTTGGGTTAAGACCATTAATTTCTAAAATGTCATCACGTATGTTCTGATTACGTTTTTCCGTATTCAATACCCTGCAAAAACTATTAGTTATAGCAGCCGTATAGTAAGCAAAAGGGTTTGCTGATTTTGCTTCATTGAAACGTAACCCAACATATGTTAGTTGTAGTATTGCCGAATTACGCATTTCGTCATTGTATGTATACCCACGCCAATTGAACTTCATTGCATATTTTTCGCACATCATAATATACATACGGGCAAGTTTGTTAGTGATAGTACCGTGATCCTTATTGAATTCACCGGTAGTCAAATCTCCTCGCCAATGACTTTTCCCGATACAGTTAAATGTATTGTTACTATCTAATCTAAAATGTTGAAATGGTGGAAAGTTAACTTTGACATGAACCATATCATCTACTTCTGCTTTAGTTGTAGTATCTTCTAAGTCAGCAAAAATCTCATCCAAATCCGGTTCTTCAAACTCAAAAATATCTTTTGCTGTTTTCTTTTTAATTGTTTTGCGAGGTTGTTTTGGTGCAACCGGTATGTGATCCCAAGTCATTACACGAAATACTAAATCAGTCGTTGGGATAGATTCCGGATTAACTGAATCTTTTGCCCCCGCTTCTAAGCTAAGACGGGTAGCCCTAGTTTCTTTTGCTAGTTGAATTGATTCTGGTTTGAATGCAAATTCTAAGCTTTCTTCAATCGTACTTTGTGGTATATCTACTATAAAGTCGTATTTGTGATCGTTTTCTGGATCTAAGAATGTGCAATATGAATTTTTGCTTGAGTGGATTTCTTTAAGAATATCTTTGTTATTAAGATAATTTACTGGTTTTTTGCTAGGTAAGCTCATATGACTCCGTTGTTATGATAAGCAATTGTAACACAAATAGTTACTGGATTGCAACCGAGATTGGTAAAAAAGGGGAATTTTTGCTACGATAAATATATTTAGTAAAGGTATAAATATGGCAGAATACAACGTTCCAGGGGCTACTGCGAATGCCCAAACACAGGGTGTCAAGCAAAGCCAACAAGGTTATAACCAGCAACCGGATTGGCGAGTACGTTTAAGTCTAGCCCCTGGTGCAAACTATCTGTACAATGTTGCATCAGATGGTGATATATTAGCTCCGTTGTCTGCTACAAATGGGGTAATCTTTCCATACACACCGCAAATCAGTGTAGCATATAGAGCTAATTATGATCCTACAGATTTGACTCATAGTAACTATAGATTATTCTTTTATAAAAATAGTGCAGTTGATGATATACAGATTACCGCAGATTTCACTGCACAAGATACAGGCGAAGCGTCATATGTCTTAGCCGTTATACACTTTTTCAAATCAGTTACTAAGATGTTTTATGGGTTAGATGATAATCCAAATGCAGGAACTCCTCCGCCATTATGTTATATAACTGGTTTAGGTCAGTATCAATTTAATAACCATCCATTGTTAGTTACTAGTTTTAATTATAGTTTACCAAATGATGTAGATTACATCAGAGCAGGTAGCACTGTTCAATATGCTGGACAAAATGTACAGTCGTATCAAAATAAAATCAAAAAATCTGGCTTCCTAGATTCGGTGTTAAGTAGATTACGCGGGTCAGGTTTAAATAAAGGTGGTGTATCTACAGCACCTAAGTTTACTGCATTATCTAATAGTGAAGCTACATATATACCTACTAAAATTCAATTGAGTATTACATGTGTTCCTGTAGTATCACGGAATGATATTGCTAAAAACTTCAGTGTAGAAGAATATGCAAAAGGAACTTTACTTGCTAAGAAAGGTATTTGGTAATGGCATCATATCCGCAAACTAGTCCATACTACTTAACTAGAACAGTTAATAACGAGTACCTAGACATAATGGTAGATACTCCTGTACCTAAATTAGCAACAGACACTTATTGGACTATTACACAAACATACAATCTACGCCCGGACTTATTAGCATTTGACTTATACAATGATAGTAGATTGTGGTGGGTATTCTCACAGAGAAATCCAAACAAATTAAAAGATCCTCTATTTGACTTTACTGTTGGAACTAGCATTTACTTGCCCCAAATTGGCACATTAAAATCAACATTAGGAATATAAGATGGCAGATGATACAGAAGGATCAGCAGGTAGTACAATAAGCGGTAAAGCTGGTTCAGGAGAGAACACAGGATCGGCAGCAGTCGGCGCTAGTGATGGTAGAATGGATAACCCACTTAGCAAATTTTCTAATTATACATATAGAATCACTATGTATATCATGGATGCTAAAAGCTATTCAAGTTATGTAATGGGTGATGAAAGTGCTAGTAGTAAGTTTAAAATTATAGCACAAAGCGGTGGCGTAAACGAAAATATACAAAACCGTGTAACCGGGATCCCGCTCGATTTGTACATTGACAATTTAACAATACAAACATTAACTGCAACACAATCTACATCCATCCCCAGCAACAGTTATAAGTTTAATTTTCAAATATTTGAACCATATGGATTTAGCTTCCCTACGCAATTAGTAAAAGCTGCATTAGAGTTTCAAGCAAATAATCCTAACAGCAAAGATGTTATTACAGCGTTACGACAGCATTATATGTTAGAGATTAAGTTCTATGGGTATGACGGTGACGGTAAGCTAATAACTGATGTTGAAGGTGTATATAAACGTACATTCCCGGTCATGCTTACTAAGTTTAATTTCAAGTTAGATAATAAAGTAGTGACATATAATATTGAAGCTACACTAACTAATGAACAGATTGGTAAGAGTATGATACATAGTACAATACCGCAAACTCTTACAATTAAAGCAGACACTGTTATCAATGCTATTCAAGGTGCAGAAAATGATAGTGGGCAACCGGGCAAAATTCAAGGGTTGATGCAACAATTGAATAAAATACAACAGGATCTGAAAGACAGCGATAAGATAGAGTTGATGGATGTATATGAAGTTGAATTTGCACAGGAAGAAATTGGTGAAAGTGAGTTAGTAGGTGAATGGTATTTAAAAGAGAATTCACCCATGACACCAGTAAAAGATTCTACTGGTAGTAACGTTAGCGCGGCAGCCACGCAAAATTCTAAAAAGATAGATAAAAATATCAGAACTATAACTTTTAACTCCGGTACATCTATTATAGCGGCAATAGATCAGATTATATCACAAAGTAAGTATATTGAAGATGCTGTAACTGAACATCCACGTGAAGAGGTTATAGCACCAAATGGTGGCAATGTAAAGGTAGATAAAAAAGAACCTAAGAAATTGAAATGGTATAATATTACTCCTCATATAAAACCGGGTGAGTGGGATAATAAACGAAATGATTATCAATATACTATAAAATATGTCATACAAGAATATGAAATACCGTATGTAAGGTCTTTGTATATTAAAGAACTATCACCTTATCCCGGACCACATAAGCGTTACAAGTATTGGTTAACTGGTCAAAACACAGAAATTATTAGTTATGATCAGGATTATAATATGTTGTATTTTACCGCAGCCGCTCTATCATCTGATGTAGCTACACCCAATAACAGTGTAAATAATACTGCACCAATTGTTAATCAACCTGGACAAAACGCAAACCCAACATCTAAGTTACCGGGATGGTTTGAGATTATCAATAGTGTCAAAACATTCTTGTATAGCCCGGGTGACCAATTGAAAGCTAGAATAAAGATATTAGGTGATCCTGATTATCTTATGACTGCAACTGGTGGAGCAGTAGATATAATAACTAAAAAGCGTTACGGGAATGATTATAGTATCAACCCTAATAGTGGACAAGTATTCATTGAAGTAGATTTCAAAGAAGGTGTTGATTACAACACATCAGATGGTCTATTAGAAATAAATGATGACATAAAATTTTGGGACTATCCTGATAGTATGAGTGAAGTTGAAGGTATGGCTTACCAAGTTATTCAAGTTACTAGTAATTTTAATAAAGGTTTGTTCACACAAGAGTTAAAAACCATAGTACCTCCCTTTAAAGGACCACAAACAGGTGGTGGGGGAGAAAGAGAAGGTGCAGAAAGTCAATCGGCATCAGTAGAAAATACTGAAGGTCCAAACATTCCTGAATCAAGAGTACCAACAGAAAACGTAGGCAAACTTGCAGATGAGACAGATAGTGAAAAATTTACACCCAAAGTTGCGGATGCAGGAAACCTAGATACCTCGTCTAGCAAATCGTCAGGAACAGCACCTCCAGCTAAAAAATCATTAACTAATCCTGTGTCTGCTAGTGTACAAGCACCTACACCACAAGGACGACAAGTACAAGATGATGATGGTAGTTATGATAGAAATGAAGAACAAAGATTAAAGGCTAGAGCCAATGCAACACAGTCGGTTGAAGAATCTGAAAGAAGAACTGCTGTTGCCGCAACCTATCAAAAGGTTCCTAAAGGTTCAAAAATAAAACAGGAAAGTAATGAAGGATTTATACCAACAAGTTTTAGAATTTTTGATCCATCAACGTACAAAAAGAAATAAGGTAAACTATGTCAGATAATTTAATTAAACATAGAGGCGGTAGATAAACATGACTGATAATATATTTAAACTTCGAGGGACTACACAAAGCTACACAGACGAACGCGGTGGTGCCGTATTATTATCAAGACCGGTTATAGGTATTGTTAAAAATAATATTGATCCAACACATACCGGTAAAATTGAAGTATACATTGCTAGGTTAAACGGGTATAACCAAGAGAATCCAGTTGGATGGGTTCCCGTAAGATACTTGAGTCCCTTTGGTGGTAGTACACAAAACACATCCAGCCCTGATGATGAAGGTAAATATAAAACAAATTCACATTCTTATGGGTTTTGGGCCACACCGCCCGACATCAACACGCAAGTACTATGTATATTTGCAAATGGTGATATCAACTTTGGCTATTACATAGGTGCTATACCAGGATCAGGCCTAACACATATGTTACCGGCAATTGGTTCAAGCGAAAAGATTGTAGCAAATAGCAAAGAATCAGAATCATATGGTGGTGCAACACGTTTGCCTGTTACTGAAATTAATGATGTAAATCCTAAAAAAGATAACAATGAAATGTTTGTAGACCAGTCTAGGACTATTCATAGTTATCAAGCAGCCATGCTAAACATACAAGGATTGATTAGAGATCCAGAACGAGGAACTATTAATAGCACTGCGGCAAGAGAAACACCTAGTGGCGTAATTGGACTATCATCACCCGGAAGACCTTATTATAAAGGTGGCTATACTGATGAGAATATTGAAGATGCTGTTAAGAATGAGGGTACACCTGCAGAGAATTTTAAAATTGTAGGACGGAAAGGTGGTCATAGTCTCGTACTAGATGACGGAGACTTAACCGGTAAAGAACAACTAATTAGATTACGCTCTGGTACCGGACATCAAATACTAATGCACGACAAAGCTGAGACTATCTTTTTAATTCATGCTAATGGTAAGAGTTGGATTGAGATGGGCAAAGAAGGTACTATTGATATCTACAATACAAATAGCACTAATATAAGAACACACGGTGATATTAATCTTCACGCTGAACGAGATATTAATATGTTTGCTAAAAGAAATTTCAACTTAAAAGCAGAACAGATTAACTTAGAAAGTACAAAAAATACATTACTAAGAGCGGGTAAAGACTATAATCAATATGTTGTAGGTAAGTATACAGTAAAAGTTGACGGTGCAATGAGTTTGAAAAGCAAAGGTGAAGCTAGTGTTGCAAGTGATGCTATCGCATATGTCAATGGTAAAAAAATTAATTTGAATACAGGATCAGCGGCACTAGTTCCTGACAAAGTTGAAGCAATCGCTGTTAAAAAACATGACGACACGTTGTACGATAAGAAAAAAGGATTTACCCCTGCACCAAATAAATTAGAAAGTATCAACTCACGTGTACCCGCACATAGTCCATGGACTGGCGCAAACAAGGGTGTAGATGTGAAAGTAGATTTTAGTTCTGATAAAAACTTACCAGAAGACCCAAGCCCGTCAACAGCAGCCGCAAATAATGCAGCTCCTGATAGTCCACAGAGTCCTACTAACCCAGCTCTTGCAAGCACAGTACCTGCAGGTTCTGTTGGCGGAGAAGATCCAAATACTACTAGTGCATTGGTCAGTCAAACAGCAGTAAATGCCGCTAATACACCTGATCCGGGTGCCAATGCTATGGGAAGTTTTAATCAGACACCTGATAATTTAGAAAAAGCAGGTATACTTAAACCAGGTGCAAGTGTAGTAGCAAACAAATTAATAGATCAAGGCAAGTCTTTTTCAGAAGCTATGCCAGCAACATTATGGACAGGAAACGGGGCAACCGACTTCTCGTCTTATTTAAACAACACTTCATTGCAGTCAAGTATTCAATCATCGTTGTTAGGTGACGCATCAGCATCATTGATTGGTGCAGGAATAATTAGTGGTGCAGAAAGTTTAACACAAACCGCTGGCTTGATTATGGCTGCTGCCGCATTAGGTGTGACAGCAGTATCAGGATTTGTTAACACTAGTTCGGGTAAAGGGACAGCAACTCCTGCTGATACTAATAGTACTATTGGACCAATTAACGATTTAGTTGCCAGTGGTAATTACGCTGCCAGAATGGCAGATCAAACTACTAGTGGTATTAATCCCACGTTATCAACTAATGGTTCAGCAAAAGGTGCAGTAGCTGGTACATTTGGTACAGTCACTGATGCATATAAACCTTTTAAAGCAGGTGTTCCTATTAATTTAGGTAAACAAAACACATTACCGAAATCACCGACAGCCGATCAAGTAACGTTAGCAGGTATACCGGGTGGACTCTCTGCTACTAGTAACTTAGTAGACATTTCTGTATTACTAGCAAGTATAACTAAATCTAAAGAATTGCAAGCTTTGGCCGACAACGCGGCAGGATTACCCACTACAATAAATACTGATCTCATTCGTATACGATTAGCAGCCGGACAGACTAATTTAGAAAAATTAGCATTGAATGGATTAACGCATGAACAAATCGTTAGATTGTATAGCGCAGTAAGTGCGTTAACAAATGGATCTTCTATTACCATTCAATTACCAACAGTTGGAGTTAATACAACTAGTGCTAGTGATTTGGCTCTTAAGATACAGACTGAACAGTTGATTGATCCTGACGCAAAACCTTCTGCTCAACAATTAGTAGATTCTAATAACACAAATAATATAGTAACTATTAACACAACAAATGAACCAGCATTGTCAAGAGCTATCATTGAAGCTACGATATTGACTCTTTCAACTGAAGAAACTAAGTATCAAACAAGAAAAACTAGACTTAAAGACGAGTATGATTACGCTAAAACTACGTACGGCCCTGATGCAACAGAAACAGTAACTGCATACGATAATTACAAAACAATTATCAAACAGATAACTGCGGTTCAGACTCAGGTCTTGGATTTGATGAAAAAACTAAACTAAATACTATATAGGATAAAATATGGCAGTATATATAGGATTCAGCACACAACGTTTCAATTTACCTAGAAACGAGAGTATTACTGTTGGTGTCGATGGTGGTTCGGGCAGTTTGACACAACCTATTCAAATTGGTAAGAAGTTTAGATTAATAGATGAGCAACTTATCCTACAAGATTTTATAAATGCTTTAAATATCCCACAAGGTACAAAGCCGGGTAAGCCTAGTTACGGTACAACTATCTGGACATTTGTATTTGAACCCAACACTCCTGACATGCAGTTCCAGTTAGAAAATGAGATACGTAGGGTAGCAACACAAGACCCTAGATTGATTCTTAATTCAGTAATATCGTACCCGCAAGAAAACGGCATATTGATTGAAGTTGAAGTAGCCGTAAGCCCCTTTAATAACGCCGGACAGCTACAGATTTTCTTTGACCAGCAATCTAACTCGGCGTCATTAGTCTAAAAATACGGTTTTTTCTTTGTGATAAATACATAAAAGAGAAACAGTATATGGCAACAAGCTCAAGACAATCTTCGATATTTGGTACCAATGATTGGAAAACCATTTATAAAACATTCCGTCAGGCTGATTTTCAAAGCTATGACTACGAAACCATACGTAAAAGTTTTGTAGACTATCTACGATTATACTACCCTGAAACGTTCAACGATTACGTAGAATCAAGCGAATATATTGCATTGATGGACGTAATGGCTTTTATGGGCCAAGCACTTGCTTTCCGTAATGACTTAAATACCCGTGAAAATTTTATTGATACCGCAGAACGTAGGGATTCAGTTGTCAAACTAGCAAATTTAATTGGCTACAATCCAAAACGTAATCTAAATGGTCAAGGTTATTTAAAAGTAACTAGTATTTCTACTACAGAAAATATTAATGACATTAATGGGCTAAGCCTAAATAACATTAATGTTCTATGGAATGATCCTAGTAATGTAAACTGGCAAGAACAATATAACACTATCATTAATGCTAGTTTAGTAAACAGTCAACGTATTGGACGTCCGGGTAATACTCAGACGTTGTTGGGTGTTAAGACTGACGAATACTCAATAAGTATCCCACCTGGCAAATCTCCGGTCGTACCATTTAGCGCAACAGTCGATGGGTCAACTATGGACTTTGAGGGAGTGAGTGTATCTAGTATAGACCAAGATTATCTATATGAAATTCCACCTGGCCCTACTGGCATCTTCAATATCTTATATCGTAATGATAAATTGGGTTACGGTAGTCCAAATACAGGGTTTTTCATGTACTTCAAACAAGGTACATTACAACCTTTTGATTTTACATTGGATCAACAGATTTCTAATCAAACAGTTGACATTGATATACAAGGTATTAACAATACTGATACATGGTTATATCAATATGATTCTGCTTCTAACACCTATTCACAATGGGATGAAGTAGAAAGTGTATATGCAAATGCCAATCTTCAAACTAATACCAGTTTGCGTAAGATTTTTTCTGTAGTTTCTAGATTTAATGACCAAGTATCTTATGCATTTGGTGACGGAGTATTTAGTGAAATCCCAGTTGGAAACTTTAGAGCATACATTCGTGCAGGTAATGCAAGTCAATATACAATTGACCCTGCTGAAATGCAAGGCATAATAGTAAACATTAATTATGTAAGTAGAGTTGGTCGTGTGGAGACATTGACGCTTAACTTAGAGTTACCTTTACCAGTTACAAATGCTCAAGTACGTGAATCATTAACTGAAATCAAAGAACGTGCACCTACAAGATACTATACACAGAATCGTATGGTCAATGGTGAAGATTATAACAACTTCCCATATACTTTGTTTAGCTCAATCATTAAGAGTAAGGCTCTAAATAGAGGTAGCGTAGGTGTAAGTCGTAGTTTTGATTTATTAGATCCTACAGGTAAATATTCTAGTTTAAATAGTTTTGCTGATGACGGCGGTCTATATGAAAACACTTCACAAGATGCAGTAGCATTCACCTTTAATAATGACAATGATATCTACACATTTTTAACAGAAAATATTAGAGCAGATATTGCAGGTCACCGATCACAACAATACTACTGTCAGCATTACACAAGATATCCTGTCAATACAACTAGTGGTGATGGTACTATTAAGTGGAAGCAAGTTGGATATAACAACACCAATGTTACTGGATATTTTTATAATACATTAGCAGTACCGGTAGGACAATATAGTAGTGGTAACTTACGTTATGTTACTCCTGGTGCACTTTTAAAATTTCAAGCACCAGCTGGATACTACTTTGACGCTAACAATCGTTTAGTATATGGTATACCTAGTATATCTGATTCAACTACGTTTTGGACTAGTGTTTCAGCAGTAGTAGGTGACGGTTATAACGGAGGGGAAGGTTTATTAATTAACGGAGCCGGACCTGTAACATTAACTGGCAATGTACCAACAACCGCATTGATAGTAGAAATCATACCAGTATTTGATAATGTACTTTCTAGAACAGTTATAAATGAATGTATTAACAGAATGAATTTAAATCAAAGTTTTGGTTTAAAATACAATAACTCGTTGACTTCAATACAAGAACGTTGGAGTGTTATTACGTATGATGATCCAAGATGGTTCATTAAGTTTACTAGTGATGGTAGTAACAGATATATTGTTTCTACTAGATCATTATCATATTTCTTTGGTAGTGTTCGAGATACTCGTTTTGTATTTGACTCTAATAAAGTAGTATACGATCCATATAGTGGTAAATTGTTCCGTGATAATATTGTTATATTACGCACAAACAACCAACCTGATAGCACAAGTGCATTAGCAAGAGAACTAACATTAGATGTAGTTGGGCAAAATGTAGAAGCAGACGGTTATGTAGATGACTTTGCTATTGAAGTATCAAGTGCAGACAGTAATAATAGTAGCATCATTCGTGATCCTGACTTCTTTAAAACTATTACAGGCTATACAACTGGTACAACTAACACACGCTACTATACATTCTTTGAGCAGACCTTAGATACATTATTATTATCTAGGTCACAAATGATTTCTAGTGTAGATGTAGTTTACAGCTATCCAACAGTAGCAGCCATTGAGATTGTAAAATATGAATATCCTGTAGGACAATTATTCTATGCATATTCAGAAGGTACTTTCTATAAAAATACAGAAGATCCAATTGTAGAAAACATATTGTATTTGGTACAACAATTAGCGTATAGTGTTTCTACTGGTAGACAAGGATTATTTTTCCAATATAAGCATATTTCTAACAACACAACACGTGTTGATCCTGCTACAAGTAACATCATTGACTTATATGTTGTTACGCAAAGTTATTATACACAATATCAAAATTGGTTACGTGATACAACCAACACAGTACCAATGCCAGATATTCCCACGATGAGTGAGTTGCAACAACTATACGGTAAGCTTGATGGATACAAAATGATAAGCGATAGTATGGTGTTAAATAGTGTAAGATTTAAGCCATTGTTTGGACACAAAGCAGAAGAACAATTGCAAGCTACTATAAAAGTTATTAGATCCTCAACCACAACAGCAAGTGATAGTGAAATTAGATCCAGAGTATTAGAAGCAATGAACACCTATTTTAGTATAGACAATTGGGACTTTGGTGATACTTTTTATTTTAGTGAGTTAAGTGCATACCTACATAGTCAAGTCGGGGACTTAGTTAATTCTATTGTACTTGTACCCAATGATCCTGAAATGCAATTTGGTGATTTGTATGAGATACGCTCCGCACCATATGAAATATTTGTTAATGCGGCACAAGCAACCGATATTGTAGTGATTTCAGCACTAACGCCTAAAGAGTTACAAATTACAAGATAAAAGAAAGTATAACAGATGGTTTCAAGAGTTAGAACAATAAATTTCTTACCAGACATATTCAAAACTAAAGCCAACGAACAGTTTCTGTCAGCGACTCTGGATCAACTTGTTAGTCAACCTAACACGATGAAGGTCCAAGGGTACATTGGTAGTAAGTTTGGTTATGGAATTAATGCAAAAGATGGGTATGTTGTAGAACCTACTAAAGTAAGAACTGACTACCAACTTGAACCTAGTGTAGTTTTCTTAAAAAAGAATACTGCAACAGCAGTTGATTTACTTACTTATCCTGGATTAATTGATGCATTAAAACTAGAAGGTGGCATCACCGACCAGCATGACAATCTATTCTCTAATCAATTCTATTCATGGGATAGTTTTACTGATTTAGATAAGTTAATCAATTACAATCAGTACTACTGGTTACCATTGGGTCCAGAATTAGTTACCGTTTCTACCAATGACGTTTATAGCCAAACAGAATTCACTGTAGTACCTAATGGAAATTATATTAACTTTAGTGCAGATAACTTAATTGTACCTGGCAATAACCCAACAATCAGTTTACTACGCGGTGGCACATATCAATTTGTTGTTAATCAATCATCGCAATTTTGGATTCAAGGTACACCTGGTCTTAAAGGTACTGACCCAGTTCATACCAACATAGGTACACGAAATATATATGGTCTAACTAACAATGGTACAAGCTCAGGGGTAATGACATTCCAAGTTCCATTTCAATCAGATCAAAGCTATGCGTTTTATCCAAGCACACAATCTGTTGATTTATTAACCACAAAATCTTGGGATGAAATTAATGGCATGCGTGTCAGAGATTTAGGCAATATTGATGGTGTTGTATCGCTTGACGGAAGAACTATTGTGTTCTACGGTAATAGTCCTACTGCACAAGGTTACATTGGGGAATTCTATGATGAATTTTCATTTGATGAAGATAATCCGGTAGTTAAACCATATGAAGATGGATACTATACAGATTTAAACAAAAACATATATAGAATTAGTTATGTTGGGGACCCAGATGATCCTGTAATTCGTGTCACCGAACATGCTACTATCGTTCAACTAGATAGAATCAAAGTATTGTATGGTGACGAGTTTGCATTCAATGAAGTATATACTGATGCTTTAGCTAATATGTACATAGTACCGTACTTAAGTGCTTTAGCAGATACATTGTATTACCAAGATGGTTCAAATGTTGACCGTGTTGGTGTTATTAAAATTATTGATGCTATTTCTAACAATCAACTTAATGTTAACACACAAATCTTAGGTAAGAAAACATTTACTAGTCCTAATGGTGTACAATTTACTAATGGATTAAAAGTAACTTTTGCGGGCAACATATATCCAGAATCATATTTTGGTAATGAATACTATGTTGAGGGTGTAGGTACTGCTATTACACTATTGCCTGTGACAAACTTTATCGTCCCTGAACCAGCCGGACAAGCATATTACAACCCTTATAGCGTAAGCCCATACGATACAGAAGCATATGATAGTGCATCCAACGTACCTTTAGCTAAAGACTACATTACTATTAGCAGAAACAGTTATGATAGGAATGCATGGAGTAGAAGTAATCGTTGGTTCCACGTTGATGTATTACGTGCAACAGCACAATATAGAGGTAATGAAGCACCGGTTGTACTTGAAGCGTTGAATAATTCAAACTTCCGTGCTAAACGTCCTATTATAGAATTTTATCCTAACTTAAAGTTATATAATCAAGGGTCAGTTAGTAAAGGATCAGTTGATTTTGTTGATTCAGTAGTTACAGATCCTTTTGGTTATGATGGTTCAACACCTATTTGTTCTGGTGCAACAACCTTTTATCCAAATAGCGGAACCAGTGCAATACCGGGTGGTGTAAAGATTGTCTTTACTGCGGCAGAAGATATAAATGTTAGAAACAAAGTATACCTTGTAACTTACTCTAACATTACAGGTTCGCCAACAGCTACACCTGTAATTACATTAACTGTTGCAGCCGACGGTGATGTAAGTGCAAACGATCAAGTAGTAGTAACTGCAGGTGATTATATTGGTCAAACATATCACTTTAATGGAACAGACTGGATCAGTGGTCAATTTAAAGAAAGAGTTAATCAAGCTCCGTTGTTTGATGTATTTTCTTCTAGCGGTATAAGTTTTAGTGACCAAGAATACTATTTAGGAAGTAGCTTCAGAGGATGTACGCTATTTGAATATGCATTAGGTACTGGCTCTGATGATCCGCAATTAGGTTTTCCATTAAAATATAGCTCACTTACAAACATAGGTGACATTACGTTCAATGTAACATTGAACAATCAAACATTTACATATGTTGAGGGTTCTACACCGCAATCTTTATCAGTTGATACAGGATATGTTTACAAATATATACCTACTACTGCTACATATGCTAGACAACTTGGATGGCAAACAACTGTTGGTGAAAGTTTCCAGTATCAAGTTTTTGAATTAATTTATAATTCTGGTATACCAAAATTTGTATGTGATGTTCCGTATAAAGATCCTGAGTCAACACCATGGCCAGTAACTCAAGTCTATGTTAATAACGAAAGACTAGCTCCAACTGCATATACTCGAACAGTCGATAGTCAAAATAGTACAATCATTACATTGAATACTGCACCTTTGCCAGGCGCACCAGTACAAGTATTAATTTATAGTGATATACCAAGTTCAGTTGGTTACTATGAAATTCCTACTAACTTACAAAACAACCCGTTCAATACACCTGTGTCAAATGCTAACTTGGGTGATATTAGAGGTCATTATAAGAGTATTTGTAACAACATTACTACTTTAGTAGGTGCACCTTTTGGAGCTAACAACTACCGTGACTTAGGTAATCTAGTACCTTATGGCACTAGAATCACTCAGAGTAGTGCTAGTTTAGTTCCTGCTGCCGCATTCTTACGCAATCAAGATTTTAGTATTTTTAATGCATTGACATTTAACAATAATGAATATATTAAGTTTAAAGCGTTACTAACAGATACAATCAACAGAACTGAATACAACAGAACATACTCCGATGCATATATTTTAGATGATGCATTGGCACAAATTGCAGGTACAAAAGATAATTCTAGTGCATTCTTCTGGTCTGATATGGTTCCTAATGGAAACAAATCAGCTAGCAATTCATACACGTTTGTAAACTTTATTAAGCAATCAGAGTTCCCATTAACTAGAATATATGATTTTGCAACTGCCAACTACTACAGCGTTTTGCTATATGTTACTAGAACTACAAATGGTGAAGTGCATACCACTCAATTATTGAGAGGGGTTGACTATGATATTAGTACAGACGCACCTAAAGTTATTGTATACTTTGACTTATTACCAAATGACGTAATAACTATTGATGAGTATTCGCAAACTTACGGAAGTTTTGTACCAAACACTCCATCCAAGATGGGATTGTATCCAGTAAGCACTCCACAAGTTATATATGATACAACTTATGTTACACCTACATACTTTATTAAAGGTCATGATGGTAGTTTAACTAAATTGTACGGTGAATACACTGATGGGTATCTATCTGACTACAGAGATAGAGCATACTTAGAATTTGAAAAGAGAATTTTCAACAACATTAAAACTAGTAATGTTATACCGTTAACTTTACCTGATATTATGCCAGGTGAATTTAGAACCACTGACTACACATATGAGGAGTTTCAGCAAATATATAGTTATGGTTTCTTGAACTGGGTAGGTAAAAACAGAATTGATTATAAAACTCAATACTTTGATATCACAAATCAATATACTTACAACTACAGTCAATCTATAAACAAATCAGATTACACACCTTTAAAACAAGGCAACTGGAGAGGTATATACTTATGGTTCTATGATACTGCTACTCCGCAATCTACTCCATGGGAGATGTTAGGGTTTTCTGAGAAGCCGACCTGGTGGGAAACACGTTACGGTGTCGCACCATACACCAGTGATAACTTGGTATTATGGAACGACCTAGCCGATGGTTACGTTTGGAATAACGGAGCATCTTACACAATTGAGAACAGAAAACGTCCAGGACTATTAGATGTGTTGCCAGTAGATAGTAGTGGTAACTTAGTAAGTCCAGCTATCAGCGTAGTGAATGCGTATGATACTAACTCAATTAACAAGAATTGGAAAGTAGGGGACGTTGGTCCTGCAGAGTATGGTTACTTAAAGAGTAGCTCATGGCCCTTTGACTTAATGCGAATGTTTGCTTTAATGAAGCCAGCAAAATTCTTTGCGCTATGCATTGATGTTGACAGCTATGAATATAATGCAGAATTCAATCAGTATTTAGAAAATGCTAGATTACGTAGCCCGCTAAATGATCTACCTGTATACGGTAATGGTACAGCAGTAAACAGTTATGTTAACTGGATTGTTGACTACATCCAACAATTGGGTATGAGTGGACATGATAAAGTATCTGACCTAGTTAATAACCTAGATGTACGTTTAGCATATAGAGTTGCGGGCTTCAGCGACAAAGATATGTTAAAGTTCTATGTTGAAAAAGGTAGCCCAAATAGTAAGAACAACAGCTTGTTGATCCCTGACGAGAGTTACGGAGTATTGTTATATAACAATCAACCGTTCACTAAAGTAGTTTACAGTTCAGTTATTATACAAAAGACTATTAATGGTTATAAAGTATACGGTAACAGTCAGAATACTGCGTTCTTTAAAACGTTAGTACCTAAGATGAATGGCAACTATGACAAATATGTTGTAGCGGATGTAACAATTTATGTTAGCAAAGAATACACCGACAAAACACTAATAGTACCATACGGCACTGAGTTTTATAGTGTACAAGCGTTGTCTGAGTTCTTAATTAACTACGGTCGTTATTTAGAGAACGATGGTATGATATTTAACAATATCGAAAACGGTATTGTTGAGAACTGGGAACAAATGGTTGCTGAAGCAATCTACTGGACACAAAGTGGTTGGGAAGCCGGTAGTACAGTTAATGTAAATCCGGCAGCTACTAATCTAAAAATTAATAAAGAAAGTGGAATTGTTCAACCTTTAACATTCCATCAACAAAACTATGTGTTGAATCAAAACTTAATACCAATCCAAGTCAAAGATATGAGCTTGATTAGAAACGGTACTGAGTTTGAATTAAATGTGTTACAAAATACAGATACTTTTAGTTACATGACTGCTAACATTAGCAACTATGAGCACTGCATTGTATTTGATAACGTTACACTATTCAATGATGTGATTTACAATTTAGTTACAGGCTTACGTCAAGAACGTGTTTTAGTTAAAGGTGTTAAGTCTGCTGAATGGAACGGACAAGTTGATGCACAAGGATTTATCTTAAATCAAGATAATATACAAGAATGGCAAGAGAATATAAAATACACTAAAGGTGTGATTGTATTGTACAAAAACAGTTACTATACTAGCACAAAGATTGTTCAACCTAGTAGCACGTTCAATGAAACTGAATGGGTAAAAACCGATTACGATTCAATACAGAAAGGGTTATTACCTAACCCAAGCACACGTTCATATGAAAGTTTGTTGTACTATGACATTCATAATACAAACTTAGAGAATGATGCTGATTTATTAAGTTTTAGTTTGATTGGTTATAGACCACGTGATTATTTAGCCGTTGCTAATTTAGATGATGTGACTCAAGTTAATGTATTCATTAATATGATTGAATCTATGGGTACATTAGGTGGTGCAAATCAATTGAAGAACATTACTGTACCTCAAGGTCAATTAGGCTATGACATATATGAAAACTGGGCTATCAAAACAGGCGAGTTTGGTGGCGTACTTAATCAGAATTTTATCGAGTTCAAGTTAGCTGAAAACGAATTGACAGGTAATCCAGGTATTATTGGTGTGACTAATGGTATAGAAGTAGTAGAAGGTGTTGAACAATCAGTACCGTTATACTCACTAACAAATTACGGCAGAGTGTTAAACAATATCGCTGTACTACCTACTGTAGATGACATCAGTGTTAAGAGTTTACCTGATGCGGGCTATGTAAACTTTGATGACGTAAAAATTCACAGTTATAATTTCAATGGTTTATATCGTGCTAATCAACCTATTGAAAAATTATACAATGGTGACTATATTTGGTTAGCTGATTATAAAGGTAACTGGAATGTATACACACCTGTACCATTAAGCACGTTAACCAAACAAGGTATAGTATTAATATCAGTTGAAAACAATCTTACAGGTACAGCAACATTAACATTTAATAAGGCGCACGGTCTATCTAAGAATGATTTGATTGGTGTAATTAATTTCAATGAAGACATTGATGGTTATTATAATGTAGATAAAATTATTAGCGAAACCAGTATATCAATTACAGTTACTTTGCAAGGTGCTACATTAAAACTTAGAGGTAGCGGAGTAGTATTTAAGTTAGTAACACATCGTGTAGACACACCTAGTGACACAACTTCTTTACCTATCTTAGGACAAGAATTTGAAAAGTTTAAAGTTTGGGCAGATCAAAACTCAGATGGTAACTGGGCTGTATATGAAAGAGATGACAGATATAAATACGAGGATTTTAATAAACCATTCTTTACTACTAATTTTGGTAGTTCTGCTGTATATGTACCTGAATTAGGTTACTTAATTGGCGATACCGGTGAAGGTAAAGTTTATCTTTATACATATAATCCTATTGCAAAACAATATTTAAACACTTTAGAGATTGATGAAGGTAGTAATTTTGGTAGTTCAATGGAAACTGCTGGTAACATTGTAGTAGTTGCTAAGACTACAAGTGCATCCAGTGATATTTATGTATATTCTGTAGTTACTGAATATGGTATCAACCAAATTATAGGACAGCAAGTAATATCGTTAGGTGGATATTGTGGCTACAGTATGGCTTTATCCGGTGATACAGATTGGTTATACATATCTGACAATACAAATAATAAAGTTTATATCTATCAATTAGATGCAGACTATACTCGCACTAACACAACTTACCCGCTAGATGGTAATGTTACTGCAGGATCTAATACATTTGTAGTTAATGGTAATAGAACTTCTACGTTTGTATCAGGTACTAAAGTTTCTTTCTCTAGTGCTGACTATTCACCTGTATATACTATTATTTCGTCTAAATGGGATATCGTACTCAACAAGACTACAATAACATTGGGTAAAGAAATTCAAACTAACATTATTACTGCAACTGCTACATATATTGCTACTACTAATTACACTAGTTGCGGTTATATAGATTTACCTGACTCATCTGCTGATGACAATTTTGGTAGTCAAGTAACAACAAACCATGATGGCTCTATGGTATTCATTAATTCTCCTAACAGAGAATATGATGGTGAATATGAAACATGGGCACCTAGTACAACTTATACTGCAGGAACTGTTTTGTTAAACAGTGGTACGTACTATAAAGTACTTGCAGACGCACCGGGTGCATTGACATTCTCTCTTATAGCTAGTTATGTAAGCGAACTAAAAGACATTGGTTACGTGTATGCATTTGAGAGATTAACTCAAACTTACGAACAACAGTATAATGCATTACCGTTAGTACCCACATTGTTCACAACAATATGGTCTTCATCTACATTACACCCTACGCCATTCTTATACCTTAACGGTGTAAAACTAATTGATGGTGCAGACTATGCAATTGTAACAGATACAGTCACAGTTGATACACAAGTTAATGCAGGTGATATCATAACTGTGTCAAGCTCTGAGTTCGTACTTAAACAAGTACTATCATACTATGATACTATTTCAGACTCACAAAACAATACTGAATTTGGATATGGATTAGATACAAACAAATACGGTAATGAAGTATTAGGTGGATCACCGTACATTATTAATAGCGACGGTCAAGAAGGCGCAGTCTTTAGATTTACTGATGGTGGTAAAAAATACGGGATGATTATAGGAACAACGAATGCATCATTATCATCACCTACACCAATACTAATCAATGGCTTTGAAGTAACAGTTTCTGGAACGGCAGCAGAAATTGCAACAACAATTAACAACACGCATATTAATAATGTAGTTGCATATAATTCAAATGGTATATTAGTAATAGGTTTGCGTGATGTAAGTTTGAATCCGATTGGTAACAAACTGTCAATTACTGTAACTGATAAGACTATATTGGAAGAGTTAGGTATAGCACCATATACAAAAACTCAACGTATTGAAGAAATTTATAGTGGTACTAGAACACAATTTGGTGCTGCAATTAGATGTAATGAGTTGAGTAGTTTTGTAGTAAGTGCTCCTGTAACAACACGCCGTGCTATTACTAGATTTGATTACATTGATGACAATCAAAACAACGATACTATATTTGACAATGACTTCACTACCTTTATTGATGGGTTTGCAAACGCAGGTGCAGTCTACATGTATGACTATCTACCTAAGTATAATGAAAATATCAATAATCCAGGACAGTATGTATTTGCTCAATCATGTAATGATGTTACTGAAGACTACGGTTATGAACCTAATTATGGTCAAGCGTTGTTCTTTGGTGGTTATCGTGTATTAATCGGTACACCTAACTTTGATAGTACAGCATACAACGGACGTTTAGTAATTTACAAAAATGCAGAAAACAAAGCTGACTGGAGTGTTCATAGATCAAGTAGTCTTGTAGTTGATATTGATAAATTGCAAGGTGTTCAGTTATACAATAACTTAGATAACACAACATTGACTTCACTAGATTATATTGATCCGTTACAGGGTAAACTATTAGGTGCAGTACGTGAAAATATTGATGTGGTTTCTAGTAGTGATCCTGCAGGCTATAACATTAATAACGTATCTACTAATGTAGTATGGGGTGCTGGACATGTTGGAACTATCTGGCTAGATGTATCAGGTATGCGTTTTGTTAACTATCATCAAAATGATGTAGTGTACAATAGTGAGTATTGGGGTAAAGTGTTTACCGGCAGTGATGTAGCTGTATACTCGTGGATCGAAAGCACAGAGACTCCTGCATTCTATACTGGTACAGGAACACCGTACGATTTAGAAAAATACGCATCAACAGTAATCCTAGATAGCGCAGGTAATTTGATAGCCAAATACTATTACTGGGTAAGAGACACTGGTATAGTGTTTACTAAGAAGGGTAAAACTTTAGCCGATGTTATATTAGAGACATATATTGAAGATCCGCAAGGATCTGGTATAAGTTATTTTGCACCGTACACACCTAACGTATTTGGTCTGTATAACGCAAGAGAGTATTTAAATACTACTAATACAAGTATTCACATTGGCTTCAGTACTGGTACCAACGATGACGTAGCACACAATGAATATCAATTGATTCGTGAAGGTTATGCAGGTGATTTCTTAAATGGTATCCCGTCAGCAGCCAATTCGTACAGCGAACCTACAAGCTTGTACAATCGATTACTAGACAGCATGGCTGGTTTAGATGAAGCAGGTTTATTAGTACCTAATCCATACTTACCAAAGTTATTGCAACGTGGTATTTCAAGCAGACCATCACAAAGTTTCTTTGTTGATAGATTCACTGCACTTAAGAATTATCTAACTTACGCAAATGAAGTTATGGCATCATTCCCGATCGTAGAATCTAAAAGCCCTACATTCTTAACTAAAGTTGGTGCTGTTAATCCTAGTAACGATCTACCTTTCTATGATACTAGTAATGTTTGGGAGTATGTTGATTGGTGGGCAGTTGGTTATGACAATAACACTAAGACAGCATTTGACGTACCTAAATACTATAACTTAGCTGAGTTAAACCCGGTTGAAGGTTTATTAGTAGGAGTTGAAACTAACAGTGACGGTAAACGTGAAGTATATATATATCAAAATAGTACATGGAACCGTATTGGATTACAAGACGGTACTATTCAGTTTAAGAGTATACTATGGGACTATGGATCAAATAGACTTGGCTTTGGTAACTTCTTTGATACTACACCGTTCGATAGTTTCCCATCACAGGAAACTAGAAATGTAATTCGTGCATTGAATGAAGAAATCTATACAGATGATTTGTTGATAAACAGAAATGTTAGTTTAATTTTATTATTGAAATACATTGAAAGTGAAAACATTGAATCACAAAATTATTTACCATGGTTAAACAAAACATCGTTTATTGATGTTGCACATACAATACGTGAATTGCGTGAGTATGAAAAGTTTCAGCGTGATAACGTTGATTTCCTGTCAGGTTATATCAACGAAGTTAAACCATACCATGTAGTAATTAAAGATTTTTACTTGAAGTATTCTGGTGTAAATGTATATCAAGGTGATATTACTGACTTTGATCTACCATCGATGTATAACAAAGATAACGAACAATTTATAACACCAACATTAAAATTTGATTCAACGACAGGTGATGCCGAGTTCTTGCCCACAGCAAGTATATGGGATACTCCTGAATATGCAAGTTGGTATCAAAATTATGGTTTAGTTATCACTGGACAACTCAATACCTATGTTGGTAAGATTAAGAGACAATTAACGACAGTTAGTAACACGATTTTGATTGGCAACACATTTGGATTCCCTGTACAAGGTTTAATTAGAATTGACGATGAATTGATTACATATACCGGTGTTAATAGAGAATTAGGAATATTAACAGGCGCCTCTAGAGGTTATAATGGTACTACAGTATCTTCACATGATTACAACTCATCTGTATATATGGATATACCGGGAGTAGTTGTGTATGATACTGCGAGAGGTTATGTAGATCCTCCTATTATTAATGCAGTAATAGATACAAGTATATATCCTGCACCAAGAGTACCTGCAAGATTCCGTGCAGTTATGCAAGTGGATAAAGTTATTGGTGTAGATGTATTAAATCCAGGTGAAGGTTATGTTGTCACACCTAGACTAGAATTTCAATCTAGTATGTCAATTGATTTTACTAACTTTGATATTAACTATATAGATAGTACTATCACAATTCAATCTACTGCCTTTGTTACAGGTGATTGCTTAGAGTATAGTACAAGTAATTTTAATGTAACTGGATTGACAGAACACTCTCATTACTATATTAGAATACTTACATCTAATGTTATTGAGAGTATCATTGCGTTGTACTATACTAAGAATGATGCAATGGTTAATTCTAATAGAGTGATTCTATTTGATTCAGGTAACACTGTTAATGCTAAATTAAGCATGACACCACGTGCTGAAGTAATTATGGGCAGAAGTGGTGTCAGAAGTATTAAACCTATATTAAAGTTTGATAGAACATCATATAGACCATTAGTAGAAGAATGGGTACCAGGTAACTTTTATGGTTCTGGATTAAACATATTAAACTCAAGTAGTAGTGAAATGTTAGCCATAGCACAACCATATGAAGATATGCCTAAAGTTAATCGTGGAGTAACAAATGCCGCATTGTTTGTAGTTCAAAACGTATTGATGGGTAGTTATTTTGATGTTACTGAAATTACTGAACCTGGATTAGGATACAGTGTTGGTGATACTATAGTGGTACCTGGTACTGATATGGATTCAACATGGGCTAGTCCAGGCAATGACTGTACTATTACAGTAGCAACCGTTGATATTGCAGGAGCTATTACTAGTGTTACGGTAGCCGGTTCTCCTGGTCTTGTAACTAGAAGTAGTTTACAGGGTGCATTATTTCCAATATTGGGAGTAACATCAGTGGGCGGCCAAGCTAATGTTACTTTAGATTTTAGTATATCTGGTTTAGATTCTAGTAAGTTAAAAAACTTAAACTTGTATTTCTACAATACACTACCTCCTTACACATATGATGATTCTGCCGCCGGTGGCGCAGTAATTAAAGTTTATAGACCTAAATTTACACCTAGTAAAGTGTTAAACGAATATGTTATAACTATTATTAATAATGGTGCTATATACAATGCTGGTCAAAAGATTACTATTTTAGGTTCAGTATTGGGCGGTGTAAATGTAGTTAATGATGCTACTATTACTATCACTAGTGTAACCAGCTTAAATGCAATTCAAACTGCATTTGTGTCTGGTGTAGCTGTTGGTGGATTTAGGTCTTATTATGTAACACCTATTAGTAGTACAACTATAAAGATATTTAATGATATCAATATGACTATTCCTACTCCAGTAGCAAGTTTCCCTTACACCGTAGGAGATCAAGGATTTGTTAACGATCCTGCACTAGCAACAAGTAGCTCAAGTTATAACTACACAAACTATGTTGTTTATAAAGACAAGATATTTAAATGTGTTCAAGACACCAACAGTCGTACTTTCTTATACGATCAGTGGGAAGAAGTAGATTCTAATCTTGAGTTGTTCAATGCTTTGGATCGTATTGTTGGTTATTATCAACCAACAAGCGACATGCCTGGCAAAAACTTGCAAGGGCTTGTTAAAGGTATAACATATACTAATAATACATATTATGGTAATCAGTTCGCACCAGAAGATCAATATCCATTAGATATCAATCTAAAAGGTCAATACTTCTATCCAGCATATGTTGATATTAGAAGTATTACGTATGACGGGACACAATATGTTGCTGTGGGTGAAAATGATAGTAACTCAGTTGTATTAAAGAGTACTAATGGCACAACTTGGAGTATTGCAATTATTTCAGAGCAACCATTGGATGTACGTGATATTGTATACGATAGTACAGCCGGTGCATATGTTATAACATCATACAATTCTACTACTCCTGTGTTGATTAGTTTTGACGCTATTACTTGGGCGTCAAGCGGCCCATTCACACCGTACGATATTGGTGGGTATGACGATGATCCTTTTGATAGAACATCTATTAACCTATCTAATATGCAAATGGTCGGGGACACATATGGTAACGGCTTATATGTTAGTGTAGGTAATAGATATATTATTACCAGCGATAATGGAATAAGTTGGGAGAAACGTTTCGACTTTGGTGATACAACTCGTACATTGAATGCAGTATCATATGCAAACTTAACTGCATTTGATGGCTTTGTTGCTGTGGGTGGACATACCTCTACTAGTACTGGCTCTGGCACTATAACATACGGTGATATTGTAATCAGCTATGATGGTGTTAATTGGACTTATTTAACTCCTCCGTTAACTGGTTATAAGCTGTATGGTGTGGCTGCTGATAGCACATATATTGTTGCTGTTGGTGAATCAGGTGTAACTTATTACACAACCAATGGTAGTAACTGGGTTACTGGACAAGTATTATCTTCTGCTGACTTTTATGATTTAGTTTATGCTAATGGATTGTTTGTTGCTGTAGGTGAAGGTGGAGAAATCTATACTTCTACTGATGGACAAGTATGGACAAGCAGTACATCTGGTGTCACTGATAACCTTAAAGGTGTATATTACAACGGTACTCAGTATGTAGCAGTAGGTGATAATTCTACTATATTGTTTAGTCCGGATGCTATTACATGGACTAAGGTCGGATTGTTGCAACAGAATGCACCGTTCTATGACGTACAGGGTTCATCATTTGATTATGGTTATGCACCGGAAGAAATGGTTGCAGGTGTAGTTAGTGATAATTTATCCATGTATGTAAAATCTAGACCAAGTGGGTCATGGGATTATCAAACATATCAGCATACTGGATTCAGTATGGTGTCAAGAGTGGCATCACCTGATGTGAATAACACGGTAAGTTTTGATGGGTTAGTTGATATCCCTGCAACTGTATCTGTGTTTGTAGTAGATCCTATTACGTTAATTGGAAATCGTATTTACGAAAGCACATCAGTTACTAATATCAACTACACTTATACAGTGGATTGGACTAACAAGACAATAACACTTGATAATGCATTAACTAGTAATGAAACTATCTTAATAGAAGTATATGAAGTTGGTGGCGGCAGTCAGCTTGCTAAAGATTCTACTGACAACGTTCCGTTAAGAATAAACAATATTAACGGATTTAGCGAGATACATTTGGGTTATAAATATGATAGTCAAATATATTTTACTCCTATATGTTTCTTAAATGGTGTTAAGTTAACATATATTTCTGATTTTTACTTAGATACTACAAGTCAAGGAACTACTAAGATTTCCTTCAATGATACATATGTACAAGGTGTTGACTACATCACCTACACTATTTTTGGTAATACTGTTTCAACAGGACAACCTGAGCAATATGGTTTTAGTATCCCTGAAACACAAGTTATTGTAGCTGATGGTACTGCTACATCATGGGCGTTAGATAATTTTGTATATTATATTTCACCGTTGGACACAGCATCACAGCTTTCAGTAAATGATACTGCTATTGTTGAAATCAATGGTATAAGAAAAACTACACCAGCAGATTTAACATATAACATTACACCTAATATCTCTGCAATTATAAGTGTGTCTGCAGCCAATGCATTCTCATTTGTTATAGCTACGTATCCAGATATAGATAAAGTAGTTGCAGGAAGTAATATTACATTTGGATCTGATCCCACGTTGTATCCAATCACTGCAAGTAATGTAGACCCCGGTGACTCATCATTATGGACATTAACAACTACAGGAGCACCTAGCGTATTGCCCGGTACTGGAGTAGTAGTTTCTGCTATTATCGTATTTGATACCGCACCTTCAGCAGATGATATTGTAGCAGTAACAACTTTTAACGATACTCGTCAACAAGCATTAGTGCTAGATACTGATACTAATTTCGAAGTAAATCAAATTTATTATATCAATAATAGTATTACACCTGTGCAACTTGTATTAGCAAATCCAATTGGATCCGGCGCTTGGGCTAATGGTACTATGATTAGAATTGATGGTATCGAAGGTAGTGTTCAGTTAAATAACAATATATTTTATGTAAAACAAAATACTACAAATACATATGCGTTATTTCTTGATCCTGCAACCACTACACCCTTGCAAAGTAAATTAGTAAGCAAGTATGTGCGCGGTGGATATGCATGGAAAGACTCACAAGTGTTTACGGTTACACAGCCGTTGTTTACTGAGGAAGATAACAATAGAGTTTGGGTAGCTATAAACGGTGAACGTTTAAGCCCAAGTAGCTTACGTTATATAACCGGCAATGGGTTAAATTTATTGACACCTATTATATCAACAGACGTTATTACTGTTACTAGTATGATACCTAGTGCAACACCAAATGAATTGGTATATAATCTTACAGTTGATAAGAATGCAGACACTGCAGTCTATCGTAGTAATAATAATACTTCTACGTGGTTAACACAAGACCTACTAATAACGGATGATACTATCTATGTTAATGATGCATCACGTATGGTTGATACTTTAGTACAAACTATTCAAGTACTTAACAATGGTACTAGCTTAGTAGCTCCGGTACAAGCAGATTACGCTACAGTGCGTGAAGTCACAGTTTATAATCAAAATACATTGTCACAATTAAATCCTAGTTCATATGCATTAGTAATTATTAATACTGCTACGGTAATAGAATTTAATAGTGAAGTGTCATTAGGTGATAGAGTAATTGTAACATTGCGTGTGGGTGAAATTTTAGTAATCAATAGTGAACGAATTAGATTCAATCTAATTGACTACACAAATAATACAATATCAGGTTTGACACGTGGAATTCAGGGCACAGGTGCTCAGAATGTACATTCTACTTATTCACAAGTATTCAGTTTGATTCCTACTAATGAATTGTTTAAACCTTACTATTATCAGGTATGGGATGATATTGTGTTCCAAGATATAACAACTACTGTTACCAGTACGACACCTGGTGAATTTAAGTTCTTAATAGCTACTACACCTGATATTGTAAATGTAAAAGCCGGTGCTTCTATTGTTTTTGGAACTGACCCAACCGCATTTGACATAGCAACTAGCATTAAGGATCCTAACTATCCTACATTATGGATAATAAGAACTACCGGATCTCCTGCAGTAGTTCCCGGAGATGACGCTGTGATAACATATGTATATTCGGGTAATCCGTTGCAATTAAGCACAACAGATCCTGCAAGATTCTTAAAATCCGGTAATATTTAAAAGATAAATATATTATTATGAATAACGATAAAACCGAAAATGTTGTTGAAGAAAAGGCTGAAATAGGGCCCAAACCTGATGAAACAGGTGGGTTTTACTTTAGCACCTTTATAAAGATAACCGACCCGGACACTAACGAAGTTTTACTTCAAGCACGAGGCGATAACTAATGTCAAATATAATGATTCCAATGAAAATTGAGGGCTTTTTAAAAGTCTATGACCCCAACAGTAATGAGGTATTTGTAGACAAAAAGAATGCGATACACTATGAAAACATTAGTGAAGCTATTGCTTACACGTTGAGCAGTAGAGGTTTTGGTCAGATTTACAAGATGGCGTTCGGTAATGGTGGTGCAAGCGTAGATGAAACTGGTATTATTACATACCTACCTCCTAATACAACTGGACAAAATGCCGCACTATATAATCAAACATACGCAAAAATAGTTGATGATACAAATGTTTTAAACACGGATCCTACAAGAAATAAGATGACAGTAAGTCACGTGTCGGGAAAAGTATACTCAGATATCATAGTTCAATGTTTATTGGATTACGGTGAGCCTCCTGGTCAAAGCGCATTTGACAATGGAAACCAATTAGAAAGTAGCTATACATTCGATGAAATCGGGTTATTAGCAGATTACGGTCGAGACAATACGGGAAATGAGCTAACTAAGTTACTTACTCACGTAATATTTCACCCCGTACAAAAGAGTCTGAATAGACAAATTCAGATAGATTATACGATCAGAATCCAGAGCTTAACAAACCTGGTCACAATTTAAGATAAATACTTGCAATAGTCGGAGCAAATAAATGGCATATACAATCATACGAAGCGATGGTAGCACACTAACAACAATAGCTGATGGTACCATAAACACCAGTAGTAGTTCTATCGGTTTACCGGGCAGGAACTTCTCAGGTTACGGACAAACATTAGATACTAATATGGTTAGAATAGTGGAAAACTTTGCGGCAAACACACCGCCATCAAACCCTATTCGAGGTCAACTATGGTACGATATTACTGGTACAGGGACATTAAAAGTTTGTCCAGCTGACGGTACAACAAATTCAGCGGCATGGTATACTCTTACTACTACTAGTTCAGGTGGTAATGCTACTTTTGCTAACTTAACAGTTACTGGTAATGTGATTGCTAATAATGCCAGTATAGCAGGTAATATTATAGGTGATACGATAACTGTACGTTTAGCAACGGTATCCGACACTTTATCAGCGGGCACAGCAGGAATCACAACTGCTACTATGGGTACTGCAGTTACTGGTTTAATAACAACATCAGCTAACTTAACATCGGCTCCGAGTACAGCAGGTTCTATGTATGGTAGATGGACAGTGTACGGCAATTCTACTGGTAATGCAATGTTCGTTTCTACCGGTAATATTACATTTTCACCTAGTAGTGTTAACGGTATCAAGTGTGATAACTATATGTACGCAAACGGTGTATCTTTTAACCCATCAGGCTCATATACCAACTCTAACGTGTTTGACTATTTAACCGGTGCAAATGCCGTAACGCAGTTTACTGGAAACATCGCACCAACTAAAGTTACTACTACTGCAATTGCAGGTGGCGGTACAGTTACTGGTACATGGACATTAGGCTCAGGCGCTCGTTGGCAAGCAACATTCGCTGACTTGGCAGAACGTTTTGAAGCTGATGCAGTTTATGCTCCAGGCACAGTCGTTGAGATTGGTGGAGAAAAAGAAATCACTGCAGTATCTTCTGATTTAAGTGAAGATGTATTCGGTGTTGTATCTAATACAGCGGCATACTTGATGAATCAAGGTGCAGGAAATGATGAAACTCACCCTCCTATCGCATTGAGTGGACGTGTTACTGTAAATGTGACAGGTGTAGTTAAGAAGGGTGATAGATTGGTAAGTGCCGGTAAAGGTCTTGCTAGAGCAGGTAATAAGAGTGAATTAACCGCATTCAATGTAATTGGTCGTTCACTTACGACTAAAAATGATGAAGGTGTAGGAACAGTATTAGCTGTAGTGAACATAAGGGTATAACATGGCTTTTAGTGCAAACGGTTTAATAGACGCAGCATCCTTTAATAATTTAGCAACTAACTCATCTTCGGGAGCTAGTGTTAATAGTCTGTATAACACTGGTACAGGGATGTATGGTTACGGGCAACTTAGCCCGATAGCTAATGTTGCACTAGGAGACATAGTAACTAGTTCACAATGGACTAGCTTAAATACTAGAATTACTGCGATGGGAAACCATCAAGGTACTGGATTAGGACTTCTTCCTAGCACTGCAGTGAATAGTCTTATTACATACGATGCAGATTATCCTAACAATATTGCATTATTAAAAACTAGGGCGTTATATGCCGTTGCACAAGGGACTACTTCTTCTGTAACAACTCAATGTACTTCTACTTGGAGTAATTCTTGTACATTTACTCAAACAATAACGTTCTCTTCAGGTGATGCCGCTAGATACTTTTTTAATAGTGGCGGACAACTTAAATTTACATTCTCATCACCTATAGGTCCTAGTTATACAGTTAATTACGTGATGAATAAGTTAGCAGAAGATGCGGGTACACTTGTATTAAGTGCACCAAGTAGCGGCAAGACTGTTATTGCAATTACTGACTATAACGGAATAACACAAAAGAATTCTCAAGCCCCTCCGGTTATATTAGATGCTAATAAAGGTTATTACGGTTTAACCACATCATACTCTACTGTATTCAAGCAATTAGCAAGATTTGGTATTGTTACATATACAGGTTCATTTATTAAAGTTGATATGAAAACAAACGGTCCTGTAGGTTCAAATCAGGACAACGGTAATATAATCACTGTAACAATTCTATGGGATGAAGTTCCTAATGGATTAACGGTAAATGCAGGAACTTCCGTAACTTGCATTGTTGTACCACCGTCTACTACTTACTTAAATAACGTTTGGGGAACACCTACAGTTACTGGAAGTTTTGTAGCGGTATAATATGCAACAGGTTGAATTTAGACTTTATTACGATGATAACGGTAGTGTGTTGTTTTACACATGTGAAAAGCCTGAGGGAAAATACATTGTAATTGATAGTTTGGTATATGCGGCATGTAGAATGGATATAAAAATTGTCGATGGTAATATTGTAAAAAAATCTCAAGCAGTTTTTTCACAACTAGTTCAGACTATAGATGGTATTGCATGTACTAAAGAAGATATATCTATACTAGTATCTGATGATTATTCTAATATCAATAACTGGGATATACAAATACGTACTGTTACGGGGGCATAAATGGCTTACGAACAATCTGGTAAAATTGAAGCCGTCGATGTTGTAAATCAGTTAATAGGACCCGTACCTACAGCCCAAAGACTTAACACATTATGGGGTTACGGATTTGGAAACAGAGGGTACGGACAGTCACCATTATTACCAAACGTTAACGTAGGTGATCCGGTACTTGCATCAGATTGGAATGGGATGAAAAATTTAACTAATACGATAGCCCAACATCAGGCTACTCTTTTAAGTTACAGTGTCCCTAAGGATACGTTTGCTCCTGGCATTAACATATTATATAACCAAGGTCTTACTAAAACTTATATTGATAAAATAGACACAAATAGAATGTCTAGTGCGGTTCAAGGTAATTATTCTGTATATACAGTAGAAAATGCTTTTTCATGGACTAACAAGTTAACATATACAATGACTGCAACGTTTCCGACTGGTGACTCAGCTAGATTCTTTTTTAATTGCGGTGGCCAACTAGCAGTCAGAACTTGGCAACCCGGATATCAGTCAGGAGTTCCGACACGATTGATGATTTCTAGATTGGCACAGGAAGCAGGCACTATATATTGGTCTGCTATGGCTGGCGGCTCTACTAAAACTAAAATAGCAGGTGTGGAATTTGCCGCTACTACTAAAATAGGCGGTTCAGGTACTCCTGGGTCTATTTCAGGATCACAAGATTACTTTCAACCAACTACTTATACCTCTACCCCTGTCAGTATTTTTAAACAAACGGTAAGTAATGGGGTTCCTGGATACGATGCTTCTTTTATTGAAGTGTTGGTAAATACTAGCGGAGATAAAGGATCCTATGGAGCTAATGGTAATGTTATTACTTTGAAACTAGTAGTAGATGTGGCTCCTTATAGTACTTCAATAGCAGCCGGCGGTATTGGATACCTCTATGTCATCCCTCCGATCGTCAGTTCACAATCATACTTGACCCAAGAATCTTGGGGAATACCTTCAGTGGTTATGTCTGTAACAGCACAGTAATTAAATTTAATTAGGTAACTGTACTACTATCTAAATACTTTTAGGAGTATGTATGGACACCAAACAATTATTGACTGAAGTTAAAGCACGGTTTAATCACAACTTAGCTAAAGAATATCTCAAAGACAAATACGAAAGCAAACTAATATTTGCTGAACAAGGTGGGTTGTGGAAAGCATCTACTGACCTGTTAACTTTTCTAAATTCTTCAACAGATGAAACACTTATACTACTTGATAGTTACCAAAATCCAGTAAAAGTTACACGCATCACCATATTAGCCAAAACTAAAGAAGTATATAATACTGTTATGTTTGATTGGTTAGCTGAATGGAAACAATTAGAAAGTAAAAGATGAAGGGAGCTGTGTTATTTGCTTTCAACAATGAAACTACTGATTACGTTGAAATGGCAATCTTTACGGCTAAACGAGTTAATAGGTTCTTGAACTTACCGGTAACGTTAATAACTGATAGCACCACTGACTTAACCAAATATGATTACACATTTGATAAAATAGTACACGTTGAAAGTGTTAGAGATAATAAACGAAACCATAGTACTTGGGTGAACAAAGGTAGATATCAAGCATTTGAACTTAGTCCATATGATGAGACATTAGTATTGGATGTTGACTACGTAGTCAACAGTGATCGTTTACTAAAAACGTTTGACATATATGATAACTTTATGTGTCATAAAGAAATTAACTTTCTGATGGCACCTAGTGACACACAAGAAAGAGTGGGCTACTCGGGAATAGATAGTGTGTGGGCAACCACACTCACCTTTAATAAATCCAAATATGCAGAGCACATTTTTAATTGTGTAAAAATGGTACAAGATAACTACCAACACTATGTTCAATTGCACGGTATTACTTTACCTTACTATAGAAATGATTATGCGTTTGCGATTGCATTACGTATTGTAAATGGGCACATAGATAACCAAAGATCATTCATGCCATGGAAGTTATTACATGTTGGTCCTGGAACGCACGTGTACAAAGAATCAGATACTGAATACACCTTATTGCATGATACAATGAAGAATAACAAACTGAAGAAAGAATATATTACAATCAAAGACTTAGACTTTCATATGCTAAACAAAAACAACTTTGCGGAGATTATTCATGAATAAAGGTTATGTTATATTAGCACAAAACACGCATGAGATAGACTATGTAGGATGTGCAGAAGCTTTAGCATTAAGTATAAAAAAAGCAATGCCCGAATCTAATATAACGTTGATTAGTGATAATCAAAGCGATTGTTCAGCCTTCGATAACATTGTTGCATTACCGTACGGAGATTTAGCACCAACTAGTAATTGGAAATTAATCAATGACTGGCAAGTATACGAAGCAAGCCCATATGACTATACAATCAAGTTAGAAGCTGATATGATTGTACCTAGTAATATTGACTATTATTGGGATGCCTTTAAGGATCGTGATTTAGTTGTATCAACTGACATTCGAAACTACAGGGGAGACATTGTAAAAGATGTGTACTATCGACAGTTTATTATCAACAACAATTTACCTAACTGTTATAACGCACTTACGTATTTCAGAAAAAGTGAATTGGCAAAGCAATTCTTTGAACTTGTAAAAGATATTTTTAAAAACTGGGAACAATATAAACTAATACTAAAATGCAAGTCAACCGAAGAAGTATCTACTGATTGGGCTTATAGTATAGCATGTCATATACTGGGTATTGAAAATACAACTATGAATTCTTATGACAAGTTTACTATGGTTCATATGAAGCAAATGATTAATGACTTAGCAACTAATGATTGGACACAAGAACTAGTAACTGAGTTTACAGAGAATGGATTTAGAATTAACACCTTTGTACAAAAGCACCCTTTTCACTATCATGTTAAGGATTTTAATAAAGTAGTGAAAAAGAATGTCAGATGAATATAGATTATACTACGATGAATATGGGTATCCTATAACTTATGTATGTGTAGTTGATTCTATAGAGCCAACTAACATCAATGGAAAATATATAGTTGTAGACCATTTTGACTTCCTATGCAAGAATCATAGTATAAAAGTTATTAACGGAAAAATAGTTAGTTTAGAAGAAGCTACAGCACCGCGCAAATTCATTAAGCACAGATCAGGTATAAAATGTGCAAAACAGGACATATCTATTGTAGTAGATGATGATTACAACAACATAATAAGATGGGGAATAAATGATATGACAGATAACGTAATAGACGCAGATGATATAATTGATATAGCAGACTTAGATTGTATCTATCTCAGCTATGACGAACCACAAAAAGAAGAATTCTGGTTAAAGATTAAAAACATGGTGCCTTGGGCTAAACGTGTTGATGGCATTAAAGGCAGTGACGCCGCACACAAAGCCGCAGGTGAAGCAAGTGACACCGAACGTTTTATCTTAATTGATGGTGATAACATGCCGAATGAATCTTTCTTCAATATGCAATTAGACTTTTCAGACAAAGATCCAATCTATAAACAAGCACAGTTCAGATGGAGAGCAATCAATAGTATTAACGGCTTGCGATACGGCAATGGTGGAATGAGTTCATGGACAAAAACATATGTACGTGAAATGCAAACACACGAACACAGCGACGGCAATGATACAACTACAGTTGATTTCTGTTTGGATTCTTCTGATAACTTATACTGGGCAATGTACGATTGCTATAGTACAACTTATCCAAATTACTCACCATTTCAAGCATGGAGAGCAGGCTTTCGTGAAGGTGTTAAGATGTGTTTAGCTGGTGGCAAGAGACCTAGTGTAGACGAGTTCAAACAAAGTGTAGCTAGTAGAAACTTCAATAATTTAACCATATGGCATAACATTGGTCGTGACGTAGAGAACGGTGAATGGGCTATATACGGAGCACGATTAGGTACATACATGACTATGCTTACAGAATGGGATCCAAAGAATGTTCAATGGTTTGATAATTATACTGTACTATGGGAAGAACATATAAATAGAGATCCAGACCGTGAGTCAGCATTGCTCGGAGCCGCATTACACGATAAGCTAAGCCTGCCGATGCTTCATTTTGATGGGTCACAGAGTAAATTTTTTAAACGTCATTATAACGCAGACAAACACAATCTAGGTCCTCTAGTTCGTGAGATGGATGTAATTCGTAGAATAGAAGGATGGTAATGTCAGATAATCATATAGACAAAGTTCATAAAGAGATTAACGAAATTAGTCCTAGTTTCTGTGTAGCTAAGTGGAAGCAAGTAACAATGCATCTGCAAAATGGTCACACACATAGCTGTCATCACCCGTCATCACATCATGTGCCTGTAAGTGAAATTAAAATTAACTCTACAGCATTACACAATAGTGAATATAAAAAGCAACAACGAAAGTTAATGCTTGAAGGTGTTCGCCCGCGGGAATGTGATTACTGTTGGAATGTAGAAGACACTAATCAACATTATAGTGATAGAACTTTTAAGAGTGCGGATCAATCATGGGCATATCCTTATATTGATGAGATTGTTAACAAGCCTTGGAACGCTAACATTGATCCTAGCTACGTAGAAGTAAGCTTTGGTAACGTATGTAACTTCAAATGCAGTTACTGTGCTCCTCAGATAAGCAGTCAGTGGATGGAAGAAGTTGAAAGATATGGTGCATACCCGACAAGCAATCAATTCAACAATTTAGAATGGTTAAAAGCTACTGATGCAATGCCTATTCCAAATAACAAAGAGAATCCTTATGTTGATGCTTTTTGGAATTGGTTTCCTGATATGTACAAGAGTCTTAAGTACTTTAGAATCACAGGTGGTGAGCCATTACTAAACAAAAACACATTCAAAGTATTAGATTACATTATTGAAAATCCTAACACAGATTTGGAAGTTGCAATCAATACTAATATGAATGCACCAGACGAGTTGATGGATAAGTTTATTGAAAAAGTAAAAATCATTATCAATGAGAAGAAACTAAAACGATTTAAATTGTTTACTTCTGCTGAAGCACACGGTAAAGCAAGCGAGTATATTCGTTATGGTATGAATTACAATGACTGGATTGCTAACATGCACAAGATGTATCAAGCTATCCCGGGCATTCAGTTTACTATAATGAGTACATATAACTTGTTAAGCGTCACTACATATACTGACTTCTTAAAAGATATACTATCATTCAAACAACAGTATGGTACTACAACACACTATCCAATGCTATTAGATATACCTTATCTACGCTATCCTTTGCACCAAAGTGTGTTTATCATGGAACAAGAACAATTGGACCTAATGCAAAGTCAAATAGATTTTATGGATAGTAATGTAGTTGCTAACAATATGTCACATCAAGCATTTTATCCAGAAGAAGTTGAACGTCTTAAACGTATTCAAACATTGATTAAATCTCATATTGATGATCCTAAGCCGTGGTTTGATACCAGTCGTAAAGACTTTATCATATTTGTTAATGAACATGACCGTAGAAGAAAAACAAACTTTTTAAAGACATTCCCTAAACTTACTAACATGTACAACAGGTGGTCTAAACTATGAAGATAGCAGTATTGATAAGTGGGGAGTATAGAACATTTGGACATTGTAGAAGAACAATGGATTTTCTGTATGATCCACGTGTTGATATATACGTAAGTACATGGGATAGCTCATCTTACGTTAGCCCTAAAATTAATCTAGACCATACAGAATTGGTTAATTATGACCGTGTTGTTAATGATTTACACAAAGATGCTACAGTACTAATTGAACCACAAAGTTTAATTAAGGAAGTAAAATATAGCACTAAGATGATGCATCGTTGGATATCAGGGTTTAATCTTATAAAAGAAAGCAATAATCACTATGACTATGTGATTGTAATGCGACCTGATTTGTTCTTTAATTACAGTTGCCCAATCGACTTAAACAGTATAGAACAATATGAAAACTCATTAGGAGTAGCATGGGCTACTGACGAATACATTACTAATAGAAAACTACAAGATGTTTTGTTTCTTTCAACCTATAGCAATATGAATAAGTTGTTTAGTACATTAGACATTAACAAATGGATTATCGGTGGTGAGGGTGATTGGCATACGTGGTGGTTTAATCATTGCAATAATACATTACCAATTGCGTATGCTAAAAATTTTAGTAATTGCACTTTCTATCGCTATCTAACTGATAACAATAACCCTACTTTTGATGATGTAATGAATGCACAACATAATTGGCGTGATTTACAGTTACTCAATCAGATAGATATTATGGGAAGAGATGCACTCAAAACTGCATGGCCGGAGAATGTGATTCAAAATGCAGAAGATAAGTGGAACAACGGGTATTTTAATAAGTTTATCAAATGAACATAGCAGTGTTAATTTCTGGTGAGTACAGAGAATTTGAAATAGCGCATCCAAGTTGGGAATTCGATAAATGCGGCAAAGTGGATTACTATTTTTCAACATGGGCAGAGACCTCTGAGGTTAACGATAACTTAAACATCAATATACATGAGAATGTAACAATTGATAGAATACAAAGATATTTACCAATTACTGACTACGTTATCTCTCAGCCACTGTATTACTTATATAACCAGCAAAAAATGATTAATCGTTGGCATGAAGGTTTAAAACTAATACATAAAAGTAACAAAACATACGATGTAATCATTCTTATACGACCTGACTTATATATTGAATATAGTGATTTGTTACAAGACTTCATATCCAAAATGAACTCTAATACCATGTATTGTTACGGTGACTTTCACCGTAATGGAATTGGTAACGTCATGGATCAAATATTCATCGGAGATAGCAATACGATTCTAAAGTTGTTAGACATAGATTATACAACCCCTAAGTTAATTGAGACAACTAACATACATGAATTTTTAGCAGAACATTTTAATCGATTGTTTAACTCTATCCAATTAATACCGTTTAATAAGTTCTACATAGCTAGAAGTAATAGTAGAGGTTTAGCTTCATACTCATATGAAATTATAAAAACAAACTCCGAAATATGGTATCAGCAAAAACATCTACGAGAAACTGTTGTAACTAAATTTAAAGGGTTTTCTAAATCACACGTGATGTTGATAGAAAATTCATTCAGCAAACGCTTTGTTAGAAAACGCAAAAACGTTCAACGTAACCATGACAAGATGAAAGAGTTGGCATCACATGGCTTCAACGTACCTAAAATTATAAACATGCGTAACGATACGCTAGATATGGAATACATATCGGGTATTGATATGAAAACGTTTATATTACGGCACGATGTAAAGCTGTTAGCAAACTCTATCATAGAAACAGTTGATAGGTTTAAGTACACAAGTAAGTCTAAAAACTATGCAAACACATATCAAGAACAGTTAGCATTGATTGATTGTAGTGAGTTGCCATTTACATCCGATGAATTATATATTAGATTACCAAAAGACTTACCACAAAGTCTATGTCATGGTGATTTCACATTAGAGAATCTACTATACAGTAATGGTAAGTTTTATATGATAGATACTGTAACCGGCCCATATGATAGTTGGGTATTTGATATTGCTAAGATGAGACAAGACATAGATGGTCACTGGTTTCTTAGAGACGGTAAGACTGAACTTACGGTTCAATTAAAGATTTTACACGATATATTAGAATCAGCTTTTGCTATTGCATTTGACAATAATTTATACATATTGATGCTACTCAGAGTGTACAGACATTGTAAAGTAGGTACAACAGAGCATAGATTGATATTAGAGGAGATAAAGAGATTATGGAAGTAATTGTACCTGCCGCCGGATTATCTACCCGTTTTCCGGGTACTGTACCAAAATACTTGCTTACTGATAACAATGGTAAGATAATGTTACACAATGCTATAGAACCTTATATAGGTAAATATAATGTTACTGTTGGTATACTTAAACAACATGATGAGTTGTACAACAGCGGAGATATTATCAGAGAGCTAGGTGTTAACGTTGTAGTGTTACCTGAAGTAACTAGGGGTCCAGCTGATACTGTATATCAGATTATAAATCTAGCACAAATACATATTGACCATTCTTTTTTCATTAAAGATTGTGATAGTTACTTTGACCATGAAGTTTCAGATGGTAATTATATTTGCATATCTACGGTAAGTGAGCATGATGTTCTATATAAGATAGCAAACAAGAGTTTTGTTATAGCAAATGAACATGGTATAGTTCAAAGTATAGTAGAAAAGTCTATTGTTAGTAATGAGTTTTGTGTGGGCGGATATAAGTTTAATAGAATTTATGATTTTGTATCAGCGTATGAAAAGTTGATACATAGTATGACAAATGAATTCTTTGTCAGTCATATCATTCAGTATAATATTAGTAATGGTAAAACATTCTTAACTAAGAAAGTTACTGAGTATGTTGATGTAGGAACTATTAAAGAATGGCAAGAACAAAATGTTTAATCTTATTAAGAATATATACTTAAAGATGGTACGAGAGTACAAATATCGCAAAAGGTTAAAGGCAATGAAGAAACGTGATCCCTTTATTTATTAAACCATGAACTACATAGGAATATCAGCAGGGTTTCACGATGCCGCATTGAGTATTGTAGATAATAGTGGTAATATTCTATTTGCTGGACATAGTGAACGTTACAATAAACACAAGCACACTAAACACTTAGGCATTGACATTATAGAAGATGCCAAACCATACCTAACATCTAGTGATATCGAGGTTCATTATTACGAAAGGCCGCTAATTAAATATTTACGGCAATTGCGTAGCGGAGAAAAAACTATGATATCTAGTTTATCTGCAAGAGAGATCATAGGTACAGGCTTACTTCACCGTTTAGAAGATGGACGCAAGAGTAAGATTCATACACATAATCATCATTTAAGTCATGCGGCAGCAGGGTTCCAAACTAGTCCATACACTGATGCCACAGTGGTTGTTATTGATGCTATTGGTGAATTTGATACTATTACTATTTGGAATGCTTACTATGATAAGAACGGTGTAGCGCAATATAAGAAACTATGGGGACAACAGTACCCAGATAGTATAGGGTTATTTTACTCCGCAATGACTAAGAGAGCAGGATTAAGCCCGATGGATGAAGAGTACATTTTAATGGGTATGTCTGCTTACGGAAACATTCTTCCGTTGAAAGAAATGTCTACATCATTAATTAAGTCATACAAAAATATAGTGTTCAATGATAACTTACATATAGGTGTGCCTGATGATTTTATAAAGGATGCTAATGTAATGGATATCGCATATAGTACACAACTAATAGCAGAACAGTTGATTACTTCAGTGATTAGTAAAGCAAGAATGCTAAGTAGTAGTAAGAATTTAGTATATGGCGGAGGAGTAGCATTAAATTGTTTAGCAAATCGATTATTAGGGGATTATTATGATAACATTTGGATTATGCCTAATCCTGGCGATGCTGGTTCTAGTCTTGGTGCATGTGCGCTCGGTTACGGTAAACAGCTTAATTGGACTAGTGCTTATTTGGGTCATACTATACCTGGTGATTACCCTGTTAATCGTCTACTTGATAATCTTATTACCACTGGCATTGTTGGTGTGGCTAGTGGTCGTGCTGAGTTTGGACCTAGAGCCCTTGGACATAGAAGCTTACTTGCAGACCCAAGAGGAAAAGAAATAAAGGATAAAGTAAATGAAATTAAACATAGACAAAAATTTAGACCCTTTGCGCCAGTTATTTTGGAGGAGTATACTGATATGTATTTTGATATCCCTTGTGGCTGGAGTAACAGTAGGTATATGCAAGTCATCAGTCGTTGTCGGGTTCCTGACTTATTTCCTGCTATTATTCATTATGACAACACTAGTAGGGTACAGACTGTTCCAAAGGATGGCTCCGGAATACGAGAACTACTAGAAAAATGGTATGTTATGACCGGTTGCCCTATGCTACTTAACACTAGCTTGAATGTACGAGGTGAACCAATGGTCAATGACAGAGCGGATGCAGATCGATTTGAAAAACTATATGGTATAAAAGTACTATCATAAGTATCTTTATGCTACGAGATGTGTTTTATTACGGGGACAAACCCAATGTACATCCCCGAGAACGTTACGCCAAAGACTTTGATACAGCTAAACAACTAGCTACAACTGAACACTTTTGGATTGTTAACGAGTTCTGTGATTACAAAAATATTGATTGGGATTTTGATTTTGAATTCTTACCCGATGAAGATGTATGGGCAACAGACCATATCAATATCTGGCCTAGTCAATGGCAGAGTGATAGTGGTACATGGTTATGCTCAGTAAAAGCTGACAATGTAAAAATATATCGCACAGACGTAGAACCTGTACATAGAAAAAACGTCATTTCAAGACACTGGGTGAATACTGAAAAGTTTGATACCACTCAATTTGACTATAGCTGGCATCCTGATCCCGCCGAACCACCATTCATATTTCAATTTGGTACTCAATGGGCAAAAACACATGGTCCTCAATACGTATCAGATGGTGCAACTAATATTAAGTATATAACTGAACCTAATGCTAAAATTAAAGCGGATATGACACATTGGGAAAATGCTGTAATTAAAGATTTTGATTATAGCTGGCATCCAGACGCAACTAGTCCACCGTACATATATCAGTTTAATACGTTGCTTGATCTAGACCCCGGCCCTAGATATGTTGTACCGGGCCATAATAATAAAGTAGTTAACATTGACCGTGATATAAGTAGTCTTAATTTCCCAGTATACTATATACAATCATCATTGGATGAGTTGATTGAACAGCACCCTGATGAAGTCTTCTGGGCATTGCGTGATAACATTGACTATGATAAGTTTGATTTTACATGGCGTCCGACTATTGCTAACTTTAAGTATATAAATGTGTTTGGTTCTACTGAGAGTGAATCAACACAAAGTTACTTTGTCAATACTAAAATGATAAAGAAAGGATACAAAGATTTTAACTATATTGAGAACAAACAGTTAGATGATGAGTATCTCGCTAGGTTGTTTAAACCGATAGATATGTTCTACATTGATAGAGGAAACCCGCAATCACAAACACAATTTAATGCACTTAAAGAACGCTTCCCTAATATTAAAAAGACACGTTACATAGGATCATGGACTGATACTATTGCAAGATGTATTAATCATTGTAGCACAGAACTATTTTGGGTATTGAATAGTGAACTAGATTATAGCGAGTTTGACTTCATATACTATCCTAATCCATGGCAAATGCGAATGATACATATATTTGGAACACAATGGACTCATTGGGGTAACACATATGTTATTAATAAAGAACTCTTTTTAGAGAGTACAAAGTATGTTAAGGTCATTGAACATTTAAACGGTCTTAACTTTGTAAAAACTAAAAGGGCTAAAGCATCGAATGTATTATATGATATTGTTTACATTGACCATGGCAATACTGATATGTCACACTTAGTAGAGCAGGGTAAGATAGTTGTTAAGTATAGAAATAGTTATATTGACACATTCAAAGACTTGTTACCGTTGCTCCCTGAAAAGAAAGAACATTATGTTTGGGTAGCTAGTTCTATATGTGATTACAGTTCATTTGATTTCACATACATATGTGATCCTTTTACTAGAGAACAACTACATGTATTCCCTAGTGATAGTCAGAAGTTTGGTGATACGTTCTTAATCAATGTTAATAAACTGCGTGAAGTTATTAATGATGTAGAGTTACTTGAAGATACTGAAGTAAATTATAACAAGCAACAGCAAGTATCTAGATTACCTGCACCAACATTCACTAATACAGATTCACATGCAAATAGTATTAATGTTGACTATAACTTTCCCTATGCTGTGTTTATGACTGCTGATAACATTGTAGAGTACAAAGATACTGAAACAATCAATCTATGGAGTAATAAAGATAAGAACATATTGATTACACACGAAGGCGGGACACGCATCATTGTACCCAAAGAAGCTAGTAAAACAGTTACTAATGAATTGTATGAATATCCATATATAAAAACTATATCAAAGACTAATACTAGTAAGCCATTAGATATTGTATTCTTTAGTAACGGTGAAACTGTTGCCGATCAAAACTATGAACATCTGTTGAATGTTACTAAAGGTATGCCCAACAATGTTAAACGCATTGATAAAGTATCTGGTCGTGTAGCTAGTCAACATGCGGCAGCTAACATATCAGATACTAATTGGTATTTTCTTGTTAATGCTAAGTTGAAAGTGTCAGATAAATTTGATTGGCAATGGCAACCTGATAGATTACAAGAACCAAAACATTATATATTCAACGCATTGAACCCAGTTAATCAATTAGAGTACGGTCATATGGCTATTGTTGCTAACAACAAGAAACTTACATTGAATACAGAAGTAAATGGGTTAGACTTTACTTTGGCTAGTAAGCATCAGTCGCTAAATATTCTGTCAGGTGTTGCTCTGTTCAATACTAGTGAGTTAGAAACATGGCGTACCGCATTCCGTGAGACACTAAAGATTAAAGACAGTGTAGTAAAGAACAATGACACCGCAAGCAAATATAGATTGCGTAATTGGTTAAACGTTGCAGAGGGCGATTATGCCCAAACATGTATACAAGGTGCTAATGATGCTGTAAAGTATTATGAATCAGTAGATGGTAACATGGACAAGTTAATGCTCAGTTATGATTGGGCATGGTTGAGTGAATATTATAAACAGCTTTATGGAAAATAAGAATGCCGTATAAAACAGATATATTGGGATGGATGGTTGAGTCCGAGTTAAAAGTCTTAGAGACTATTGCAAAACAAGTTCCTGTCAATGGAAATATTGTAGAAGTAGGATCAATGTTTGGTAGAAGTGCTGTTTGCTTTGCAATGTCAGCAGATCCCAGTGTTACCATCAATTGTATTGACTATTTTCCTACTGATATGAGACAACAGCATGGTTGTTCAGATGAGGATTCAATTAAAAACAGTTTCCCTATTGCTGATAAACTGTATAATGTTGAGCAAGACTTTATAGAGAATACCAAAGAGTTTAAGAATATCAATATGATAAAGGGTGATAGTCCGCATATATTAGTATATACTCCTGATCCTATTGATTTGTTTTTCTTAGATGCAGGGCATGCCAATCCTAATGATTGGGACAATTTATGTCACTTCATACCCTATATGAAATTGAATGGTATTATTGCAGGACATGATTATCACCCTACACAGTTCCCTGATGTATGTGAGAATGTTAGACGATTAGAAGAATTATTTGATATTAAAGCGGAATTATATCCCGGCTCAAGTATTTGGTCTATAAAAGTGACTAAATTAATAAATAAAGTATGAAAACTTTTGTTTTGTTAGTTATAGGAGTCTGTATTGCTGTATGTATATACTGGCTAATGGACTGGCAAAGTCACCATGAAGATGGTGAGTAAAGTTATTGCTGTACGAAGCAAAGAGAAAAGTGTCTTGGAAGGGGGTGCGAATCCCCCCAGGTCCACCATAAGGAAGTTTATGAATATTGAATGGTATCACGTATTGTTATGTTTAGCAGTTCCGCTAAACTACTTTTACTGGATAGTATTACATAGATTCTTTATGAAGGGCCTGATATAGATTCGACAGGGCAACAAGTAAATTAGTGGACAGCTCGGCAAAGCAGAAGCCGTTAGGGTTGGGGGAACTCGGCCGTAGAAGCAAAAAAGTAATCGCAAACGATTCACAATTCCTATTGGCAGCAAACGCCTAATAGCGAGGTAGTTATACCTTGTAACCAAAAATAGCATAGGGACTTCGGTCCCTATTTTTCTGGGTATTGCCATGTCCAAGTACCGTCTTTTCTGTATAAGCGTTTTCTTCCTGTGACGGTAGCAGATAATTTTCCTGCGCTTTTTCTTCCATTTTCGGCAGCAGTAGGCAAAGAGGATTATGAAACAATTTAATTGTTTCACGGAAAGGTCACTAAGGTGACCTTTTATTTTGGCTTTAACTACACAATGATATATAATCATACTATGAGCAATGAACTAGCAAAATATATAAATTCTCGTCGCCGTTTCCGTGATGAAACTGCAGTCAAAAAACAAGTTAAGATTGCAAAAGCGCATGGTCTTACTAATAAAGATAAAGCTATAAAAGAACCACATCGTTTAGCTAAACATCATGCAATGGATTGTGGTCAACCAGGATGTATGCTTTGCGGTAACCCTCGCAAAACACATAAAGATAAACTAACTGCACAAGAAAAACGTATGTATCAGGATGTAGATAAAACTAACGATAAACATAGCAATGGAATTAAACCGGAAGATATATGACAACAGTATTTGTTAACGGAACATTTGACATTCTTCATTTAGGTCATATCGGCCTACTTGAACACGCTAAAAGCTTAGGTGATGAACTTATTGTCGGTATCGATAGTGATGCTAGAGTAAAAGTATTGAAGGGTGAAAATAGACCCATCAATACTGAAAGAGAACGAGGATTAATGCTACTTGCAACCAAGTATGTAGACAAGGTATTTGTATTTGATACAGATGTAGAACTAACTGAATTAGTTAGTACATGTGATATTATGGTTAAAGGCAGTGATTATGTAGGTAAACGTATCATTGGTAGCGAAGTATGCCCTCAGCTTGTATTTTTTGATCGAATAGATGAATACTCAACCACACAAAAAATTCAAAATATTATTGATCGGGGATAATTGTTTAGATGTATATCAATTTGGAATAGTTGATAGACTAAGCCCCGAAGCTCCTGTACCTATATTTGTTCCTCTTTACAAAGAAGAACGCAGTGGTATGGTTGGCAACGTATATAACAACTTAGTTAACTTAGATTGTGACGTAACATTATATTCAGGTAGCACAAGTGTTAAGACCAGAATGATTGATGCTAGAAGCAAACAACAAATCATTCGGGTAGATAATGATATAATATCTGAACCATTGACGATTGATGATATCAATATTGAGCATGATGCTATTGTAATCAGTGACTACAATAAAGGGTTAGTATCATATGAATTGATTGAAAACATATTAGCAGTAGCTAAATGCCCCGTGTTCATTGATACTAAATTAACTGATTTAGAACGTATGCAAGGTGCATGGGTTAAAATTAACAACCTAGAATATAGTAGGATTAAAAGTGAATGTTCAGGTCTAATCGTAACTAATGGTGCACGTGGTGCTAGTGTAATATATCACGATATACAATGTCCTGCTACTAAAGTAGAAGTTGTTGACGTTACTGGTGCGGGAGATACTTTCTTATCAGCATTAACATATCAATATCTAGTTACTAAAGATATAAAATCAGCAGTTGAATTTGCCATCAATGCATCAAGTATAACTGTACAACACTTGGGCGTTTATGCACCAACACTAAATGAAATAGAAATAGAGGGACTTAGATGAGATTAGAAGGGTTTGTAGAAAAAGGTTGGGGACATGAATTTATCTTTGCTACTAATGATAAGTATTGCGGTAAAATTCTATCCTTCAATAAAGATGCAAAATTCAGTATGCATTTTCATGGTGAAAAAGATGAAACATGGTATGTGTTAACTGGGGAATTTATCGTAAGACACATTGATACTACTAATGCAGAAATTAATGAAACAAAGTTAACTACAGGGGATACATGGCGTAATCTTCCTTTATTCCCACATCAAATTATATGCATAGAAGAAGGTGTTATAGTTGAAGTTAGTACACCGGATAGTGTAGAAGATAATTACAGAGTCATGCCCGGAGATAGTCAAAAATGAAATACATAGTAGATATAGATGGTACAATATGTACTGTAACCAACGGTGATTATTCAAACGCGGAGCCTTATCTATCACGCATAGCACATTTTAATATGTTATATGATGCGGGAAATGAGATACATTATTGGACAGCACGTGGTGCTAATACTGGAAAGAATTGGGATGATATTACATTAATGCAGTTAGCCGATTGGGGCGCAAAATACACCACTGCTAAAACAGGTAAGCCTGCATATGATATATGGATTGATGATAAAGCATTTAACATAGGAACATATTTCAAATGAAAATATTATTAACAGGATATAAAGGATTCATTGGCTCTAACATGCTCAAAATGTTAGACGGTCATGAAGTTGTAACATATAACTGGGGTGATGCATTACCTTCAGTTGCAGGATTAGATTGGGTCGTCCACATGGGCGCTATCAGTAGCACTATTGAACGCAACATTGAAAAGATTATGTTACAGAATTACGATTTTAGCTGTTGGCTATTGAATGAGTGCATTGCAAACAACGTAAACTTTCAGTATAGTAGTTCAGCAAGCATATATGGATTGAGTACAGAGTTTGTTGAAACTAGTCCAGTCGATCCTCGCACACCTTATGCTTGGACAAAGTACTTGTTTGAACGTTTTGCTAATAGAGAATGCAATATACGTATACAGGGTTTTAGATACTTCAATGTGTATGGTTCAGGTGAAGAAGAAAAGGGAGATCAAGCTAGTCCTTTCTATAAGTTTAAAAAACAAGCAGAAGAAAACGGATTTGTTAAATTATTTGAAAACAGTCAGCACTATAGACGAGACTTTGTCCCAGTAAAACAAGTATGTCAAACACATATTGATTTCTTTAATGTAAAAGAATCAGGTGTATGGAACGTAGGTACAGGAACACCTATGAGTTTTTATGATGTCGCTAAACAATTTACTGATAACATCATAGAGATACCCTTACCTGATATACTAAAAGATAGTTATCAAGAATTCACATGTGCAGATATGACTAAAACCAATACATCATTGGGTAGATAATGTCAATCACTACATCATTAGATTGGGAAAAAGAGAGTGACAGGCTTATGAATTTTATGTCTAGTTCCGGTTACAACCCTGATCTTAAAAAAGTGTACAATAACATTAATGGTATGATAACTGACTTGAGCAAACTAGAGGTTGAAGCACGTAGAACGCACAACAACCTCAAAGTAGAAGAATGTTTAATAAAAATTAATGAAGCAATTGATAGATTAGAAAAATTACTATTGATTGCTAAATTAATTAGCTAGTGGATCAATAGGCCAAGTAACGTTTTCACTTGGTGTATCTTTTGGATACGTATTAGTTAAATCCCTAAGCTGTTGTTTATATGTTAACACAGCCATATATTGTTCATCTGTTAGTTTATGAGGAATATTCAGTAATGTTTCTTCTTGGTGTCTTTGTACTATCCAGTCTAATTCGTATAATTTTTGAACCCTACTCATTTCTAAAGTAATTACAGGAACCGCAGCCTGAATCAGTTGTTCTAAGATAGGGATTAAACGCTGTTTGTTTTCAACAAACCAATTAATTTCCTCTAATTCTTGACCCGCAAACCCCTCTGGACCAACACGCTCTACATGATAAATATTTCTATCAGGTTCGTAGGATAGTAAGAGGGTAGAATCAGCATAGGGATAATTAGTATCAGCAATAAATTTTGCTGAATTATCCCAATGATATTCTTTATTTTCAAACTTTATATAAAAATGAGAGTTATAAAAGTTTAGGCTAGCCATATTGTTAATCATCATTTATCCTTTATATTGTATAAATGCAACGCCGATGCGTTGCGGAAAGTAGCTGAAGGTAGATCCACTTAAAGTATGGCTGTGACTCCAACCATAATTACTGTGAAATGCTGACGGGCCACTTACATTTGTGGTGTACAATTGATAACTGGCACTGTGATAGTGGGGAGTATAAGGAGCATCTGTACTACTTAAAGCACCGACAGCATTGCTAGCAGTAGTGACATCCCATTGATTATCACTATACCCAATAATATATCCGCCTAAATTAGGTGTACCGTTTAACCCATTACATAATTTCCAATATGTCGGTAATGCTGTTAAAATGCCAACATACATAATAATTATATCAGATTCTGGAAGACTGGGTGAAGTTAGTTTCCATAAGTTAACTAATTTACTTCGAATAGTTGATTGTGAGAAAGTTCCAAAAGCAGTATGGCTATGTGCTCCAGCATAAGCCATATTATAGTTACGTATAGCTGATCCAGTGCCCATAGGTCTATAAGCACTACTGGCTGAAGCGTGATAGTGACCACTATCTGAACTTAAACTAACTGGTATTGTAAAACTATAACCAGTACCTGTAGTACGAGTTAAATTGTCATTAGCACCATGCAAATAGTTATATCCTGTATCTACAAAAGGTGTCGAATTAGCCGCTGCATTTTGTTTTGTTACTAAAGTATTGGTGGGGAAATAAGTAGTAGCTCTAATGGATCGTAATAAATTAATTTTTTGTTTATTAAGCATTGTATCGGTATTATCTGTTCTTCCGCCGGAAAAGGAGTGATTATGTGAAGAGGCGCCCGCACTCGCAGATGGTGCAATAGAACCTCCTGTATTACTAGTAACATTTTGAGTTACTGTTGATCCGCTGTGAGAACCTGCAAAACTTGTGGAACCATTGGCACTCATTCCTCCACTGACAGAGCTATAAGTAATATCTATTTGACTCTGATCTTGAGCTGACCAGATATAATAGCCATCTGCCTTACTATAACGAGTCCAGTCACCTGATGTCATATTTGCCATGGTATCATAATATGGTACTACAGCATTAGCTGGGATATGGATTGGCGGACCTGGCGGACCTGGATTAGTAAAAAAACCTGCTCTGGCTGCAAACATTATTCGTATCCTTTACTCAATGTAGCATAGTATGCACTACCGTCGTAGAATACTGAAATAATATCTATTGATTCTGCCGCTGTACTCAACGTCTTACTATTAGCGGCAAACTTTATATTTGAAGTCATTACTCTACTTCCCGTTGCATCTTGTTTAATAATAATTGTTGCTGAACTACCTGTAGTAGCACCGGTTAACCCATTAAATGTAAAGTTAGCATTTGCAATAAAGTTAAAGATTGTCCCGTTAGCTACGTTAGGAGAAATAGCTGCACCTGTATTAACAGGTGATAACACTGTTTCAGTATATGATTTAAGTGTTATAAGATTGGCTCCTATATTATTGGCAACCAAATTACCAGACACACCTAAACCAGTTAACGTACCAACACTTGTAATACTAGTTTGAGCACCATTTGTTACTGTGGCTGCAGATGTTGCTGCCCCAGTTAAGTTTCCGACAAAAGTCTTAGCGGTAATAGAAGTATTACTTAAGTTAGCAGTAATATTTGTATTAATAACTGCCGATGCATTTCCATTACTGCTTGAAGTACTAAATGTTAAATATGCTGTAGTACTAGTTGATGTGTTTTGTAATAATGCCGCGGCATTTGTTGCGCTTACTGCAGTTGTTGCACTAACACCGGTTAACAAACTTCCGTTACCGCTAAAGAAATTAGCAGCCACATGATTACCTAAGTTAGCATTACCTGCAAACAGATTACCACTGAGATCCACGTCAGTAAATGATGCAATATTAGGTGTTGATCCACCAATAATACCTTGAACAGGTCCAAATATTGATCCATTGACATTACCTGCGTCTATATTACCGGTTACGGTCAATGTACTCAAATTACCTACACTAGTAATGTTAGGTTGAGCCGCAGTAGTTAATGTACCACCTAGATAATTTGCTGTTGCAAGATTTCCTAAGTTAGCATTTTTTGCTAAAATATTACCTGCTGATGAGACACTAAATTGAGAAGTGCCGCCAACCTTTGCATCAATTAATAATGAGGAAGCAAGTGACTTTGTGTTAGTAATACTAAGCTCAACTGCAGTAAATCCAATGTTAGCATTATTCCATGTCTGACTAAAACTTATTGGTGCAGTATCAGTAAGTGATCCTGAAGCAACAATTAACTTAGTTAAGTTACCGGTGCTTGTAATATTAGGTTGAGCATTAGTTGTTACTGTATTTGCATTGATAGCTGTAACACCAGATAATAAATGACCATTACCGCTAAAGAAATTAGCGGCTACATAATTACCTAAGCTAGCATTACCAGCAGTAAGATTACCAGTAACGACTAGACTTGTTAAGTTACCAACACTTGTAATGTTGCCTTGTGCTGCCGTTGTTACTGTACCTGCTGTTGTTGCACTAGTTGCGGTTGTTGCACTAGTTGCGGTTGTTGCACTAGTTGCGGTTGTTGCACTACCTGCACTAGTTGCATAATTCGCATTAGCTACTGTACCGGTTACTCTATTACCTAATATATTAGTTAAGAACGCACCGTTACCAGTAAAGAAATTAGCTGATACATTATTACCTAAACTAGCATTACCTGCTGTAACCGTTCCAGTCACACCCAAACTAGTCAGTGTACCTACACTAGTAATATTAGGTTGAGCATTATTGCTTACTGTGGTTGCTGTTAAATTACCAACAGTTAGTGTACCTACGTTTGCAACATCAAAATATCCAGTAACAGTAGTACTTGAAGATTCTATTACCCTTCGTTGTGCTATAACAGAAATAGATGATACGTTAGCACCGCCGCCTGCACTAGTAACTAGATCCGGAGTAACAGTTAATATCACGTTGCTACTAGGATTTGCAGTTACATTAGTGATAGAATATGTTTTGTTAAGTGATATACTGTCACCTATTGCGCCTGAAATAATTAATTGATCACCTGTTTTTAACTTACTAGCTACGTTGTATTGTCCTAAAGTCAATGATGTTGGTGAACCCAATGTAATTGTAGCAGCACCTGCATTATCAGCGGCACTAATAAATGCAACTTTATTGCTGTTAGATAATTCATTTTGCTGGATATAAACATTACCACTAGTGAATACATTAGCTAATGTACCTACACTAGTAATGTTAGGTTGTGCATTTGTATATACTGTACCTGAAATTGAAGCGTTAGGTACTTGTCCAGTTAGTTCACCGGCTGATATATTAGTTAGACCTGCTCCATTACCTACAAAATAGTTAGCACTGACCACATTACCTAAATTAGCATTTAGAGTTGTAAGATTACCTGTAATGTTTGCGTCACCGGCAACTGTTAATGAAGTTAAATTACCTACAGACGTAATATTAGGTTGAGAGTTTACAGTTATGTTGCCTGCATAGTTTGCATAATTTGAAAATGCACCTGTAGGGATATTAGATAGTAGACTACCGTCACCTAAGAAGTACGTACCAGTTACGTTACCTGATTTAGTTACTTTGAATTTAGAAGTACCACCTACCTTCATGTCAATCAATGTAGAATTAACACTGCTAGTAGTATCTGTTATAGAAGCACTGATAGTATTGAATGTAACAGCACCGTTCTGCCAAGTCTGTACAATTGATAATGGTTTATCTGCAGTCAATGATCCGGACGCAATAGACAATCCTGTTAGATTACCAACAGATGTAATATTTGGTTGAGCATTAGTTGTTACTGTATTAGCAATATTTGCATTACCGGTGCTGTTAGAATACGTGCTGTATGTTGCAAAGTTTGCATTAGGTATCTCACCTACTAAATTGCTTGCTTGTAAGTTAGATAGATTACCACCCTCACCTATGAATACGTTAGAAACAACTACACCCGTTTTGTCTACTGAGAATGTTGATGAGCCGTCTACTTGTAAATCTAATAATAATGAGCTTGGATCACTTGCACTATCTACTATATTTTGACGTATACCTGTAAATACCTCAGTACCATTACTCCAAGTTTGTATAAACGTATACGGTGCATTTGATGATATAGTACCTGTATTAGCTCTTAGGTTAACTAAGTTACCTACGCTAGTAATATTTGGTTGAGCGTTAGTAGTAACCGTAATAGCTGTATTAGCTACATTAGTATTTCCCGAATAAGCCGCATAGTTTGCATTAGCAATTAATCCAGTGATATTACCTGCAGGAATGTTAGTCAATCCTGCACCTGAACCGGAATAAGATGTTCCGGTAACTCCACCTAACTTGTCAACTTTGAATTTAGTTGTGTTATTTACTTGTAAGTCTAATAATAAACTATTAATATTACTAAAGGTATCCGTTATGTTTGTTCTTAAATGTGTAAATGTAACACCAGAGTTATTCCATGTTTGTGTAAAATATACAGGAGTATTAATTGTCACTGGACCAGTGGTAATGTTAGCTAGCTTAACTGTTAATGTTCCTGAAGCCTCGTTAAATGTAAAATTAGAATTGGTACCAAGCACTCCACTATCATTATAAATAATTTCTCTGTTACTACCCGGGGCAAGAACATTACCACTAAAGTTACCTATCAAATTACCTATGAAGTTAGTAGCAGATACGTTACCACTCTTTTCTACAGTAAACACGCTTGAAGTGTTTACTATCATGTCAATCAATTTGCTATCTACTACACTAGCGTCGTCAGTAACATTAGCCTCTAATAATGTAAACAGTCTATTAGCATTATTCCAATGTTGTGTTAAACGTACCGGGTTGCTTCCCGTTATCTCACCTGTATTCACTGTCAATGTAGTTAAATTCCCTACACGGGTGATGTTAGGTTGATATGCATTACTTACTGTATCGGCTCCACCGGTATACTGGGCATAATTTGCATTTGGCACATAACCAACTAAGTTGGCTGCAGGAATATTGGTTAACTGACTACCGTTACCAATATACTGATTAGCAGTTACTATACCTGTTTTGTCAACTTTAAACTTGCTTGTGCCACCTACTTGCAAATCTAGTAATAATGATTCTCCTGCACTGTTAGTATCAACAATATTTTCTTTAATACCAGTGAATACTGCGCTAGCATTATTCCATGTTTGTGTAAACGTTAAAGGAGCACTATTAGTAACTGTCCCGTTAGCTATATTTAAACTGGTTAGTGTTCCGACACTTGTAATATTGGGTTGTGCGTTAATTGTAACAGTACCAGCCGTTAGTGCAGACGTAGAATTACCTATTATGTTACCTAAGAAATAGTTAGCACGAACATTACCATAAGATACAAAAGTCACTACATCACTAGTTACACTAACGTTACTACCGAATGCAAATTCACTATTGCTATTATCCCAACCCATGAATGCATCAACTGCTGAGTCTTTAAAGTAATGTAATAATGATCCTCTATCTTTGCCGTCATCACCGCTTAATGGCGTACCATTAGGATTTCCACCCATCTCAATGATAGGATCTTTGATGTTAAATGTAGTTACATTAGCATATTGTGTACTACCGGTCACAATCAAGTTACCATTAATTGTTAATCCAGTTAATGATCCTACTGAAGTAATATTGGGTTGAGCGTTAGAAGTAACAGTACCTGCAGTATCGGTAGAACCGGCAGATCCATCGATGCTCACACCAGATAATGATAGAGATCCTGATGCCCTACCTAACGAAACTGCAGTGGTACCTAAATATACATTAGTATTTGCTAATACATCAGTAGATAAAGTACCTACTAATGCATTGCCGGGTATACCAGTTAGTAATGAACCATTACCTCTATAAAAGTTTGCAGATACATTACCTGCAAAGTTTGCATTAGCATTTCCTGATATACTACCGGATAAGTTTAGACTTGTTAATGTACCTATACTAGTAATATTAGGTTGAGCATTAGTAATTACAGTACCTGCAGTATTAGATTGTCCATATAGTCTAGCTTGAACAATGTTTGCGCTAAAGTTTCTGTTAGTATCACGTGATACTATTGTACTAGCAACGTTGCTAGGAGTAGCTGATAAACCATTTAACAATGATGCATTTAAATTAGCTACTAGCGTGTTACTATAAACAACAATAGGTGCTGTGCCGGTAGCAAGTGTGCTGATAAATTGACCAACAATGGATACATTATCACCTGTTAAGTTACCATTTGTTGTAATATTTCCGTTACTACTGCTAAGTGTAGTACCACCTAAGTCAATAGTGTTTGCAGAAATATATAAAGTTCTCCAACGTGCATTGGGTGTACCGATATCAAATGCCTGATCCTCAGATGGTATTAGGTGACCTGTTATTTGACCATTAATGCTAAGTGAACTTAGTGTTCCTAAACTAGTGATATTAGGTTGACTAGGCGTAGTTAATGTACCCGTAAGTCTGTTTGCAATAATAACATTGCTTATGTTTAGATTTCCTGCACTAACGTTACCGGTAACGTTAGCATTACCTAACATTGTAACATTAGTAAATGTAGCTAAGTTTGGTGTTGTTGCACCGATTAAACCGTTGTATGGTCCAAATGTAGATGCATTAATGTTACCGGCATTGATATTACCGCTTACTACTAAGTTAGAGATCGTACCTAAGCTAGTGATGTTAGGTTGTGCGGCAGTTGTTACAGTACCTGCTTTGTTAGCTGTATTTGAAAAACTTGCGTAATTTGCAGTTAGTGAATCACCTGCAAAGTTAGAATAATTAGCGTTAGTTGCATAGTTTGCATTGGCAACACTACCTGCAACATTGCCACCCGAAATATTAGTTAATCCAGCACCATTACCTGAAAAATTAGTAGCAATAAGCGTATCCGTAGCAGTGTTAAATGTTAAATTTGCACTACCTTCAAAATATCCTGCATTGTTAAATTGTACTTGTGTGTTAATGCCACCGGGAACTACTGCCCCTCCAATAGCTGTCCATGATAGATTTCCGTTACCGTCAGTAGTAAGTGAGTAGTTTGCCCCACCCCCTGTAATAATTACATCACCAACATTGCCTAGATGTACTTGATTAGTTACAGATAAATTTGCTGTAGTAAATGAATCAACTGCAACACTACTGGCTCCGGATCCAACACGATTCCATACTCCCGGAGTACTGTCGTATTCGTATATTACACCATTGATTGTTACTTGCTGTCCGTTTGTGGGGTTTGCTGGCCAACTCATTTATTATTCCTTAATACTTAGTATTTAGCTTTTTAATTTGACATTAAATGGACCTTGTGCTACAATACATCTATTAAAATTGTAATAGAGGGTGTTAAATGGAGTACAAAGTAGAAGGTTCTGTAAGGAATCGTAAGTTCATTGAAGCTATCTTGCCCTCAATGTTTAAGCAATTAGGGCTTGAAAACAGCCGCAAGGCCGTTGTAATCCGAGTAGCGGACGAATGCGGTGAAGACAAGGGTATTACAGTTGACTTATCAAAACTGACAGGTTGCTACATGGTTGTCATTAAACCACACCGCAATCTGAAAGAAATCGGTATAACACTAGCACATGAGATGGTTCATGTACGTCAGTTAGCCAAAGGTATTCTAAAACAACACAAATCCTGCAATATTTGGGCAGGTAAAAAGTACGGTAAAAAAACAGCATATTTAGATATGCCGTGGGAAATTGATGCTTTTTCTCGTCAGGAGTTGATTCTCCGTCGTGCTTTTGAATAATGTTGTGTAAATACAACACAACATTATTTGACAATAAATCCAACATCATATACAATAGAGTTTCGTTAGTAAATCAGTCATTTTTATAGGAGCAACAAATGGCATCAGTATCAGACAGTCTCACTATTACTAGTGTACAATCACGCAAAGCAATTTTGCAAGCGTTTAAAACTAAACGTCCCGTTTTCTTGTGGGGTCCGCCCGGAATCGGTAAATCAGAAGTTGTTGCAGAAATTGCACATGAATTAGGTGGTGCTATCATTGACTTGCGTATGGCACAAATGGAACCAACTGATATTCGTGGTATCCCGTATTTTAATAAAGATAACGGTAAGATGGACTGGGCTCCCCCAGTTGATTTGCCTGACGAGGAATTTGCTAGCAAATACCCAATTGTTGTATTGTTCTTAGATGAAATGAATTCGGCTCCTCCTTCTGTACAGGCAGCAGGATATCAGTTGATTCTGAACCGCCGAGTAGGTAAGTATTTCTTGCCCGATAACGTTGTTATCGTAGCGGCAGGTAATCGTGACTCTGACAAAGGTGTTACATATCGTATGCCGATGCCCCTCGCTAATCGTTTCATTCACTTGGAAATGCGCCCTGACTTTACATCATGGCAACAATGGGCTGTGAACAAAGGCATTCACAAAGACGTTGTAGGTTACTTATCGTTTGCTAAACAAGATTTATATGACTTTGATTCAAAGTCTAGCAGTCGTGCATTTGCTACACCCCGTTCATGGTGTTTCGTTAGTGACTTGTTGAACGATGAAGATAACATGGATAGTGATACTCAGTTTAACCTAGTATCAGGTGCAGTAGGTGAGGGTCTTGCAGTTAAGTTTGCGGCACACCGTCGAATTGCAGGTAAAATGCCTGAGCCAAGCGATATCTTGTCAGGTAAGATCAAAGATTTGACTGTTAAAGAAATCTCTGCAATGTATTCGTTGACTATTGCTATGTGCTACGAATTGAAGGATGCTATTGATAACAAGAAAGTGTCCAACAAAGAGTTTCACATTATGGCAGATAACTTCTTTAATTACATGATGAGTAACTTTGAGACAGAATTGGTTGTTATGGGTGCTAAGATTGCATTGAAAACATATAGTCTGCCAATCGAACCAAGTCAGTTGAAAAACTTTGATGATTTCCACAAGAAGTACGGCAAATACATTGTTGAAGCAGGCAACTAAACAAAAGGGTGCTGGTCACCCTTTTTTAATCTAAGGAAATAAAATGAAAGCAAAAGTTTATTTTTACGCAAAAGGGGAAAGTGCCCGAGCAAAAGGTTTAAGTAGAGTTCAAGCAGAGGAAAAGTACCTTACAGGTGCACCGGATTTTGCTAGGATTTACTTTGACAAAGGATATCGTGGATTGTCACTTTGAGTTTGACAATAAATCCAACCAGTGCTATAATATACATATTCTAAAGGAGTATATAAATGTCAGACGTAATCAGCCCTACAAAGAAAAAACGTAGCTCAAAATTTGATAATCTTATCGGTCCATTGGATACGAAAATTGATGCACAAGCACGTGAACGTCTTGTAACAGCCCGAGTGGGTTTGCTACTACGTCATTCATTCTTTGGCAATCTTGCTACTCGCATGAAGTTAGTTAACGCCGATTTGTGGTGTAGTACAGCGGCAACTGATGGCAGCACATTCTACTATAACAGTCGTTTCATTATGATGTTGAAAACTAAAGAGGTAGAATTTTTGTTTGGACATGAAGTGCTACACGTTGTGTATGACCATATGGATCGTAGAGGATCACGTGATCCACAGATCTGGAACATTGCTGATGACTATGCAGTCAATGCAGATTTGAAACGGCACAAAGTGGGTCAATTCATTACTACAGTACCTTGCTTGTATGAGCAGAAGTATGACGGTAAGCCTGCAGAAGAAATCTATGATGACTTGATGAAGAATGTTCAGAAGATTGACATTAATTCATTGATTGACCAAATGATTGACGATCACATGGATGGTGATGACGGTGAAAGCGACGGTGACGGAGATCAAGAAGGTAAAGCTAAAGGCAAACGTCCTTCAATGAGTCCTGAAGAACGTGAACGTATTAGACAAGAAGTTAAACAAGCAATTATTTCTGCCGCACAAAGTGCAGAAGCAGGTACACTACCTAAAGGTGTTGAACGTCTTGTTAGACAAGCTACAAACCCAATCATGCCCTGGCGTGAACTATTGCAAGTCAATTTAACTAGTGCAATTCGTAACGATTATTCTTGGACTCGTCCTAGCCGTCGTAGCTGGCACATGGATGCTATTATGCCCGGCATGACGCCCGGTGAAGAGATTGATGTTACTATTGCTATTGACATGTCAGGTTCTATCAGTAACACACAAGCACAACAATTCTTAGGTGAGATTGGTGGCATGATGGATTCGTTTGATGGTTACAAGGTCCATGTATTCTGTTTTGATACAGACACGTACAATCCTAAAGACTTTGACCATGAGAATATGGAAAGTATTGAAAACTACGAACCAATGGGCGGTGGTGGTACTGACTTTGATTGTATCTTTACTTACTTGAAAGAAAATGCAATTAGTCCGAAACGTTTAGTTGTATTCACTGATGGATATCCCTATGGTAGCTGGGGAGATAAAGATTATTGTGACACTACATGGATTATTCATGGTGACCCTGATCCTAACCCCCCATTCGGTACATGGGCAATCTACAACGATCACAAGAAGTAAGAAGAAATTATGGATTTGATTTTACAAATTGTAGGCTATGCATTTATATTTGGTATACTTGCTGGAGTGTTCTATGTTTTTATTAGATTACTATCAGCAGGGCTTGAGGCATTGAGTAAAAACAATGACTAAGAAAAAGACTAAGCATTATCTTGCAATGTGGGATGTACAAGGTCTTGAAAGTCTGCATGATGTTGACTTGCACATGAAAAAATACAATGAATGGGAAAAACAAAAAGTTGTTGCTATTCTAAAAGAAGAACGAATTCCTAGTCAACCATCAGGTATCCCATTGCAAATGATGCTACTACGTGCAAAGGTAAACAGTCAACGTGCGTATGAGATTTATGAATTCAATAGCACAATGGCTTATGATGATCTCAAAGAAGCATTTGAAATTGATCCACAACCCATTGTAGAATGGATTAGAAGTAACGGTAAAAAAGTTTATAGTGATTATGTTAAACAAGATAGGAAGACGATTGTATGATGTATATTGGTACAAGCCTCGGTGGATGCTTACTTAGTCTTATGAATAATGAAGTGTCCGAGGATGAGGTTATGTTCATCGTAACACGTACGTTGTGTCCTACATATGATACTTTTATGCAAGTAGTAGAACAATATTACGCAGAGGGTAATCCTCATTCCCGTAATCCTGCACAATATGGTTTAGGTGATTATGATTTGAACGAAGTAAAAAATCTAGCTACTAGATTATACTACTCAGGTAGAATACATCAACCTAGAGTATTTGATGATGTTGGACGCAGAGCCGGACATTATTACCCGTATAATCATCCAGCAAGGCTAGGTCAAGGATTATGGATGCAAGTTGTTCCAACTAATGATAACTCAACACCCTCAGTAATTGAAGCATATGAAAAATATAAAATGTTGGACGCATTAACTAAATGAGAGAGTTTAATCCTTTGCTTTGGTACGGGACTAGAAAGCTAGAAATAGTCCCTAAACATTTTGTGAAGGGTAATACCTTATTGACTGGTGAATCTAAACAGTGGATTGAAGATAAATTGATTGGTAGATATTCTACGACAATTGCTACAACTCTTGTGCCGCATGATATTTTAACAATAGTCACTCATTCAGTTTCAGAAGTAGTGTACTTTGAAGATCCTAAAGAACTTACTTTATACGAGTTATATTGGGCAGGTAGAAATAATTTTTAGACATATTAAAAAACAGTTAAATAATCTAGCTAGAATAGCACAAGGAGATTAATATGAGTTTTTTAAGGCATGTCGGTAAAATGGGTGATCGTAAAGTTGCTATTGTGTTTAGACAACTACCCAACGAAGAACATATGTGTTTAGTTACCTTTACGGAAACACTCAACATGCATGTACATGATCCTATGATGAAATGTATTGAAAGCGATATCGGACAAAATAGTTCGAATTTAGCTGATGCATTGAACCGTTCCTATACCAAAGACGGCAAAATCATTTTGCAAGTTTTGCATAGTGAAGGATTATTAAAGAAGGTTCAAACATCACAAATTACAGTGACTCCTTCTTCTAACACTAGAATTCGTTTAGATGAACTAAACAAGATTCTGACAGAAATGGAACAGGGCGAACAAGCAGTTAAACGTTTAGCTGAAATTGATGCAAGTCGTGGAATTCAAGATCCAAATGATTTAGCACGTAGAATGCGGAACAATAAAGCACCAGTCCCATCAGCACCTGATATTTTGGGTGATTCTACATTGGCTCAACAACGTTTGCAACAAGCACAACGAATGGAAGTTGAAGCTAAAGGTTTGCTAGCAGAAGCTAAAAGATTAACAGAAGAAGCAACAGCTATGGATCCTAGCCTTGCACCTGCAATGCCTAGTCTAAGTACTGAAGCTCCGGCAAAGAAACGAGGTCGTCCTGCAAAGGCAAAAGTTTTAACTCAGTAATATGACACCTGAATACATTAGGAAATGGGAAAACATCTTAGAAGATGTTGAAAAAAGTAAGGTGCCAATCCAGTTCTTAAAGAAAATAGTTGTAAGACTAACTGGCAAAAAACAACACACTATTAATATTCAAACCCTATTGAAACAGGGGCTTGAACCAGATGAAATAGAAGGTATTGTTTCACGTAAGTTATATGAGCTGGACCCACTAATCACAAGTTTTGAATTTGTGTTAAATGTAGAAACAATTGCAGAGACAGTACAACCAGAAACAGATAGATTATTAAGTAAACTATGAAACTAACAAATTGCCCTGAATCAGGGCAATTTGCCATATTGTTTGATTTACTAATCAAAAACTGATACACTCATAACATGAAACAATATTTAAATTTACTACAAGATATATTAGATAACGGTGAACAAAAGGGTGATAGAACCGGCATCGGCACTATTAGCGTCTTTGGTCGTTCATTACGTTTTGATTTACGTAAAGGTTTTCCTGCAGTCACTACTAAGAAATTAGCATGGAAAGCTTGTTGCGGAGAACTATTATGGTTTATTGAAGGCAGTGGAGATGAACGTAGGCTAGCGGAAATCACACACGGTGATAAAGAAGATACTGTTACTATCTGGACACCTAACGCACTTGCACCCTATTGGAAAAACAAAGCAAAGTTCGAAGGCGATCTCGGCCGTATATACGGAGTACAATGGCGTCATTGGAACAAATATCGTACAGAAAAAGATATGGGACCTGCACATAAAGGTGGCACACGCCTTGCTGTAGATAAAATGGAAGTTGACCAACTAACAACTCTTATCGAAGGATTAAAGAATGATCCTAACAGTCGCAGACATATTCTAAGTGCATGGAATGTAGGCGAATTAGATGAGATGGCTTTACCACCATGTCATGTTATGAGTCAATTCCACGTTAACAGTAGCGGTGAACTAAGCTGTCAAATGTATCAGAGAAGCGTAGATGTATTTTTAGGTCTACCCTTTAACATTGCTAGCTATGCATTGCTTACTCATATGATTGCACAAGTATGTGGCTTAACAGTGGGTGACTTGATTATCACTATGGGTGATACTCATATCTATAACAATCACATTGAACAAGTTAAAGAACAATTATTGCGTAGACCGTTTGGTCACCCAGCATTGATCTTGAATCCGGAAGTAACTGACATTACTAAATTTACAATGAATGATATTCACTTAGAAGGATACGAAAGTCATGGCCCTATCAAAGCAACAATGGCAGTCTGACGAATTTACTAGACCCAAGTATCAGCTACATTTATCTGATACAGGTGAAGAAACTGTGAGTATTGAAACAGTAGTACATACCATTCGAATGGGTGACGTTGAAGATCCTGACTTGTTTGTAGCACAACCTATATATGACTGGCAACAAACAGAAGCCGGTAAATGGGTAATGAAAAACTCCAACCCTACACCAAGCTGGCATCGTCAAGTAGATTATACTACTTATGGACAACTATATCTGATTAAAGCATATCTAACACCTGACCAATTAACTTATTGGAAATTAAAATATGAGTAATATATTAGTAACAGGTGGTCTGGGACTCATAGGACATAATGTAGTTAAACGTTTACAAGACATGGGTCATCAAGTATCTATTATGGATACTCAGACAAACTACGGTATTATCCCTCAGTCTGAAATTGATTACTTGATCGGGGAACGTATTGCAGAACTTGACTTGAGTGGATATTACAAGAGTAATATTTGTGATAGTGAAACAGTTGGTCAAGTTTTCAACATCAAAAAGCCAGAGATCGTAATTCATATGGCTAGTTTCCCAAGACAGAAAGTGGTTAATGCTAATCCTGCACTGGGTAGTAGAACAATGAGTGAAGGGTTACTCAACTTATTAGAAGCTAGTGCAAAATATGAAGTATGTAAATTTATTTACATCAGTAGTTCAATGGTGTACGGTGACTTCAATAATAATGTTACAGAAGATTATAATTGTAAGCCACAGGGTCAATATGGTATTATGAAACTAGCAGGTGAGTGGTTAGTTAAAGATTACGCACGTAAAGGTAATATGGTTTACACAATTATTCGTCCTAGTGCCGTATACGGTCCGTTAGACGTAGAAGATAGGGTTGTTGCTAAGTTTATGCTTACAGCAATGCGAGGAGGAACGTTGAATGTTAATGGTGCGAGTGAGACATTAGACTTCACGTATGTTGATGATGCGGCAGACGGTATCGTTGCGGCAGCATTAAGTAAGAATACAAATAATAAGACTTATAATATAACAAAAAGTCATAGCTACAGTTTGCTAGATGCGGCAAATCTAGCAGTTAGTATTGCTGGGTCAGGGACGGTAAATGTCCGTGATAAAGACCCGGACTTCCCTAGTAGGGGAGCATTGAATATTGATGCCGCAAGAAAAGACTTTGGATTCGACCCCAAAGTTGACGTAGAAGAAGGTTTCCGTAATTATCACAAATGGTTATCTAATTCTACATATTTTAATAAATAACATTATGTGGATAATATCTATTTTACCCGAATGGGCTTTTCATCTAATTCTCACAGTGGGAATTATAGGCACGGTTGCTGGATTTGCTTTGGGCATGATTCCTGCAATCAAACAATATAAAATACCAATTCAAGTCATTAGTTTACTTGTACTTTCTTTGGGATTATATCTAGAGGGCGGATTAGCTGACTATAAAGAATGGGAAGCTAGAGTCAAAGAGATGGAAGCCAAAGTAGCCGTAGCTGAAGAAAAAGCTAAAACTGTGAATGTGGAAGTACAAGAAAAGATTGTTACGCAGACTAAAGTTATTAGAGAAAAAGGTAAAGACATAATCAAGTACATTGATAAAGAAGTTGTAAAAACTGAAGAAGTTATCAAGTATGTTGAGAATTGTCCTGTACCTAAAGCAATCATTGATATACACAATGACGCCGCAATACTAAACAAAGCCGCTGAACCAAAGGACAAGAAATGAAAGCATTGATTATATCATTAGCAATTGTTCTTGCAGGATGCAGTACCACTGTACCTGTTGCTAGAAAGTTTCCTGAAGCACCTCAAGTTCTTAAAGAAAAGTGCGAAAGACTTAAACTCATAGAGGGTGACAAAGTAGCAATTACAGAAATGTTAAAAGTTATCGTACACAACTATTCGTTATACCACGAATGTTCTACAAAAGTAGAAGGTTGGCAAGAGTGGTATGAAACACAAAAGAAAATCTTTAACGAAGTCAAATGAAATATATCATACTACTCGTATCTTTAATGATTTCGGGATGTGCTAGTAAAGATTATTCTGTGTATGTAGAAGCACAGAAATCTCTATCCCGAGATATCACTGTTACAGAAACCACTCGTATGTTAGCTATATCGGAGATGTTAAAAAGTCCCGATCCTAGCGTTAGACAGAACGGGACTTTATTATTACAACAATTACAACAAAATAGACAACCTATTGTAATTGAGTTACCTAAGAATATATTTGGATTTTAGTTACACCAAGAAGTCTTAGCTTCACCATAGTACTCACGTGCAAAACCCTGCTGGATAAGCATCCCTCTTAAACTTTTGCCGTCTAAAATAACGTCACCCAAAACACGTCCGCCGTACTTATCCCAGTCTATTAGTATAATTTGCTTCTTTTGTGCATTAGCAATTTGTTGTTTTGTGAATGCACTAGCAGCCTCTCCTCGCTGTGCTTCACTTGGACATTGTGCTCTATGACCCTTCTCAGGAGTATCAACACCAAATACACGAATACTTAGTTCGGGTTTTAACGGCGCCGGCAAGAACGGTGCTTGAAATGCAATTGTGTCTCCATCGATAACTCTAGTAATCAATGCATCATATGTCACCCCTGCTTTTTGTTTTTGAGCAAACGCAGTAGTTGTCAAAGTGGATAATAGTAGTATAGATATAAGTTTTTTCATAGTGAAGTATTTATTAATTTGTCATAAATACTCTATAAGTGGAATAGAAACATGACCCAAGAAATCATTGACATAGGCGAATTAGCTAATGACGGTACAGGTGACCCGTTACGTGTTGCCTTCGACAAAATCAATAACAACTTTACTCAATTATATAATACTGCTTCAGTAGATGGACCCAACGGTTCAGTACAATTTGCATTAGCAAATACAGTAGGAAATGTCACTACCTATTCTTTATCATCAAGTGCTAATTTGGTATTTAATTCTAGTACTAATCGACTTGATATTAAAGGAACAATTGTTCCTTTAGTCCCAAACAATTTAAATATTGGTTCTACTGCTAATACAGTAGGCAACTTATACCTGAGTAATACAGGGTTAAAGTTAGGAAATGTATCATTTTCTGAATCTGCCAATACAGTAAGAATATTCAACACAAATGCTAATATTGATGCTAATATACAAGTTAATACAATAACCGCATCTACTGTAGATGTAGCACAGATTGTTATTGCTAACACGCAATTTGATGGTAGTATTGCGACCAGTGAAGGGTCAGATCCCAATCAAGTGATATATCAGCTCCCTGAAACAAGTATACTTTCTGGTAAATTTGATATTAAATCAGTATCAGATACTTCTGCTAATAATCAATCAGTAACAATAACGATTAATAAATCTACTTCGGGTGGAAGTGTTAAATATGTTGTATATGGAACAACATTTAACGGTGACCCTGTAACTAGATATGATGTAGATGTGGCATTCGGTAATGTTCGTATCAAAGTTAACCCATTGGTTAATGATCTTATTACGCATACTATATCTTATCAAGTAACAAACTAACATGAGAGCTAAAGAATTTATTAACGAGGGTCGTACTGGCTCTATACAGGATGATGTAGCTAGAGCACTGCCCTCCACATATGCCATTCCTGAGTTAAAAGGTCAAGATCCATATATTCAATATAGATTTGGTGTAGCAATTGCAGGCGCTAAAGGTTCTAAGAAACGTGCGGAAGACGGTGTACCTAATTTTAGCAAAGAAAGTGCTTGGGGACAAAATCAAATTGTTGTAAGTTTTGACCCTTCTATTGATGAATGGTTGACCGATGCATTAAAAATCATGGGCATCAAAGGTAAGAAAAGATTAAGTACCATACACAGCGAAGAAGCTGATGATGTGTCTACAAAAAGCCCTGTACAGGGGTTTAAAGGGTTTAAAAAATGAGGGCTTCCGAATTTATATTCGAAAATAGTAAGGGTAAAATATCTAAACGTCAACAAGAGTCTTCACGTGGACTAAACATATTTGCCGATAATCAATTTGATAGAACATATGATTTGAATCGTGTAATGATGGCAGTTGCCTGTAGTGATGGCATCAATCCTATTGATATGAACTCTGAAAGCTGGTTTGGTAAAAATAATACAGCACATCCTTATACCAAAGAAGAACAAGATATGCTAAAATTAGCATACAAAGCTGCCGGTATAACTTATAAAGATTTAAATAAGGCTGATCTAAGAAGTAAAGAACTAGACAGTACATACAAAACAAGCCCAGTAATTGGGTTTAAAGGCTTTAAAAAATAATTCTATCATCAATATCTTGTATAAGTAGATTTATAACTTTTCAGGATATGCATGATCGATATTAACAACACCCTAGACCTCGTCAAACTTAAATTCTATAATGAATGGCTATATACAGCACACATTTATGATGAGGGTGAATCTACGTTCCATAAACAACTAACAACTAAAGTTGTAATCGATTATATAGATCCAATTAAATTAAAAAAAGATGCACTTATTTTAGACTTAGGTTGTGGTCCGGGTTATTTCTTAGATGAAATGAAAGAAAGAGGGTACACTAACTTAGTCGGTGTAACTCTTAGTCCAAATGACATTGACCTATGTAAGAGTAAAGGGCATAAAGTTAAAGAATACGATTTAAGCTTCTTACCACAGAAAGAAGGGTATTATGACGAATCGGTTGATTTTATCTTTTTGCGACATGCATTAGAACATAGTCCATATCCTATCTTTAGTTTAATGGAATATAATCGTATATTAAAACAAGGTAGTAAGATTTATATTGAAGTGCCCGCCCCTGATCAGGAACGTAAGCATGAATATAACTTAAATCATTATAGTATTTTAGGTACTGCACAGCTAGCGGCATTACTTGAAAGAACTGGATTTACTATTGATACGTTTAATACAATGGATTTTACGTTAAATGTTGGTAAAAACGATGAAGATGAAGATATTGAAATTTCAGAAAGATATTTCTGTATTGTAGCTACAAAGCAACGTCCGCTGGATATTAAGTAAAATTCTACTAAATATATCATGACCTTTGATATATGGAAACAATCTAAAATACAAAATGGTCTTGAAAATATCAAGACCGTTTCCTTACCCGCTGTTGCCTCTGACAATATTGATGAGATGAAACGTTTAGCAGGGATACCCTCTACTCAATCCGATGTAGGAATGAACATGAGTGTAACTGGCACCCAAAAGGGCGAATTAATGAAGAAGAATAACATTCAGCCGGGAACACCTGAATGGTTCAAGTTATGGTTTAGTTTACCATATATGACTGGCGAAAAGCCTATAGGAAAATAACATGGCCACTATAAACATAACGGTACAGAGTTTGCTCAATGCCGCACAATATGATAGTTATGCAGTAGATAATGCAGGAACTATCGGTGAACTTAAAAATTCTATTGATGCTACTACAGGTTGCTTAATAGGTTGGTTTGATTTAGTATTCAATAATGAAGTATTAGATACCGCACAAACAATCAGTTCTTACGGTATAGTAGAAGGTTCAAGATTAAGAACTCATAATAAAATTTCACGATTATCTACACTACAAGATAGACAAGTTGCAAAACTTAGTTTGGCACAATTAGAAAGACTAGACCTTTCAAATACTAGACCATACTATAATATAGATGAACTGCCTACCAAATATAGTGGTAACAGTGTTGTAGATAATTCTCATCCTACTGGATTGATTGAAGGTCGTCCGTGGAATAGCACTCCATAGTAAATTCTATATCGTAACCAAAATTTTATAAATACGCAATATGAGCGGAACCCCTACCTTAATCAAAACACCTTATACAAAGACAAAGTTTAATTCTGATAAAGAGCTAGAAGATTTTGTTAAATGTTGTGATCCTGAAATGGGTTATCTATACTTTATGGATAACTTTTTTTACATACAACATCCTACAAAGGGTTCTATGCTGTATCACCCCTGGGATTATCAAAAACGGTTAATACATACATATCATACCTATCGCTATTCAATTAGCTTGATGCCACGACAAACAGGTAAGTCAACATCAGCCGCAGGGTATCTACTTTGGTATGCTATGTTTGTACCGGATAGTACTATTCTTATTGCGGCACACAAATACACAGGTGCACAAGAGATTATGCAACGTATTCGTTATGCGTATGAGAACTGTCCCGATCACATTAAAGCAGGTGTAACAACATACAACAAAGGCTCACTAGACTTTGAGAACGGATCACGTATTGTTAGTGCTACAACTACAGAAAATACAGGTCGCGGTATGTCTATTACACTATTATACTTGGATGAGTTTGCGTTTGTTCGACCTACAATTGCTACAGAATTCTGGACATCTATTACTCCTACATTAGCAACAGGTGGTAAAGCGATTATCACTAGTACTCCTAATAGTGATGAGGATCAATTTGCTTTGATTTGGAAGGGTGCTAATAAAACAGAAGATGAGTTTGGTGATACCACCGAGCTCGGTGTTAACGGTTTTAAATCATACAGAGCATTCTGGCAAGAGCATCCTGATCGTAATCAAGAATGGGCTGACCAGATGAAGGCTCAGTTAGGTGAAGACAGATTTAGACGAGAGATTGGTTGCGAGTTCATTATTGCAGATGAGACATTAATTGCCCCTACTAGGTTAATTGATTTAGATGGTATCGAACCTGTATTCCGTCAGGGACAGATACGTTGGTATAAGAAACCTGAAAAGGGGAATATCTATATAGTTGCACTAGATCCTGCTGTCGGTACAGGTGGTGACAATGCCGCAATACAGATTTATGAAGCAAATACTACGACACAAATCGGTGAATGGAAACATAATAGAACAGATATACCGTCACAAATTAAACTGATAGCACAGATTAACAAATACATTGTTGAATGTACTACTCAACCAGACAATTTATACTATAGTGTAGAAGTCAACGGAGTAGGCGAGGCCGCCCTAGTATCATTGAACGAATATGGTCTAGCTAACATACCTGGATCTTTCTTAAGCGAGCCGGGCAAAAAGAAACGAGGGTTCAATACAACTAATAAGAGTAAACTAGCAGCCTGTTCTAAGTTTAAAACATTAGTTGAGAGTAATAAGTTGACTATTAACAGTCGTAGTTTGGTAACAGAACTTAAAAGTTTTGTAGCCTCAGGTGGTAGTTATGCCGCAAAAATAGGTGAATCAGACGATTTGGTAACGTCTTCATTGTTAGTTGTGCGTATGTTACAGAACTTAAGCGAATATAACTATGATTTAGATAACTATATTCGTGACCATGATGAAGTAATTATGCCCTTACCTTTCTATGCCATAATGGGATAATCTTTGATAAATACAATATGCCTAAAAACGCCGACTCATTAAATTCAGAATTATTCGATTTTCTACAAAGCCGTGGGTTTAAACCTACGCTACTAGACACCTCAGGTAAAGAAATTCCTGTACCAGAAAAAGCAGAAGTCTTTCAATTTGACTTTGAAATTGATGGGGAAAACTACGGAACTGCCACTATCAGTATTGATGGACTGCATAAATTAGTAGTATACTTTGGTGAGGGAATCGCAAACAGCCCCAAAACTAGTAAGGATGATAGCGAATCATGGTATAGTTTATTGAGACAGTTTAAGTATTTTTCTCAAAAGCATCAACTAAGCTTTGAGACCAAGAACATTGATAGATTGAAGCACGATATGGCTAAAAGAGAACACACTAAACAGTTAGATGAGGGTTATTACCCAATGGGTAATAAAGCTAGTTACAGCGACAATATCCCTACAACTAAGATGATTATTAAACATAAAAGAAAGATGGAAGAGGGTGAACAACGTTTCCGTCAAATCGATAGAATATTCATTGAAAATGCAATTGGTGAACGTGTATTAGCTCCTAGTAATAAGCCTGGATTAGCTAGGACATTTGCAAGACATATCGCTGAAGGTGGTAGACCATATGATGAAAGATGGAATCACCTTATGGAATTATGTGAAGAATATGATAAGATGGCAGGATTTGTTCGTGCCACTCGCAACAACCAATTTAATGAAGCCGCACAACCTTTAGTCTCGGAGGGTGTCAATCATTATATGAAATTACGTGAGACATTGCAAAAAATGTCAGGTCGTAAAGGATATTCTACCTATTTTGAATCTTGGAGTCCTGCAGTAATGGACCAAGAACAAGAAGACGGACTAGACGAAATGTTTATGAATTCAAGTCTTGATCCTAGAATTGAATGTGCAATGCCAATATTGAATAGATTAAAGAAAAATCTTAGCTCTCCACCTATGTTGCCACAAGTACAAGAATTAGAAGAATGGGCTGATAGTGTAATCGATATGGATAAAGATGCTATGCCTATGGACATGAAACCGGCCGAGCTCGGTGAAGAAGAAAAGATTGCAGGGCGACATGATCCAGCAGACTTTGACGATATGGTAAAACGTGTTGGTGTTAAAGCTAAAAAGAAGCCAGTTGATATGACTGACCTAGCACGTAGACTACATGCGGCAATGGCTAAAGACAAGAAAAAAGAAGAAAAAACTGATGAAGGTTTGGCAGGAGCAACAATGGGTGGCATTGCTGGAGCAGTATTAACTAAATCACCTTCTGGAGCAATGACCGGAGCTAGCATGGGAAGTGATATTGAAGACGTTATCAAAAATGAAAGCCTAGAATTAATTGCTGACCCGCTATTAAGATTTAAGAAATTGTCAGGACTATAAAATGAAAGAACTTCAACTATTAGAGTCTTGGGCAGATAGTATTATTGCTAATGAAGCAGTACAAGATCGTCCACTAACAAGAGATCAGGATATTCAATATCAGGCATCCAGAAAGTATTCCGATCGTAGTCCAGAGCAAGCATTACAAATGTATGTAGCTGATAAATTAGCTAGCTCTGAACAAATGGATTATGAACAGAACAAACTTATCAATGCACAGAAACGTGAAAATGAAAAGTTACGTAGAAGCTTACAAGATTTGGGTCAAGAACTAACTGACCATGAGCGTGTAGCACAAGATACTGAACAACAAGTTCAACGATTAAAAGATTTAAGTGCCAAATTACGTCCTGCAGGTGAAATACAACAGGCTACTACAAAAGCAAGTGCTGATAAAGTAGAAGCTATGTTAGCTGATGTAGAGAAATTAAAAACATTACCTGGTATGGATGAAAAGAAATATAAAGAGCTTGTTGATAAGGTTAACCAAATCAAACAAGGTGCAGGTGATGAAGAAGTGCAGAAAGTTCAATTGGCACTGGCTGTATTGTCACAGAAACAACAGGTTGATGACCAGATGTTTAACACAGTAATGGCTAGACTAGATGATACACAGACTAAACTGGATGCTAAAGAATTACGTTTTAGAAAATACATTACTAAAAAGAGCGGAGATATTGAAGCTCAAACAAGAACACACGGTGATGAACTTAAAAAATATTCACAAATAGTTAACAAATATAAAGAAGAACTTGATGGCTTCAGTGACTACATGAATACTACAAAAAAAGAAGTTGACAACTCTAAAAAAGAGGTAGAACAAGCTAAACTAGAAGTAGGACAAGCTAAACTAGAAGTTGAAAAAACTAAACAAGAAGCAATTGCATTGACTAATGAACTTGAATTTAGATTCTCACCTGAAGTAAGAAAATCAACAACACGTACTAAGAAGAAACGTGTACCCTCAGTAGATGATATGTTTAAAGCATCATCTAAAGAAATTAACAAATTAAAACCTAATGCTAGTCCATCTGATGTAGCTGCTGCCACAAAAACTGGAATAGCTAAACCTGCTAAAGCAGGACCTGATATATCTAAACTAGATACTGACTTTGAGAGACAACGTAGTTTTGGTATGCAAGCAAAAGATGACGAAAAAGAACCTAAAGACCCTACACAAATGAACGAAGATTTACGACAATATGATGATGCAGACTTCTTAGAATGGGCTATGGAAAACGTTCCAATTATCATTAGACATTTCTATAGTCGTTACCCAGAGTTAGAAGATACTATACCAAAAGAACAAGTACGTGATATGGTTGAAAAATACCTTCCTTACTTGTATCAATACGATGATGTGGATGTTGAATTGATGAACACCTTCTTAGATATTGTAAATAGTAAAATTAAAAAACAAGGTAAGATCCCAGTTCAGAAAGACTTGTTTAGTTTGGAAGAACAGTTTGAACAACAATTGGACAAACTAATTGGGTTAGAATACATAAAATAAATTTATATTTTCCCTTAATCGGGATAAATACTATTGACAGGAGAGTAAAGTACTGCTATACTTACTCTTGTGTTAGTCACTAATAGGTAGTGGCGAATATTAAACAGAGACCATCTCAATTTTATAAGGAAAAATATCATGGCTTCATTAGCAGAAATTCGTGCCCGTATCTCGGCACAAGAAAACAAATCAAACAACAAGGGTTCTAACACCCAATCTGACAACTCAGTATACGCACATTGGAATATGGATGAAGGCACAACTGCTACCATTCGTTTCTTACCTGATGGCAATACAAAGAACGATTTCTTCTGGGTTGAAAAGCAAATCATCAAACTCCCATTCAATGGTGTTAAGGGTGATCCTAATGTAAAACAAATTGTAGTACAAGTACCCTGCGTAGAGATGTATGGGGACAGTTGTCCTGTCTTGGCAGAAGTTCGTCCTTGGTACAAAGACGAAAGTTTGAAAGAACTAGCAAACAAATATTGGAAGAAACGCAGTTATATCTTTCAAGGTTTTGTACGTCAGAACCCACTAGGTGATGACAAAACACCAGCGAATCCTATTCGCAGATTCATTATCAGTCCACAAATTATTCCAATTATTAAAGCTGGATTGATGGACCCAGAGATTGAAGAATTACCAACAGACTATTTGCGTGGTCTTGACTTTAACGTTAAGAAAACAAGCAAAGGTGGTTATGCTGATTATTCAACAAGCAATTGGGCACGTAAAGAATCAACACTAACAGAAGCAGAACAAGCGGCAATCGAAGCACATGGTTTATTTGATTTGTCTGAGTTCTTACCTAAGAAGCCAACAGCGGCTGAGTTAAACATTATCAAAGAAATGTTTGAAGCATCGGTTGATGGTCGTCCTTATGATAATGAACGTTGGGGCAATTACTATCGTCCATATGGACTTGAAGCACCTGCAGGGTCGACAGCGGATCAACATTCAGCTCCTACTGAAAATAGGGCACCCGCAACAGCACCAGTAGCAGAATCTTCAGCTCCTTGGGATGATGCACCAGTTACAACTTCTGCACCAATTGAAGTACCTAAGACAGCTCCGGCAAGTGACAAAGCACAAGACATTCTAGCAATGATTCGTGCCAGAAAAACTGCTTAAAAGAAAATGGGGGAGTTACCTCCCTCATCTTAAGGAGAACATATGACATTACCAGATGAAAGATACCGTGCTTTAAAGCAAGGTAAAAAACTACTGGAAGAGTTATGCGATCCGGGCAAGACTCCTAGAGTACCAAGTATTGTAAGAGACCGTGCCCGTGCCGCACTAAGACACTTCCCGAACGAACATGAGTTAGATAGAATTGCGGATCAATGCCCAGACTACCTTGACAAAATTTCGTTTAGTGATAAACTAATACATAGACAACTAGGAGATTAAATTGGTAAAACCATTCGATGTTAGTAAATTTAGAAAAGATATAACAAAAAGTATTGAAGGATTAAGTATTGGATTCAACGACCCAACTGACTGGATTAGCACAGGAAATTACGCACTTAACTATCTTATTAGTGGTGATTTTAACAAAGGGGTTCCTTTGGGCAAGGTTACTGTATTTGCTGGTGAAAGCGGTGCAGGCAAGTCCTTTATTTGCTCCGGGAACCTTATACGACACGCACAACAACAAGGAATCTTTGTTGTTCTCATTGATTCGGAGAATGCGTTAGACGAAGCATGGTTACACGCATTAGAGGTATCTACTGCTGAAGATAAGTTATTAAAACTCAACATGGCAATGATTGATGATGTGGGTAAGACTATTTCAACATTCGTTAAAGACTATAAAAATTTATCAGAGGCTGATAGACCAAAAGTCTTGTTTGTACTTGATTCATTGGGAATGTTGTTGACCCCCACAGACGTAAATCAGTTTGAAGCAGGTGATATGAAAGGTGACATGGGTCGTAAGCCTAAAGCACTAACAGCACTTGTTCGTAACTGTGTTAATATGTTTGGTTCATTGAACATTGGCTTAGTTGCTACTAATCACACATATGCTAGTCAAGATATGTTTGATCCAGATGATAAAATCTCAGGTGGTCAAGGTTTTGTTTACGCATCAAGTATCGTTGTTGCTATGAAGAAACTTAAACTTAAAGAAGATGAAGATGGTAATAAGATTAGTGATGTGCGAGGTATTCGTGCGGCATGTAAGATTATGAAAACTCGCTATGCGAAACCATTTGAATCAGTGCAAGTTAAGATTCCATATGAAACAGGTATGAGCCCTTACTCAGGCTTATTAGATATGATTGAGAAGGCTGAACTTGTTAAGAAAGAAGGTAACAGTCTTGTGTATACGACACTTGATGGTGAAATCATTAAGAAGTTTCGTAAAGCATGGGAAGCAAATACTGATGGTTGCTTAGATAAAGTAATGAATGAGTATAGTCAAAAATCAACGTCAACGTCAAAGATAAGTAATGTACAACCTGAGGAGGAGGGTACAGAATGAGTTTAGATTTTGTTGCTGAAGTTTGGGATGCACTACGTTCACATATTGATTTTAATGAACGTAGTGATGCCGCAGACACATTAATCAATTTATTGATTGATAACAACTACGAAGCTGACGATATCAAAAGTGCGTTCAGAGGTGACAAGGAGATGCTAGGTGCATTGAAAGGTTACGCTGAACAACATGATATTGAGGAAGACTACGAAGAATTTGAAGAAGATGAAGACCAAGACGAAGATTGGTAATCAATGAATTGGTACACCAGAGTAAGCGCAAGTATATCAGTAATTCCTGATTTTATCTCGCATTATGAAAACGAGTTATTATCTGCAAAGCAAGATGTTAAAATCTATGGTAACGTAGAAAAGAACATTGCGGCATTGCCCGGAGTTACTGAACATCGATTCAACCAGCTTCAAGAAATTGAAGCTGTGTTGGGTTATCTAAATTTACAATTACGAAAAATCCGACGTAAACACTTTCAAAAATATTTGGAAGCATATAATCGTGCATTAACAAGTCGTGATGCTGAAAAATATGTTGACGGCGAAGATGAAGTCATTGACTATGAAACCATTATCAACGAAGTTGCATTACTACGTAATCGTTGGTTAGGTGTGCTTAAAGGCATTGAAGCAAAACAATGGCAACTAGGTCACATTGTACGATTGCGTACAGCTGGAATGGAAGATATTACAATCGGGTAAGATGTGATTGTAGTTTAATCAACACCGTGATATAATATATCATAAACATAGGAATAAATTAAATGTCTACAACATCTTGTCCTTCAATAACAGGGTACGGTGCATCAGGTATATCTGCAGGTACAAATTCTCTAGGTAACATTAACTTGAGTAGTTTAAACAGCACTATCAATTTGTCATCCGCTCAAATTTCTGGCATACAAGCAGATGATTTATTTACCTTTGATTATAGAATTAATCCTAATGTAAAAAAATATGAAATTTACGAATTTACAGAAGATGTACTAGCATTGAGTGTAACTTGGAATAGAATGCGGGCAAATAGTGTTAGTACTGTAACTAAACTTACTGATAATGAATTGTTTAGAAACATAACCGCAGACGACAGAACATTAGCAGATACTATTGCTAACTACTACAGCAAAAAAATTATGATGATGAAACTAGTAAACACCAGGTTTACTAGTTATAGAACAGACCTTAATGAGTTTGTTCACGGTGATCGTAAAAAAATTGTAGATAAGATGTTTGGATTGGCTTATTACTTGCCATCATTCTATGACTATGATGTAAAACTTGATGCGGTTAAATCAGAACTTGTACTTAAACAAGAATGGTCTACAAATAATAAGATGAACGGTAAACAGCAGTCAATAGTTCTTACGCCATTAAGACGTTTACGTAGGAAAACTAAATCATTGGATGCATATCATTATTGGTTAAAAACTACAAACGGAACCGGAGTATTGATTGCGTTGCAACCTAACAACACTTTATTGAAGCTTTGGGAGCATTTTTTCAATAAAAATGAGCAAATTGTAATCTCAGGAACAACTTTTTGTAAGACTTTAGACGGATTTGAATACTTGAGTATTAAAAATTGGGAAATAGTACACGGTTGACAATAAATGGGTCCCGTGATACAATACTTGTATTGAAACTGATAAAGAGGACTACAAATGACTACAGAATTCAAATCTTGGGAAGAGTTGACTCAGTTGGAACAAGCCCAATCTATATATTGGGATATGTATAAGGACGCTTATGGTGTTCGTCCTCGTGGTGTTGATACTTCGGGTTGGACTCTGGCAGATTTTGATGCAGAATTTGAAGGACTCCGTGTGGCTATTGAAGCCGAAGACAAGGCCCGTAAAGAGGCAGAGTCTACTGCAACTGTTGTTTTTGAGCAACGGATTCAATCATTGATTGATGCTGGTGCTAAGGACCGTGCAACAGCAATGCGCTGGATCCACGAAGCTGAGGACACTCAGGGTGATGATGAGTACTTGTGCTATACATTGGGCTTGCCCTATCAGTATTTTCGTAAGGTAGCATAATTTGACAATAAATGGGCATTGTGCTACAATACTTGTATAGATTGATTAAAGGAGCTTATATGTCTTATTTCAACGTTGATGAAGATTCACGCACTAGCACAACTGCTTGGTACGCCCGGCAAGATTGTGAACAGTACAATAGTGATCACAAGCATTTATATACTAAAGATCAAATTTTATCAGGTGAATTATTGAAAAAAGCGGCTGAAACTGCATACTTTCGTAGTCGTGTGTTTTTGAATTTCCGTGAAAAATTTATGACTGTCAAAGTTGAGGCACCGCAACTTGCTGATAAAATTAGTAATGAAGTAGAACAGTTACTAATTCATGCAGGAAAGACTGGTGTATATGTTAAACACGGTAAAGCTAGTATAATTTTTGAATTCGCACATCGTAAAATTTGCTAATAAATGGCATTCGTGCTATAATACTTGTATTGATTGATTAACACACAGGAGAAGCTATGTCTACAGTTCGCATTTTGTCAGGTTCTTATCGCAATGAAGCAGTTAAAGGTGAAGTGTTTACACTTGTCAAGGGTTTTCAGACAAGTAAAAAAGGTAGTTATGTGACTGTTAAAAATGATGGTCAATTCCCGGGTCGTAGTGCTGAAATTAAAGTTTTAGTAGATACGATTGATAATATTGAATTTTTAAATGGAGATAAAGTTATGGCTAATGCTGTAGTAGAGTTTAAGAAAGAAGTTGTGAAAGAAACAGAACAAGAAGCAATGGACCGTATTGCTACTCGTTTTGAGGTCCTTGATGAAATGTCACGTGCATGTATCAATGGTGATATTCGTGCTATGATTGTTTCAGGCCCGCCCGGTGTCGGCAAATCATATGGTGTTGAGACACAAATGGAGAAAGCAAGCATGTTTGACAAGCTTGCAGGCAAACGTGTGCGTTTTCAGATTGTTAAAGGTGCTATGACAGCATTGGGTTTGTATACTCAACTGTACAAGTATTCTGACACAAAGAATGTGTTAATTTTTGATGATTGCGATTCAGTTTTTACTGATGACTTGAGTTTGAACATTCTAAAGGCCGCACTTGATTCAGGCAAGACACGTAGAATTTGCTGGAACTCTGACAGTCGGTTGTTGCGTGAAGAAGGTATCCCGAATACTTTCAACTTCAATGGTAGTGCTATCTTTATCACTAACTTGAAATTCGGCAACTTGAAGTCTAAGAAATTGCAGGATCACTTAGAGGCATTGCAGTCACGTTGTCACTTTCTTGACTTGACTATTGATGGTGATCGTGACAAGATGTTGCGTATCAAGCAAGTACATCGTGACGCTGATGGTGGTTTGTTCAAAGATTATGATTTTACTGAAGAACAATCACAAACCGTGATTAGCTTTATGTGGGACAATCACACTAAATTGCGTGAAGTGTCCTTGCGTATGTGTTTGAAGATTGCAGACTTAGTTAAGATTAGCCCCAACAACTGGCAGAATCTTGCTAAGACAACTTGTATGAAAGCATAACCCTGCAGTGTGCGTAACGGCAATGTCAATAAGTCCGTTTCGATAATTTTTTCATCTCCTTAAGTTAATTTTATAGAGGACTTCGGTCCTCTTTTTTTGCCTATTCACTTGCTTTCTACTATCATAAGTACTATAATATTAATATGTCAAAAGTGAAACCTACTACAAAAGAACAACTGATACATTATCTATTGCATAATGTTAGTTTAGGTTCCTATGACAATCGATTCTTATCTAACATTGAAATTAATTTCATAGGTGCCGGCAAACCTGTAACTACTAATCAAGCAGAGTTATTGAATAAGATAACAATTAGATATGCTAGACAATTAGCCAAACAAGAACTAGATGCTAATATGTTAGTAAACCTTTCATGGAAAAAGGAACCTATTAATAGTTCACCTGAATATACTACAGCATATGCACAATTAGATAATGGTAAGATAGTCATACGTACTCCCTATAAAACAAACTTTATCAAAGAACTTAGAAACATTAATACCAGTGATTGGGATAAAGATAAACGAGAGTGGACTGTAAACTATAATGAACCCAATTTGAAAAAAATAGTAACACTCATTGCAGATAACTATAAGCTAATTAATTTCTGTGATGACATTAAACACATGTTAATTGTGGCTGAACAGTTTGAACATATTAAAGTATGGAATCCTACATTATGTGAAGTGTCCGGTAATTTGTTAATTGCTGGTATAAACGAATACTTACATGAATCAATTATAGACATTCCATTAGAAAAGACGCCTTTATGCTTTTCTAAGTTAGCTACGTATGGTGTAGAAATAGATAAATCATTATACATAGATGATGTATTAAAGTTTGCCGCTAATACACGTCCCGAAATAGAAAAATCTCAATTAACAGACCTAGTAGAACTACTACCATTGATTGGTTGTGAAGCTGTAGTGTTATCCGTAACACATAGTTTTTCTAGCTTATTGATGGATTTGGTTATAGGATTAAAAGAAAAGAATATAGAGATAGTTACAAAAAGTAATGTGAGTAATAACACATTAAAAAACTATGTAGTAATCTGCCCAGCACATACCATCAATACTGCAATAGAAATAAGTGCAGACAAAGTGATACAAGTTGTAAATAGTACCCCGGTAACAATAAAATGAAACAATGTAAAATAATTGTCAAAGACGAAGTTAATGTAAAAATAGAAGGACTTGATTTATCGGAACGAAAAACTCTGATGAAGATGTTTGAATATGAAATACCCGGAGCAAGGTATCTACCTGCAGTCAGACTAGGTAGATGGAATGGTAAGGTTAGTTACTTCAGTTTAGCCGGAAGTACATACATTAACCTGTTACCAGAAATATTACCAGTACTGGATCGTATTGGATATGATATTGACTTAGAAGACCTAAGAGACTATACTACAACCTTTACTTTTGACAAAGTTTCAGAGGATACATTCAAACATAAGAACTGGCCTAAAGGTCATCCACAAGAAGGTAAGCCAGTAGTACTACGTGACTATCAAATTGAAATTGTTAATAACTTCCTAGAGAACCCACAGTCATTGCAAGAGATTGCTACAGGTGCAGGTAAGACATTGATGACTGCCGCACTAAGCTATAGTATTGAGAAGTATGGACGTAGTATTGTTATCGTTCCAAACAAATCATTAGTAACACAGACAGAGGCAGACTACATTAATCTAGGATTAGATGTTGGTGTATACTTTGGTGATCGTAAAGAATACAACAAGACACATACCATATGCACTTGGCAGAGTTTAAATAACATGCTTAAGAAAACAAAGAGTGGTGAAGCTGAAGTAGAGATCGGTGACTTCATTGAAGATGTAGTTTGTGTTATGGTCGATGAAGTTCACATGGCTAAAGCTGACGCACTCAAAACATTACTTACAAGTGTATTTGCTAAAGTGCCCATTCGTTGGGGCTTAACAGGAACTATCCCTAAAGCTAAGTTTGAAGCACAAAGTATCTTTGTTAGTTTGGGCAATGTGATTGGTAAACTATCAGCAAGTGAATTGCAAGATCAGGGTGTATTAGCACGTTGTCACGTTAATATTATGCAATTACAAGATGGGAAAGAGTTTACTAACTATCAGAGTGAATTGAAACACTTACTAGAAGATAGTGAACGATTAGATAAGATTGCTAGTTTAATCAGTGGTATCAATAATACAGGCAATACATTGATCCTTGTTGATAGGGTTAATGCAGGAAAAGAGATTGTTAATAGATTACCCGGTAGTGTATTTGTTAGCGGTGCTACCAATATGAATGAAAGGAAAGAAGAATATGACGAAGTTGCAACCTCAAGTAATAAAATTATTGTGGCAACATATGGTGTGGCTGCTGTTGGTATCAACATACCTAGGATTTTTAATCTGGTTCTCATTGAACCTGGAAAATCATTCGTCCGTGTTATCCAAAGCATCGGTCGAGGAATTCGTAAAGCAGAAGATAAAGACCATGTACAAATCTACGACATAACCAGTAGTTGTAAGTTTGCTAAACGGCACTTGACCCAACGTAAGACTTTTTATAAAGAAGCTAATTACCCTTTCGACTTAGAAAAGTTGACATACAGATAAGATTGTGATAGAATAACAACATGAGAATTTTAACATTAGAAGACCGTTTTTATAACTTAGAAACATTACCCGAAGAAGTAGACGATTTGCGTTTTGCTATACTAGACAATAGTAATCCACAAAACGTTGACTATCATTACATACCATTAATATTCTTAGAATCATTTAATAGTCCTGCATTAGTATTACGAATTGGTGATAAACAAATTAAGATGCCGGTAGATTGGCAAATACTTATCGGTGAACCTGACATGGGTGACTTAGAAACATTACCTTTAACTAGTATCAATGACAGAGGATTCAAAGCATTTGAATTCAACCCATTGAGTGCATTCAGACCTAGCTTTCAGGATATTGACATTGTAGATATTTACCAAGATGTAACATGGTATGCACCTCGATTAAAAAATGGACAATTCTTATGTGTGCCTATTGATGATGGCCCCAAACCACGATGTGTATTTTTTGTAAAAGAAATTAGTCGAAACTGTGAAATAGTAGACTATTCAATGGCTTTCTGATGATAGACTGGGAATTTGTTCAAGTTAGTTCATTGGAGTCAAAGCGTAGAAGAAATAATGGCAACTAAAAAGAGTACCCCTATTGATGAAAAATTTGTAGCACAAGACTTTGACTTGTTTGATGCACTTACAGCTATGGACAAGAAAGACTATGGTTATTATGATAGGCTAACAGAAGAACAACAAAAAAAGTTTGTTCCCTATATGATGACACATTGGATGAGTGCTATAAAAGCATCAGGTGAGTTGGGTGCATATTATGTAATGAGTACAGAGTGTGCGGCAAACAAACATCTGTTCAATGAATATGTACAGAGGCATCCTAAACTACAATGGATGATGTTATGTGCGGCCAGCCCTGGCATGGGTAAGCAATTCCATCAGTGGATACCTCACATGTCTGGCAAAGTTTCATCGTTAAAAGAACCAGCTAAAGCAAAAGACATTAAAGAATACTACAGTAAAGTATACAAAGGTGCATCTAGTGATGATCTAGCTGCCATCACAGAAGCATTTATAGATGACAACAAAAAAAAATGTTATCTAGCACAAATTTATCCTCATCTCAAACTATCTGACATAGAATTATTAAGCCAATTAATTACACATGCCGACATTGAAAAGTACGAAAGAAGCCGAGGAAACTAAATCGGTTAAGCACAGTTGTGAGTTTTGTAGCAGGGAGTTTATAAAAGAACGGACTCTGCTTACTCATATATGTGAGACTAAACATCGTTGGTTAGAAAAAGACAAGCAAAGCAATCGTATTGCATATCAGTCCTTTGTACAGTTCTATACCAAACACACCGCAACTAAAAAGACAAAGACTCAGCTAGAGTTTATTAAGAGTCCATACTATATTGCATTTGCAAAGTTTGGAACATATTGTGTAGATACAAATTGCATCAACATCAGCAGGTATGTTGATTGGTTATTGCGAGACCAAATCAAGCTTGATAATTGGGCAACTGACACTAACTATACTAAATTTTTGCAAGAGTATGTTAGAGTTGAGGATGCGTATGATGCAATTACTCGTAGTGTTCAGTATACAATTGAATTAGCACAAGCAGAACATATACTACCTCATGATATTCTAAGATATGGTAACGTAAATAAGATTTGTTATGCAATTACAACTGGTAAGATTAGTCCTTGGATGTTGTATCAGAGTGACAGTGGTGTACATTTCTTAGACACATTAAATTCGGATCATGTTAAAATGATTATTGATTATATTAATCCAGAACAATGGACGTTAAAGTTTAGACGTGAGCCAGAACTTGTTACACAAATCAAGGAGTTATTGAATGCAGGCGGGTACTAGGGTTCGCATTCCATGGCAAACAAATCATGACATTCCTACATGGAATCAAAAATGTGCATGGGCGGTAGAGACATTTGGTTTGCCCGGAGATAAGTTTGATACACATGCAACAGAAGATTATATGGATTTTTACTTTAAGGATGAGCGTGATGCTATTCATTTTGAGTTAAGATGGGGATAATATGGCTGATGTTATCCTATACATTACTGCTAAAAGAACTATGGAAATAGGCCATGAGTTACGAAACATGGGTTGGATACAGGGTGTTGATTTTGATTATGCTTACTACCAAGAGAAGTATGACAACTTTAGCCATGACCCTATTGTAAAACGACATGCAAGATTTACCTTTTACAATGATAGCAATGCTAGTTATTTTGCATTGAGGTGGACATAGTGGAGTTAATATTAGAAGAAGGTTTGATATTTGGGTCAAAATATTATACTGCTTATCCTAGTTTTGATTGGGTATTAAATAATAAAAAGTCCAATCAATATTGGATACTAATGGAAGATTGGTGTATTGACACCTTTGGTCGCAGTGGCACCGATAATATGCCCGGAGTATATACTCCTAACGCACGATGGTATATTAACAACAGCAAGTTTTGGTTTAAAGAACAAAAAGATTTAGAATGGTTTCTACTAAAATGGCAGTGATCATAAAGGTTTACAAACCATGGGCATTAGTGTTACACTTACTGATAGAGAATGTAGGACCTATGTTACATAGTAACCCTATAATCTTTTGGCATGGTAAAGGGTGGCATATGACATTTCATCCCGAGGTTGTTACTCAAGGTGAATCATATTGTAACATTCAATTTGATAGAGAAGCAGACGCAATATGGTTTTCATTACGATGGGTTTAGATGATTATGAATAAGATTGGTGTTGATATTGGTAAAACAAAAATTGAGTGTTGTGTGTTATCAACTACAAATGAGGTATTGTTTAGAGAACGTCTTCCTACAGGTTCTGTATACGAAGAAATAGAAGTTCTTTATAATAAAGCTATACTGTATACTAATACAACAGAACATACATTGGGAGTATGTATGCCGGGATCCATAAGCAATAGAACCGGTTTAATGATAAATTCTAGCATAGGATTTTTAAACGATACAGATTTTGTAGGTATGTTGGAAACTAGATTAAATCGTAAGATACAAATTGCCAACGATAGTCAATGTTTTGCTTTAGCAGAATCATTGTTAGGGGTAGGCAATGGATATAATACTGTATTCGGAATGATATTAGGTACGGGTGTGGGAGGCGGCATAGTGATTAATGGAATGCTACATAAAGGATTTCATAACATAAGTTGTGAATGGGGACATACAACATTAGACCCTAGTAACAATATAATGTGTCGTTGCGGTAGAATTGGATGTGTAGAAACTTGGTTAAGCGGATCAGGAATTGACACATGGGCATACAATCTTACAAATAAAAAACTATCCACAAAAGAATATATGGAAATGACAGAGATACAAGAATGTTTTTTAAATAAGTTTGGGTTGGCAGTTTCTAATTTAGTTCAAGTATTAGACCCGGATTGTATTGTAATTGGCGGAGGAATCAGTAATAATGATATATTATTCACTCAAGGCATTGAATCTGTTAAAAAGAATATATTCAATGATGAATTCAACACACCTATATATAGAGCAAAATTAGGTGACAGTGCAGGTGTAATTGGAGCGGCATTATTATGGCAAATGACATTATGATTGACATTGAAAGTTTAGATACAACACCTAACTGTGTTATCTTAACCATCGGTGCGGTACGATTCGATCCTAAAGGTAGTGGCGTAGTTGAACGATTAGAACTACGTCCTACAGTAGAGGATCAAACAGAAATATATAACAGGAGTATCAATGAAGATACATTACGATGGTGGAGTGAGCAGAGCCCTGAAGCACTTGAAGAAGCTATGGGAGACGGGGGACGTTTGCCATTTAGCGAGTGCATGGAGACTCTTTATAAGTTCTGTTGGAACCGTCGTGCTGTTTGGAGTAATGGTGCATCATTTGATTGTGTAGTTATGGAGTCTGCTTGGAGACAAACATCAGACAAACCTAATCCTATCCCCTGGCCTTTCTGGACAGTTAGAGATACACGTACATTATATGAAATTGCAGGTGTTAGTCTTAAAGACGGTGGGCATTCTACTAGTCACAAAGCAGTAGAAGATGCTGAACGTCAGGCTATTGTTGTACAAAAAGCGTATACTAAATTAATTAAAGCAGGCCTAGTTGCACCACCTAAATGAAATTTAATTCAGACATTGATATTGACTTTGGTGACCGAGATAAGATATTAAGTCTTATCAAGCATACGCCTGCGGCAATGCGTAAGGTTAATCCTATTCGTAAACATGCAACAGGTGTTCACGTGACTAATATACCCTACGATGCTATCAATGATATGGCTAACATCGATTATTCTGAGGCAGAACAACGTGGATATCTCAAATTAGATATGTTAAATGTTTATGTTTATAACTATGTTAGAAGTGAAGAACATCTAAAGTGCTTAATGTGTGAACCTGATTGGGATAAGTTAAAGGATGCAAAGTTTGTAGAAAACTTGATTCACTTAAACAATCACTACAATAGCATTAAGAAAATGAAAGAACCTATAGATAGCATCCCTAGACTAGCTATGTTCTTGTCTATCATTCGTCCTGCAAAGAAACACTTAATTGGTTTAACGTGGGCTGAAGTTGCAAAAACTGTATGGGATAAAGGCACTGATGGGTATAGTTTTAAGAAAAGTCACGCAATTGCATATGCTCATTTAGTTGTCGTACATATGAATTTGATTGATGAATTAGGATATCCTCTTGACCAGGGTAATACTTTTACGCTTTGACTTACGTTTGCTTAGTTCTAACATACTACATATAGGACCGTGTAATATAGTCAGACTCTTATTGTTAAATGTTCTTAGATAGGGTTTAAAGATCATCCAATCTTCTTTTAAGAACATATTAATGGGCACTAATCTATTAGATTCCCACCACCATATATCCCCTAGTTCTAAGAATTTTTCTCGTATTACTTGGTCTATAATAGATCCATAGTCGTAGATGGTAGTTACTACATCATCTCTATTTTGAACTATGCCTACATAATCTTGGCCTGCGTATGAGCAGACCGTTATAAAGGGGTGGTTCTCGGTTAGTCGTTTGAAAAAGTCGTTATGAAGCATTTATTTAGTTCTCGGAAGTATTTATTCGGGCAAAAATGTCTTTATATTATTTGTCATAAATATGATAAAGGAGTCTCATTTTGTATTCAACAAATGTTTATTATTACACACAACGTCAAACAGTAGTGTTGTATTCCGGCTCTAGCAATAGGAGATATGATATCGTGTATGCAAAAGATTTAACCCTAAACAAGGGCGTGGAAAACAAGATTCAGTTTCAGTTCCTAAACCAAGAACAGAAACCAGTAAATATTACCGGTAAAACTATCTCTTTTAGACTTATCAAATATGATGGTTCTATGGTATATTTTAGTAAGCAATTAACCAATTTATTGCCATTGACTGGTATAACTCAATTAGAGCTAGATGCTACTGATATTGTAGATGTAGAACCTCAAATGTGTTTCTATTCACTAGAGGTAGTAGAGGGAACTGCACATACAGCTGCCTTTGTTAGTCCCGATGCAAATGCACGTGGTACAGTAAAAGTTATTGATAGTGTATTACCAGGATATATTAATACTATTCCTGTAACTATCCCAAGTCACGCACCCATAAGCAATGTAGGTGTAACATTCTACAGCAGTGTATTCAGCACATACGACAATCCATTATTCACAGATATATTGGGTGTGCAAATGTCATTGGACAACTTTACCGGCGATGTAGTAATACAAGGATCTACTATCCCAAATGGTGATTGGTATAACATACACGAAGCAAATACATTTGCAAACGCAACCGAAAGTTTATATTTCTTATGTGAGGGATACCATCCTTACGTAAGGGCACAATATGCTAACGTAACAACTGGTGATATTACTAGTCTGGTTGTCCGTTAAAAATTGACTTACATCTAAAAACATGCTACAATACTAGTATGTTTGATATTCTATCTCTGATACCGGGTAAACGTAAACTAACACACAGTGGTTGGTACAGCTTCAATGCGGCGTGTTGTAGTCATCGTGGTCATAAACAAGATAAACGTCATAGGGGCGGAATTAAATTCGATGGCCCTACTAATTGGACCTATCATTGTTTTAACTGTAGCTTTAGCTGTAACTTTACATTAGGTAAAACAATTACCCCTAAAGCAAAACAACTACTAACATGGTTAGGTGTTGATACTGACCAAATACAAAAGTGGAGCTTAGAAAGTCTAGCACATAAAGACATATTAGATTTCACTCAGCCCAAACGAATAAATTTCAAAATGAAATTCAAGGATCATCAATTGCCTGATGGTGATTTGATTGATCCTAATAATCCAGCGCACAAAGTATACATAGACTATCTAAGTAAACGCAAGATAAATTATAATGACTACCCCTTCTTAGTAACTCCTCGTGAGTTTGGTAGAATGTCACAACGTATTGTTATCCCTTATACATATAAGAATAAAATCGTTGGTCACACTAGTAGATTCTTAGACAACAAAATCCCCAAATACATTAACGAACAACAACCCGGTTACGTATTCAATATTGATATACAGAAGAATCAATGGAGTGCGTGTATATTGACAGAAGGTATATTTGACGCATTAAGCATTGACGGTATCGCAGTTATGCACGATGACATTAGCAATGACCAAGCACAATTAATATCAACATTAAATAAACAAATTATTGTAGTTCCTGACAGAGATAAGACAGGACTAAAGATGTGTGACAGAGCATTAGAATTGGGTTATCAAGTTAGCTTACCTAATTGGGAAGCTGATATCAAAGATGTTAATGATGCTGTAGTAAGATATGGGAAGTTACCAACCCTAATGAGTATACTACAGAGTGCAACAAATAGTAAAATTAAAATAGAAATGAACAGGAAGAAAATTGCTAAAGGACTATAACGTAGACGTACAAAGATTGTTTTTGCAGATGATGTTAACTAATTCGGAATTGTATACCCGAGTTATGAACATTATGAATGCTGACAACTTTGATAAATCGATAAGACCAGTCGCTGAGTTTATGAAAGAATACAGCGAGAAGTATAGTATACTTCCGGATATATCACAGATTAAAGCAACAACAGGAATGGACATTGCACTAATCGAAGAATTCGGAGAAAAACATACAGAATGGTTCTTAGAAGAATTTGAATCCTTTACTAAACGACAAGAACTAGAACGTGCAATTCTTAAGTCAGCCGATATGCTTGAGAAGGGAGATTTTGGTCCTGTTGAGAAACTAATCAAAGATGCGGTACAAATCAGTTTGCAAAGAGACATGGGTACAGATTATTTCGCTGATCCTAAAAGTCGTATCAACAAATATTTTAATGCAGGTGGACAAGTTAGTACAGGTTGGCCCCAGATGGATAGATTGTTGTATGGTGGCTTTAGTCGTGGTGAATTGAATATCTTTGCAGGTGGCTCAGGTTCAGGTAAATCATTGGTCATGATGAACATTGCATTGAACTGGTTACAACAAGGATTAAGTGGTGTTTATGTTTCATTGGAACTTAGCGAAGAACTAACGTCATTGCGTACAGATGCAATGTTAACAAGTATGAGTACCCGAGATATTCGTAAAGATATTGAGGGCACTGAACTTAGAGTTAAGATGGTAGGTAAGAAGTCAGGACAATATCGTGTCAAAGGTTTGCCTGCACAAAGTAATGTTAATGACATTCGTTCATATTTGAAAGAAGTTCAGATTCAGACAGGAATCAAAGTTGACTTTGTAATGATTGACTATTTGGATCTCGTTATGCCTGTATCAGTCAAAGTTAATCCTAACGATCAGTTTATTAAAGACAAATATGTTTCAGAAGAATTACGTAATTTAGCAAAAGAATTAGGTATTCTTATGGTCACAGCATCTCAGTTAAATCGTAGTGCTGTTGAAGAAATTGAGTTCGATCATAGTCACATTGCAGGTGGTATCAGTAAGATTAATACAGCAGATAATGTGTTTGGTATCTTTACAAGTCGTAGTATGCGTGAGCGTGGGAAGTATCAGATTCAATGCATGAAATCACGTAGCTCAACAGGCGTAGGTCAGAAAATTGATTTAGAATATAGTATTGATACCATGCGTATCACAGATAGCGATCCTGAGGGATATGGGGATAAGCAACAAACTCATTCAAGTCCCAATGATATTATGAGTAAATTACGGACTCAATCTACTGTAGTTGACAATAATGTTGGATTTAATAATAAAATAGAATCAGAATTAGAACCAGTTACAAATCGTGTTATGGCAGATGTTCAGGGCAGTAAATTAAAATCAATGTTGAACAATCTTAAAAAGTGATAAATACTCAATAGGGAATCTGCATTATGCAAAAAAAGACACGTAGCCTGTTAGAAGAACTACAAGCCATTGGCGATCAAAAAGATACTAAGTACCTCATTGAGAGTCGTGCCGAGCATATTATTACCAGTGCTATCAACTTATTAGAAATGATAGGTAAGAACTATGATAATGAAAAAGCATCTATTTTAGAGAAAAAACTATTAAGTGCTATTAAATCACGTGATAAGAGCAGATTTTCTAAAAGTATAAGGAAAAATGATGAAAATCAGTGAGATTAGACCAGTTGTTAAAGAAGACCTAGCCGATACAATTAAATCCGGTTTATATAAAGTAACTGGCGGTGGATTATATGGTCAGACTGGTCAACAGGCTGCACTTAAAAATAATTTCATAAAGAAATTTGCCAATCAATTAGCATTAAATGTTAAATCTTCAAAAAGTGCAGGAGTAGGTGGATTTGATTTAGATGATTATTTAAAAACATATGCCGCACAATATGGTTGGAATTTAACTCCTATAGAAATAGAGAATTTAACTAAACTTTCTACACAAGCCGGACCTAATCCAGGCGCAGGATCTTTACAAAAAGTTGCTAATTATATGTATATATTAGCAGACAAATACCGTGACTCTAGAAAAACTGGTGGTGCACCAGAAGCTTCAGGTGGATCTACTCCGAGACGTGGTGGAGGTGGTGCACCAACTCAACCTACTGGTCCTACAACACCTAGCCCTACGACACCTACTGGTCCTACAACACCTAGCCCAACAGGACCAACGACACCTAATTCAAAAAATTCTCCTGCACTCACTTCACCGGTCGCACCTCTAAATAAACAAATAAATGCCAAACCCGAAGCTTCAACTAGTACACCTAATCAAACTAGTGTAACTGCTGAGAAGATAATGGATGCATTGGGTCAACTATATAGGACACCAAATTCAGCTAGTGATTTAGACAAGATTTTACGAGATGTTGCGTATCTACTAAGCAGAAAAGATGCCTCAAGATATGCTCATGTAATCAAAGATTTAACTTCAGGTATAGGTGGTTCAAGCGCAGCCGGAACTAAAGGTACACCTTATCCCGGCGATCAAGGAACACAACAAAATACTAGACCAACAAGTACTCAGTCTACTACACCCCCTAAAGATGCTGAACAATCAATGCCGGGATATAATAAAGCTGCCGATGAATTGTCACGTAAAATGAAATCTAATTTACCTAGAGATCCATCTATTTCAAAAGCATACCGTCCAGGTAGTAGACCACAAGATGTTAGTGATATACAACCAAAAGAGTCTAAAAAGTTTAAGAGAAGATAATGGATCTAAGTAACATTGTTGATAAACTTTCAGCACTACTATTGACTGAGGCTGAATTAGCCAAAGCCCATTTAACGCATCCTGAAGATATTGTTATCATGCAAGGTAGTCGAGGGCTAGATACCGCATTGAAACACATGACAGCTACTATACAACAGCCAGATCAAGCTACAATCAAATGGGACGGTAGTCCTGCATTGATATTTGGATACGGTCCTGATGGTAAATTCAGAGTCATGGACAAGCATATGTTTGACAAAGTAGATGACAGTGGTAGAAATGTATTCAGCCCTAAACAGTTTGCACAATATGATGTTAACAGAGGTGTAGACAGGGGTACTATGATACAGGATGTTACTAATCTATGGCCTGGATTACAAAAAGCAACTCCTAAAACACTAGGGTATTATTGGGGTGATGTACTGTTTGGTGCTCCGTTAGCAGACACAAATGGATTCTATATTTTTAGACCTAATCCTACAGGTATTGAGTACAAGATTCAAGCAAATAGTGATTTTGCAAAACAACACATAACAGGTAAACGTGCTGGTATAGCTATACATCAGTTCATACCTGCTGATGCACATCAAAAAGCAATAGAAGCTACACAAGAAGCTAGACGACAGGGTAAAAAAGAAACGTACAAAGCAACTGATTTTGCACAATCACTCAATGGTAGCTTAGGACAACTTCAAGTTCCACCAAAGTCTAGTATAGCTATACTTCCTAGTAAGATGGCAATCACTCCTGAAATGAATTCCGGAGGATGGGATGATGCTATTGAACGAGTTAAGAAAATGTTAGCACCACTAGCTCCTAGCATTGACAAGTTTGTAGCTGGAATACCCTTAGCCAACAAAACAACAAATGATGCTTTCCGTGGATTTCTTACCAGCTATATTAACTATGAAGTACGAAAGATTGCACCTAGCTTAAGTGCTAGTCAAACACCCAAACAACGTGATGCTGTTATCAATAATGCATTAAAGATGATGGGTAAAGATTTTATGAACTATGTTCAAACAAAATTAGCTACTGCAAAGATGACAGATAACAATAAACAAATGATATTGAATCACATCCAAGCTAATCAAAAAGGTATGCTATATTTGTATAGAGTTTGGGGTGAGATATACAAGTTAAAAATGCACATATATAATGACTTAGACATTGCTGGGAAGCAAAGTCCAGTCAAGGGATACTTACAGGGTGGTGCAGAGAGCCAAGAAGGCTATGTAGCACACGGTGTCAAATATGTAGACCGTTTGGGTGGTTTTAGCGCACAGCACTTAGCTGGACGTGGCTAAAGTTAACCCAAAACCAACATTTTTTTGTACCTGGCATAAATAAAAGTAGAGTCTATATGACTCATACTTTTAAAGGAAAAATATCATGGCATCAACAACACGTACACATGGCGACTTTAAGCCAGTAATGAATTATGACACAGCTAGCTATACAGTTGGCGCAGTTAACGCAGCTACATCGGCAGCCACAGTTCAACCACAAGGTCCTAAATTAGACTTTTTTACTATCGCTTTAGCTAATGTGGCTACTAGCGGCGCAGTATTAAAGGGAGCTATGGATGCAATTCAGCAATTAGCTACTGTATACATCTATGAAGTTACAGACGCCTCTACTGACACTCTAGCAATTGCAGTATACCCAACAGGTGCTTGGACAACAGGTACATTGGATACTGCAACAGGCGGGACAACATCTAACGGTGCAACTTTCACAAACTAATCTTTAGTTTACTTAAAAAACCCGAGTCTCTCGGGTTTTTTTGTGGCTATAACTTAATATTCTAATTCACCTATTTTCAATAAATACAGCATGACTACTAAAATTAGATGCCACACATTATTTGATATTACAAATACTGGTGTATTAAATAGAAAACCACCATCTAACTTAGATGAGAATGCTTTGAAGCGATGGAATAATGATAGAAACCGTCAATGTAATTTTGACACAGTACTGCAAGTTATATCATTGCGCTCACAACCTGAAGACATAACAGTACCTGAAAAACAAGATATTACATTTACAGAGTTTCAGCATTTTGGATTTTTGTTTGATTCTACTGAAGATAAACCTGTACCTAAATGGGCATTTAATTTCACTGTAAATTACTATAGTGTATTTGACGATGGGATAACAGAATTAGGAGCATTGTACACTGACTGTGATAGCGTACCAATGCTTACTAAATTGAATGAGTGGGACAAGTTACCTAATTTCTTAGATATAAGTCCTGAGCTTAAAAATATATACTTTGAGGTGTTACATGATTGATGAAAATAAGCTGTTCACAGCACTAACTAACATTATTAGTTCTCCTAGAACAACAAAACTACTCAAGTCATTGATACTGCCCAATGGTAATGGGGAATATTTGTTGTTTGGTATATATGTGATACTTAAAGAAAGAGATTGTTATAGCGTACATATAGGAAATGAACAGATTAACACTTTCAGCGACTTAAAGACGGCAGTAACATGGGCTACTATGGATCATAGAAATCTTATAATGGAATCTAATAAAGTCAGTATGCTTGATAAGCAAATAAATAGTTCTGAATTCAATATAGAGTTATACAAAAAAATGTACAAAAAATCCAAAGATGTAGATATGAAAGCTATCTACTTGAATAAGTTACAGACCAACACTATAAAGAAAAAAGAATTAACATGTGAATTGGACCTTCATATAAGAAAAATGCAAAAGTGGCAGCAGAGCAAATTTGCCGAGCAAACCACAAAATAATTCAAAACTGATAAATACAATATTAGTACTCTGGGAAAACACTATGAAACTTACAGAATTTAACATGAAACCAAGTTTAATGGCTAAGCAAGCCTTAAAAGAACAATTTAACCAAACATTCAGTGTGGATAAGTTAGGACCTTTTGAGACTAAGCGTATGCTAAACAAGGTACGAGGCTTGATTAACGAGACCAAATCCAATAAAAGCGGAGTTGGTACAGAAAAGAATTCAGCGTATCTTAAATTGATATTCATGGAACAAGCATTAACTCATCACTACGGTGAACTTAAAGCAATGCCTATGTACAATCAACGCATCGTTGTAGAAAACGAAGAAGTTGAGAAGTCACAGGTTGTTTTAGCCGCACAAGAAATGGTCGATGCAATGCAAAAAATGATTGAGCAAGTATCTGACATGCTAGTCAAAGAACTACCTGCAGTTGTTGACGGTGTCAACAGCGAGTTTGGTACAAGCGAAGGTGAGCAATTTAACAGCCAAGTATCCGAAGCATTGAGCGCATTACAACAATCACTAACACAATCTAAAACAGGATTGCAAGGTGCACTAGGTTCTATCACTGGTCAAGGTGGTGGTTTCGGTGGTGGAGAAATGGGTGGTGACATGGGTGCTGACATGGGTGGTGACATGGGTGGTGACATGGGTGCTGATATGGGCGGGCAAGACATGTCAGGTGACGACCTTGAAGTCGGTGGTGATATGGGAGCAGATGCTGGTCCTGAATTACCAGAAGAGCCTGAAGAAGAACCAGAATCTCCAGTCGGCAGAGCTAAACGCTAAAATGAGAATATACGAATTCGCGGATAATGATCCGTTGCGTGTTAAGTTGACGGCAGTTACTAGTCAACTTAAAAGCCTATTTCAAGGTTCGCAACAACCATTATCAACAGACGAATTCTTAAGAATGTTAAAAGATCAGGGTGTTGCACTAGGCAAATCTGATCTTTTTGATATCGTAAAAAAAGAGCCACTTAAAAATATCATAGCTGATATTAACGATGACACAGTTACATTTAAGGGCGATGAACAAATTGGACCAGATCCGAGCCCGGACGAAAACGAAAAAATTCGTAAACAAATGGCAAACAAAGCATTAAATTGACCTTTTAGATTGTATTACATGTAAAAGTGTAGTACAATTACCATATGTACATACCAAATAAATATAACTACGTTCCCATGAGTAGAGTGGAAGTAGACGGCAAACGCCGCTATGCTACTCCGGATGGTGAAAAACTACCCAGTGTTACTACTGTATTAGAAGCTACTAAAAGTGAAGAAAGTAAAAAAGCTTTGCAAGAGTGGCGTAACCGAGTAGGACATCAAAAAGCACAAGAGATTACAACTGAAGCCGCAGGCCGTGGAACACGAATGCACAAATGGCTTGAGAATTATATTAAGACAGGAGCAACAGGTGAGCCCGGAAGCAATCCGTATAGCTTGCAAAGCCATATTATGGCGCAAACTATCATTAATCAAGGTCTTGTTAACTGCAGTGAATGGTGGGGTACAGAAGTGCCGCTCTACTTTCCGAAGATTTATGCAGGGACGACAGACTTAGTAGGTATACATGATGGCAATGAAGCTATCATGGATCATAAACAAACTAATAAACCTAAAAAGCGTGAGTGGATCGAAGACTACTTTGTTCAATTAGCAGCCTATGCTAACGCACATAATGAAGTACACGGTACAAAGATACGTAAAGGTGTCATTTTCATGTGTTCTGCTGACAATATCTATCAGGAGTTTATCTTAGAAGGCTCTGAGTTCGACAAATATTCTACTGTCTGGTTTGAACGTTTAGACAAATACTATTCACAGTTCCTATAATAGTTGATAAATAGTATAATCATATAAAGATTATACTATGGCTATCGTACAAATCTCCAAAATTCAACACCGTACAGGTGCAAACGTTGACTTACCCCAATTAGATATCGGGGAGATCGGTTTTGCAACTGATGACAGGCGTATATATATAGGTAACGATCCTGTAATACATCCTGCCGCTAATTCAAGTACTACTACACAAACAGAAATTCTCACTGAGGTTAGTAATTTAAGTTTCGGAAAAATTACAGGTACTGGTAACGGCAATATTAATTTATCAAACGTTGTTCCCGGGCAGTTAGTTGTTGCTAAAAACATCGCAAACTCTACTAACTTAGAGTGGGTTAATGCAGGTGGAAACGCTAAACAGCCTGGTAATACTAGTCAATATAATAATGTCAATGTTCACTTAGGTCATGCTGACTACGTTAAGTTAGGCGGCGGTACTAACGGTTATATATTACAAACAGACGGTACAGGTAACTTAACTTGGGCAGCATTCTTAACTGGCAACGTTGTTTCTGGAACACCAGGTGGTGCTAACAGTCAAATTCAATACAATCAAGGTGGTACTACCTTTGGTGGTAGTTCCGGCTTTGTATACAATGAAGTTACCGGCGAACTTACTAACGCCGGTAATATTAATGTTACATCAGGTAATATATACGGTAATTTGATAGGTCCACATAACGGTACAGTGGGTGCAGGTACACCTAACACAGGTGCATTCACTAGTATTATTGTAGCTAATAATGCAACTATTACAGGAAACATTACTGGTGGCAACGCTAATATTTCAGGTAGAATAGCAGTAACAGGTAATGCTAACGTCGGTAATTTATTCAGTACTGGTTTAGCAAACGTAGGTAATCTTAGAGTTACAAGTCGTGTACAATCTAACCTAGTCCCTTCATCTGATGAAACTTTTGACTTGGGTTCTAGTTCACTTAAGTGGAGAGATTTGTATCTAAGTGGAACTACAATCAACTTAGGAACACAAAATATTTCATCTAACACTAATGGTGTTAGTATAACAGGTAACTTGTATCTTTCAACCAACACTATCAATGTTGCATCAGTAACTGCAAATACAGTAAGCGGTACATTAACTACAGCCGCACAGCCTAACATTACTAGTATTGGTAATCTAAGCACATTAGCTGTAGATGGTATTAGTTATTTAGGTAATGCAGCCAATGTTAGAATTTCAGGTGGTGTTAATGGTTATGTGTTAACTACTAATGGATTAGGTGGACTATCATGGGAGCCGGCATTAGCTACTTCTACACCACCGGGCGGTTCAAACACATTCATTCAATTCAACAATAATGGGTCATTCGGTGGCGACGCCGCATTAACATATGATCCTATAAATTTCTTAGCAACCGTACCAAATATAACTGTTAATGGTATACTACAGACAGCTAGCGTTTCTAACGTTAAGATACCCGGCGGTACTAGTGGTCAATTCTTAAGAACAAATGGTGCAGGTACTTTAACATGGGCTACACCTGGTGGTGGTGGTGGCACACCCGGCGGTGCTAATAGCGAAATTCAATTTAATGATGCTGGTGCATTTGGTGCAAGTTCAGCCTTCACTTTCAATAGTGGTTCAAATACATTAACAGTAGCTAACATAGCAGGTACTATTACAACAGCCGCACAGCCTAATATTACTAGTGTGGGTAACTTAACAAGTTTAATTGTCACTGGTAATATCACTGCAGGTAATTTAAGTGGTGCAAATGCAGTTGTTGCTAACTTCTTTGTTGGTAGTGGTGCTAATCTAACTAATATCAATGGCGCTAATGTAGGACAAGTTGCAAATGCAAACTTTGCGTCATATGCAGGCTCTGCTAATTCTGCATTAGTTGCAAATACAGTTAATGATAATGCTCAACCTAATATAACTAGTTTAGGTACATTATCTAACTTAACTGTATCAGGTATTACCACACTGGGTAATGTAGGTAATGTTAATATTACGGGTGGAGCAAATGGTCAATTCTTAAGAACAGATGGAACCGGCAATTTAACTTGGGTATCGGCTCAATCTCCTGACTCTAACGCAAATTCTGTACAGTTTAATGTAAGTGGTGCATTTACTGGTAGTGCAGACTTTACATTTAACAATTCTACAAACACATTAGCAGTAACCTTAATGACTGGTACGCTAACAACTAATGCACAACCTAATATCACTAGTGTAGGTAACTTAACAAACTTGACAGTAACTGGTAATATTACTGGTGGTAATGCTAACTTAGGTAATGCAGTTATTGCTAACTTCTTTATCGGTAGCGGTGCTAATTTAATAAACTTGCCTGCAGGTAACATATTAGGTGCAGTATCTAACGCTGATATTGCAAATACTGTTTCAGTAAATGCACAGCCTAACATTACTAGTCTTGGTAATCTAACAGTGTTAGAAGTAACCGGTAATGCTAATATCGGTAACATCGAAACAGTTAATATTGTAACTGCAAATTACTTGTATGGTGATGGTAGCAACATAACCGGTATTGATGGAAATGCTATTAGCGGTGACGTAGCAAACGCAAACTATTCTGCGTATGCTGGATATGTTACAGGAGCACAACAAAGTAATATTACTAGTGTAGGTAACTTAACTTCATTACGTATATCAGGCACAAATAGTATAAATTCAACTGATGCTTTGATATTAGATGGTTCAGTGACCAATATGTATATATCGACTGATCCTACTGGATTCAGTATACTTGATAAGCCTGCACATTCAGGTTCAGGTATATTAGTATTTGATGCATTAGTAGGGATAGTACCATTACAAGCTGCAGGCTTTGGAGCTCCCCAGTTAGCAAATACTGCTAACACGGATGCAATAGTATTAGCAAAGAATGATTCAACAGCACCTAACTCACATTCGTTTATTCCAGTAAGCGACTTTACTACTAACTTGGGTGATAGTGAGGATGAAGCATTAGGTAGTTCATTCTTTAGAAATGCATACTTAGCTAGTGTTGTGATTAAAGATACATCTGATGCAAATACTTCTAACTGGCCAACAGCACCTAACTGGCAACTATTAGGTGGGGCAGATGGATTGTATATTACAGATGGCTTCGGTGTCTATAAAATAACAGTTGGAGTTGATGTAGCCGGTAATGTAGGCGTTCCGGTACCAATTGCTAGGTAATTAGATAAATATATAATACACTCTCAATTCGGGGAGTTTATGCGGTCCCCCCGCGTAGTGGATAGAACCCACAATATTCAAGGAGAAAACAAATGGCAAGACCACTTAAAATAGCAAAAGACTCAACAATCGATATCGGATTCCCAAATGACGGTACAACAGATAACGGATTTAACGGTAACGGAATAGGAGTAGTTGGTGGAAATAACGTAAGTCTTAACGTAGTAGTACGTGTAAAGATTGGCGCAAACGCAGAAGCAGACGGGTATATCTTACGTCAAAAAGCAAAACGTAAGTACTTAGTCACTGACGGTGTAAATACCGGTGTATGTACATTGGCTGATGTTGCTGATGATAGTTTAGCAGATGATGACATGACAATCACTGCAACTGATAATAACGGAGACCCAATTCGTTTTTCTACTATGACAAACAAATGGGCATTAGACTTTTCAGATACTAAGTATTTGTTGTCATTCTTTACTACAGCGGCTGCTGGTACTACTCCTGGTACTGATTATGAAAAAGTATCAGTTGAAAACAACGATTAATATCAACATAATAAAAAAAAGCGACTTAGGTCGCTTTTTTTATTATCTTCTGTATCTTTTCTTGAACCACTTCAAAGTTTACTGTGTTGAATAAACCAGGATGTAGTGGTTTAGGATATCTTCTATAATCTACCCAAGCATAACCTACATGTTCTTCATTTAATATAGGAATGAATTCATTCTCAATGATACAAAAGAATGTATGATAAGTGAATGTGTTATTCACAAATTTCTGTATAGGTATTAGTTTTGCATGTTCTGGAAAGAAGTTAATTTCTTCACTGCACTCACGTTCAACACCTTCTATTAGTGTTTCACCTTCTTCAAGCTTTCCACCGGGCAGTCCCCAATTACCAATGTTCTTTTCATCGCTTCTTAATAAGAATAGCAATCGTTTAGTTTGGGAACAATAGAAGAATACGCCCGCTGAAATATTTTTGTGCATATAGTAATTTATCTGTTTAAATCACTATGCTAAAATCTCCTGGAGCATACCATCCTTCATACGCTTTCATCCATGACATACCATCAAAACGATATTGTACACCAGTGGTTAAGTTAGTAACAAATTGAATATCGCTAATTATCGTAGAATTAAAACTTACTATCCAATTAGTACCATCAAACTCAATAATGTCATTTGCATGTGCAACTAAGTTACCCCATGCGTTTGATGTTTCAATATTGTTATCACTACCGATATCTTCAACAATCAAATAACGCTGACCAATTACAGGTTCAGGTAATCCATTTTCTTCACTAGGAGTGCTAGGTCCTTTTTGCAATGGATTTATAACGCTATCAACTGCATCCATAGTGTTGGCCGGTAAGGTATCAGTATCAATGTTATATATTAATAATCTATCATCTGTTGGGTTAAATGCTATAGTACCTACAATATCAGTATCCATATATGGGTTTTGTAACCATATCTGACTGATACCCGGTCTAACAGTACCGTATACATTTAAAAAGCTTTCCCATATAACCTCACTATTAGGACCTGCAGGTGTATCTAATGTATTGTTGCCAGGTGTAAATGCTGCACCATCTGGTAATACTTGTAGTGTATTACCTAATAGTAATATTTTATATCCATATGGAGTTATCTTTTGACGAGTACCTAATAGTAATTCATCGTCTTGCATATCTGACAGTGCATTACCCTTAAAGATACTAGCAATAATCTTGTAGATGATATTCATCTTAGTAATCTTAGCCGCACTACTAATCCATATAGGCATGTAGAATTTCCAAGTCATCACATCAACAGGATTGCCGCTACCTTGTGGAATAACACGACTACTAAATGTTAATCCATCTTGATATACAACACTTAAACTAGTCCAATCAATAAAGTTATCAGTGCTTTGTATTTCCATGCTTGGATTAAACAATACACCTAATTGCTCAATTAATTCTAATTTCTGATTATAGTTCGTAGTCCAAAAGTCTACGGTAATTCTTAACGTATAGGGTACAGGCATGATACGTTCAACACTAAATGCTTGACCTTGTGTTGTTTCATATTGACCTGTTTGCTGATTGAATGTCTTTTGACGAACATCAAGTTGTTCAATAAAATAAGGATCTTGTGTTCTACGTTGGTCGTATTCAAGTCCGGTAATATAGTAAGTAATCAGTGGTGCGCTAGGCAAACTGCTAGGACTGTTTTCAGCTATTTGAGTAGCTGCCATACGACTTTGATCACCGTACATGATTGGCACACGTACTTGAATGTCATTGCCTGCAGGGTCTTTCCCTTTAGTAACTTGCCAGTTACTAAAGATTCTTGCGAATTGAACCAGAAACCTGCGGATCTGATTATCATAAAAGTAAGAAGCCAAAATTAAGTCCCTTGTATAAATAATAGTGTAACTCGCGGTTTCGGACACCCAGTTACTCTAAAGCTATCAAGGAGCATCAGCATGACTATTTATCTTTATAAAAAGACCCATCGTATTACTGGATTACAGTACTTAGGTAAAACTACATCAAACGACCCTCACTCATATACCGGATCTGGTAAATATTGGAAATCACATCTAAAAAAACATGGATCTGATTATGATACTGAAATTTTAAGAGAATGTGCAACTAATGATGAAGTTAAACAATGGGGAGAATATTACAGTATATTATGGAATGTAGTTAGCAGTAATGATTGGGCTAATTTAAAGACAGAATCAGGTGATGGCGGTGATCCAGGACCAATAGGTCGTAGCAAAATTTCAAAGGCCCAAACAGGAAGAAAGCATACTTTTGAAGAAAATGTGAATAAAAGTAAAAGACAAACCGGGATAAAACGTTCTCAGGAATATCTTGCAAAAAAGATAGGTAAAAAATATAAAAAACCTAAAATACGAAGCAGTCCTAATAAAAATAAAGGTCGTCCACTTCCGCAAGAATGGATTGATAAAAGTGCAAAAACTCGCACAGGTATGAAATACAAAATAGTAGAGTGCCCTCATTGTCTAAAACAAGGCGGTTCTTGTACAATGCCAAGATGGCACTTTGATAATTGTAAACTTAAAAAAGCTTAATCTGTTTGAATTCTAAGTATAGACGACAATGCTTGTCTCTCAGGTATTGTCGTACCGTTAGTCAATACAGTTACATTGCTATTGTTAATGAATGTACTTAGCTGTGATTTATCATCGCTAGTAAATCCTAGTCCAGTTCTTACATTCTCACTTATCTTGATCCACAATACACCATCCCAACGGAATAATTGTTGCGGTAAATAATCAGTACGTAAGAAGTAATCACCTATCTCGGCTGTAGCTGGGAAGTTAGTTCCCGCTGCAACTGGTTCACCATTAGGAGCTGTGCCATCACCTGTCAAGTATCCATCAATATAACCAAAGCTTCTTGGGCTTTGACGTTTAATATATCTGAATCTAGGATCAGTATCAGCACGATAGTCAATGATGCCAGGTATAATCTCACTGTTAAATCCGGGCGCTACTGGATCTTGGTCACTGGTAATATATGTATTATCTGATGTACCATATGGGCCAGTGATTTCTCCCATAGATTTAACAGTTAATACTGTTGTACCCTCAAGTGCTCCACTACCACTATCAGTTACTTCAGGTGGTATCTCAGCAATCTGTAAACTTGCTTGAATGAATGCACGTAATGCAGATGTATCATCAGCAGTTAAGTCCCACAAACTCTTTAATGCGGCTGCACTAATCTTTAGTACAGGACTAGGGTTTCCGTACAATGAGCTAGTTACAAATGTAACAGTGCCTTGAACTGTAGGAGCTTCTTTAGTTATAACAACATTGACTGGGGGTGCCGGTGCATTGTTATCATATGTAGGTACAACATATAATTGACTTCTATCGTAACCTGATTTTGGAACTATTCTCATAGCTTCTGCAATAACAGCATCATTGATTTCAATGTTCTTATTGTACCTACCAATAATATCTTGTAGTGTGCTAGCCGTATCGACCTCCCAATATTCTGTATCAGTACATGGTACGCCAACTGGTGCTGGCCCGGGCGCTATTACTGTATAAGTTGTGCCACCATATGTTACTGTATATCCAACTGGATACTCTTTTGTATTATCCCAATCACCTAAGTAATTATCCTTATTAATTGGTTGATTCATAATATCTGCATATTCTTGTGAATCTACTAATGGTTCGCATTTGATACGCCATAAGTGCGGATACCATGTAGGACTAAACCCTTCACTAGCATAATTACCATCAGTAACTTGATAATATCTTCTTAATCCAACTGGTATAGTTTCATTTAATGGATGATAATCAGTTAGGTGCGGTAATTCTAATACGTCACCAACTATTAACTTTCTACCTATAATATTCATCATATCATTATAATGAACCGTGATAAAGATAATATCGTTGTTTAAGAATAATCCAAACTGACTCAAATCAAAATCTAGATTCTGCACATTATAATGTCCACGTATTCTATAAATATCCGGATCATATTTTCTGTCACGATTTTCTAAGAATAGTAAGTCCTGAATATCTGTTACGTTTGGTGTAGTATATTGCGGTTGAGTAAGATCATTGCTTGGTCCATTATTCTTAATCCCAATATATTTGTGAACAAACAAGTCGGTAGCGCCGATAGTAAACATTTCGGATATTGTTTTATCCAAAAACTTAAAATCGTTTGATTTTTGTGGTCTATAAAGTGAGAGTTTTGGCATCGTTTAATCCAATTGTGTAGTATTTATCGTGTTGTAAGGTGAAAAAATTCTTGCATTTAATTGGAATCTAGTGTACAATACTAAGTATTATCAACTAGGAGAGCGCATGGCTACACGTAAAGGCAAACATACAGAAGACCACTTTGTCAAGGCATTGAACCCAAGAGATGCAGATACAAAATATTTAGGTGACGAACCCTTCTTCCCATTGCAACCCGATGAGGATAAACGAAATGTTACACTAGCCCGAAGCTTCAATTGGTATAACCGTTTCTATACTAAAAAAGATGCTAAGGAACTACTAAGTCAATACTTAGATTATAACAACCGCACAGAAGATGCTAAAAAGATGCGTAAGGTTCATGAAAGTGAATTCCTAATGACATTCTGCTGGTTGGCACGTATGAATCTTAGAGGGTTAGAACTGTCAGAACATGAGGAAGCTACATTACAGAACGAGATTTCCCGAGTATTAAAGTGTTTAGTTAAACCCGAAATACCTAAAGAAAAAGAAGAATCAGCTACACGTCCGAATATTCAGGACATTCTGAAAGATAAAGCACGTGATGCGGCAGGCGAACTTGAAGGTATGTTTGATGATTTTATTACAGCAGGCGCACCCACAAAACATTCATTTAAGCCTATGGATGAAGTAGCAAAAAAGAACGTAATGCCACAACATATCAGTTTGTTAGCTGATGTATGGAAAAAGAAACAAAACGAGTTTGATGAGGTTGCAAAGGGCAAGGATGCACAACTTGTTCAGGGTTACCAGCATTTGACAAAAACTCAAATTAAGAATATACTTAAGTTTATCGAACAAGTTCTGGGAGACCTGAACAGTTACGTTAGTGTTAAGAAAGCGGCAAAAGCCCCACGTGCCCGAAAAGCTGTTCCTGTAGAGAAACAGGTAGCAAAATTGAAGTACTTGAAAGTATTTAAAGATACAGCAAGTAAGTTAGATTTGGCAAGCGTACATCCCACAAAACTTCATGGTGCAAGTGAAGCTTGGGTATATGATACAGCAAAACGCAAGTTACATCATTATGTTGCAGATGATTACAGCAAAACATTTACTGTCAAAGGTAATACGTTGTTAGGATTTGATACTGCACAAAGTGAAATAAAAACATTACGTAAACCGGCAGAGCAGATTAAAGAAATTATGGGTAGCAAGCCAGCCGCTCGTAAGTACTTTAAAGATATTAAAGCAGTCAGTACTACACCTAATGGCCGCTTTAATGAAGGTATGATTATTTTGAAAGCATTTTGATGAATGATATTCAAGAACGTATGACTGAGTTAGTCAAGCCGATTGACCAGCAAATTATGATGTGCGATGATAGGCGTGACTTGCTTATGCTTAATTGCGCTATGTTACAGCGTGTCAAAGAAGTATTTGACATGCTTGTAGGGGAAGAAGGTAGAAAAAACATGTTTAAGGACCTAGTATAATGGAAGTGAAAGAATTTACAGTTAAAGATAACGAAGCTTTTAGATTGCGTGTGAAGCAATGGAGAGCTATTAATCCTAATGATCTCTATGCAGTTGAGTTTATTCAGGAAACAAAAGATAAAAAAGGTGATGTTGACATGAGTTCAACTTACAGTTTTTATATGAGTGAGAGTGAGTTAGAATCACTTGCTAAGGGTTTGTACGGATTGATTGGAAAGTAATGTCACAAAACATTGATTTAAACAAATACAAAGATTTTGTACAAGCTGTTACTAGTGATGCTAGTAATGATACAGAGACACTTATAGCCAGACTAAGAGAGTTGAAGCAACACTCTAACATTAATCCTGCATTGCTTATGACAGCAAGCACAGGGTTAGCCAGTGAAGGTGGAGAGTTTAGCGAGATTGTTAAGAAGATGATGTTCCAGGGTAAACCTTTTACTGAAGAAAATCGTTTTCACATGAAGCGTGAGTTGGGAGATATCATTTGGTATTGGACTAATGCTTGCCGAGCATTGAACTATGATCCCAATGATATCATTGCAGAGAACGTATCAAAGTTAGAATCCCGATATCCAGGAGGACACTTTGATGCATTTTATAGTGAAAACAGAAAAGAAGGTGATTTATGACAGCATTATATGAAGACGTAGTACATGGCCCTAGTAAGTATCCTAAAATTACACGTAGGATTACACAAGAGGGTATTGAGTTTTTGAGAGATCAATTGATTGGAAAATCAGTTCCTAAACAACATGTGGGTATTGCAAACCCACATGGCAGTACTGGTAGAGAAATTGAACGAATGGTTCTTGAATTTTTTGATCCAGTTTGCCGTAATGGTGAAACTAAAAAGGGTCCTGATGTATTAGAATATGGGCTAGATATCAAGTCCCATAACGCTACATCTATTGCAGATAATGCGACTACAATTGGGCATTCTAAATGGTATGATTTAGTAAATAAATCTTATAGACAGTCAGATGTTTATAAAAAAATGCAAGGTCATATTGATGTATGGTATGACAATAATTTGTGTGCTATTACTGATGTAAATGTCTACTATTTTGACTATGACCACATTCAGGAAGATTTAGAAAAGTCTTACGATGAACTGCAATCAATCGTTTCAGAACGAGGTATGATGGCATTGTTTAAGGGTGAACTGTTGGATTATGATGAAATCTATAAAGCTGATTTTACTATTAGTGCAGGACCTGAATCATTGTTCTTGTTAGATGTGCGTGATTCAGGAGTTAACTTTAGAATCTCACATAAGAACATGAAACACCTTGCTACTAGGGCAAAATCAGCAGACGCATTTTCTAGTAACTTTACATTTCTTTGATTGATAATCTCCAGATAAATACATTATCTGGAGATTATTATGGCAGGTGCTACATTAGACCAATTAAAAGAAGACTTATTTAGAAATTTACGACTACGTTTAGGTGACGGAATAGTTGACCTTGAGATTGGACCCGAACACTTTGAATCAGCATATAGATATGCTATTAGTATCTATCGTCAAAGGGCACAGAATTCTACTGAAGAATCTTATACATTATTGACGTTAGAAAAGAATGTAGATGTTTACACTTTGCCTAGCGAATTCATTAACGTAAGACAGTTATTTCGTAGAAGTATCGGGATGGAGACTGGTCCTGGTGCATCAGCATTTGATCCATTCTCAAGTGCTATTTTGAACACATACTTGCTTAACTATAATTATGCAGGTGGTCTAGCTACATATGACATGTATGCAGGATATGTTGAACTAGCCGCACGTATGTTCGGTGGATATGTAATATTCACATTTAATCCAGTAACTAAAGAATTACGTATTGTACGTGATGTAAAAGGTAGCGGAGAGCATGTATTGATTTGGGCAGACATTCAGAAGCCTGAAGCAGTATTGCTACAGGATCCGGGTGCAGGTGTTTGGATTAGCGACTGGATCTTAGCTATCCTTAAGGGCATCATCGGTGAAGCACGTGAGAAGTTTGCTAGCATTGCAGGACCAGGTGGCGGTACAAGTTTGAACGGTGCAGCCATGAAAGCAGAATCCAAAGAGATGCAAGCACAGTTACTAGAAGACTTAAAGCGTTATGTAGATTATAGTCAACCATTGACTTGGGTACAAGGCTAAATGAGAGCTATTGAATTTTTACAAGAGAGCTTAACTCCGCCTAATAAGTTTTTATCTAAAGCAGAAAAATTAAAAGCCGGCAATAAAGTTTTCTATAAAGGCAAATTAGTAGGTATTGCCACCGGTGAAATTAATGGTGATAGAGTTATTTTTAAACCTTTTGCATCTTACGGTAACTCTGGCAATTTTGCTAGTTTACCTATTGACCAAATAAGCTTACGAGAAGGTAAACATGTTCAAGGTGTGGCGGAGGGCAATTTTGATTCCTTCAAATTTGGTAAGCCGATTACTTTTACAGCCTACCATTCTTCTGATTCAGAAATAAAAAAAATTCTCCCAACAGACGAATTTTATTTCAGTGATGATAGATACACATGGGAAGGAAACTATCTTTACAAAATAAAGATAACTTTGAAAAATCCTTATGTCGTGCTGGATCAGAAAGCAGGGTACGAAGGTCATGCTACAGACTCTCTTCCAAAGATAAAGGCAGCTGGGTATGACGGGGTTATATATACCCCGCATTCTGTTGATTATGGGTTTAGACAAGGCGTTTGTTTTTACCCACAACAGCAAATATCTAACATCAAGTTAGTTAACTCTGATAGTGGTAAATAATATAATTAAAGATAACCTAAACTCTTTACTTTACCGCTCTCCTGTAGTACAATATGTATTACAGGAGTTACCATATGATTATTGGAGTTACAGGATTGATTGGGTCAGGTAAAGATACAATTGCTGACTATCTTTGCACATTTCACGGATTCAAACGTGTTAGTTTTGCGGCCTCATTGAAAGACGCAGTAGCCGCAGTATTTGGTTGGAATAGAGATTTACTAGAGGGTTCAACTAAGTCTAGTAGAGAATGGCGTGAAAAACGTGATGACTGGTGGAGTGACCGATTAGGTATGGAAATTACACCTAGATGGGTACTACAATATTGGGGAACAGAAGTTTGTCGTAATGGATTTCATAAAGATATCTGGGTTGCTAGTGTAGAGAACAAACTACGTCAGACAGACGAAAATATTGTTATTACTGATTGCAGATTTGCAAATGAAGTTAATTCAATTAAAAGTGTAGGTGGTGTGACTATGAGAGTTAATCGTGGGTCACGTCCAGTATGGTATAGTGCCGCAGTTGATTACAACAATGAATCTGAAAGTAGCGAACAATATCAAAAAGCCAAGTTAATACTAGAAGGGCACAATGTTCATGCAAGTGAGTACAGTAGTGTAGGATTGTTGTACGACTACTATATTGACAACAACGGAAGTATTGATTCATTACACGGGCAAGTAAACTCAGTAGTCAACTTCTAAGTCACCCCTACGCCAAGTAACTTCTTTACGTTTGACAACTTCTACACAGTTAAGACAGATACTACGTAAGTTTATTAGTTCGTTATTATCTAAGTTACCGTCAATGTAGAAGACGGTAAGCTGACTAGTAAACAATCCCTTAAAGCCGCATAAATCACATGCGGCTTTTTTCTTGTATCCTGCTTTTTGCCAGCTGGGTACTCTAGCTTTTTTCTTATTATTCTTACGACCACACTCATCACATTTAGACCGATAGTGTATTATGTCATTACGTTTGTAATTAATAGCGCAAAAGTTCTTATTGCATTGCTTACATATAGGTCTCATAGTGATATTTATGATAGGAACCTTCGAAGGCACCATTTTCGGCAGTTTTTACGTCCTTCTGATAAATATTAGTACGTTAGGGCGTTAACCCTCAAAATCATAACACAAAAGGAAAACAACATGGCACTAGTATCACCAGGCGTACAAGTTACGATCATTGACGAAAGTCAATACGTTCCATCAGCCTCAAATTCAGTCCCTTTAATTATCTTAGCTACCGCACAGAATAAAACAAATGCAGCCGGTACTGGGGTAGCAGCGGCAACTACAAAAGCTAACGCTAATAAATTATATCAAGTAACAAGTCAACGTGACTTAGTAAACTTATACGGAAATCCATTTTTCTATAAGACAAGTACAAATGTACCTATTCAAGGGTATGAGTTAAATGAATATGGTCTACTAGCCGCTTACTCATTATTGGGTACAACAAATCGTTGCTTTGTACTACGTGCAGACGTAGACTTAGCAAGTTTAACAGGATCTATTTCCCGTCCATTGGGTGACCCAGCTGATGGCACTTATTGGTTAGATACTACATCAAGTGATTGGGGAATTTACGAATGGAACAGTACAACACAGAAATTTGTAGAGAAGACTCCGTTAGTAATTACTGACAGTACAGATTTGACTGGCGACTATCCAAAAGTTAGTTTAGGTAATGTTGGTAGTTACGCAGTTATTGCATCCCAACCAACAACAGGTCCTACAAGTAATTCTACTTATTTTTATAAAAACTTGGATAATGTCTGGGTTCAATTGGGTGGTGTTGACTGGAAGAAGAGTGTCCCTACTGCGATCGGTGCAACTTACAATCCTACAGTAACAGTGGGTGACAAGTTTGAAATTATTACTTCTAATTTTACATTAGAAATTACAGTACCTAACAGTCCTAATAACGATATTGATGGTGTAGTATCTGCTATCAATGATTATGGAATCGATGAAGTATTTGCGGAAAATGTAGGTAACAAGTTATACATATATTCTGCACAAGTAAGTGCTAATTCTTATGTTACTGTAAACAATCTAACAGGAACTCCTTTAGAAGATTTAGGGTTAGTAGATGGTAAAACGTATTACCAATCACTTACTACATATGGCACATCTGCTCAGATGCCATTATGGGGTAGCTCACAATCTCAACCTAGAATATCAGGTTCAGTATGGATTAAGACAAGTGTTACAGGCAGTGGTGCAAATCTATTACTTTCTAAGTACAATAGTATACTAGATCAGTATATTGTACAAAATTGCAATATGTATTCTTCTGATTGGGCAGCTACATATGCGTTAGACAGTACAGGAGGAAAAGCTATTCCAGCTGGTTCTACTTATGGTCAATATGGTTATATGAATAGTTGGACCAGTGCTCCTGTTATTCTTAAAGAAAGACTGGCAACAGGTGCTACAGTAGCGACTGGTACAGACACAAGCCCAACATTTACTAACAATGCATGTATTAATGTACAAGTTAGTGTACCGGGTAGTAGCAGTTTGTCGAGTGTCTACACAGTGCAAATGCCATCAAGTGGTACAGTTGATGCAGTAGATTTTGTTACTGCATGGCAAGCTGCTGGTATACCAAATACTACAGCAATTGTTACGAATGAAGGTTCAATTCAACTTTCACACACTCAAGGTGGTCAGATTATCATTGATGACTATGTTAATAATTTTGGTGTTGTGCAAGGTACTAGCAATGGAACTATTTCTGATTCAGGTTTAGATGGTGCAATTAATGCAGGATTTGGTCCTTTCAGTGTGTTTACAGCAGTAGGCGAAACAACAGGCGGTACCGGACAAGCTGAACCAGCTGGTCCAGCAACGTTTACTATTACTGCAGCTGGTCTTAGTTATACTGCAAATGCTACTCCAGTAAATGCCGGTGAAAACTATTCAGTAGGTGACGTATTGACTATTACAGGTACTCAACTAGGCGGTGATGCTCCTGCTAACAATTGCTCTTTGATAGTAACTGCAGTTGATACACTATCTGGTGCTATTATTAGTGCTAGCGTATTGCAAACAAGTGTTGCTAAAGCTAGATATACTACTCAAATAAGTAACTGGATAAGTTTAGATTATACAGCTAATGAAGGTGCTCCTGCATCTAATCCACTCAACAACACTAACTGGTTCTATTCAGTAGCTGATGAAGTTGATATTATGGTTAACCAATCAGGTACTTGGAAAGGTTACAGAAATGTAAACTTCAATAGCGATGGTTTCCCGTCAGCAACTGGTTCACCTGCAACTGATCCCGATGGTCCAATCTGTGCCGCAGTTGCTCCAACTGAACAAAGTGACGGTACTGCGTTGGTATATGGTGATCTATGGATTAGCACAAGTGCTGCTGACCTAGAAAACTATCCAGTATTAAGTCGTTGGCAATCAGTTGACGGTGTAGATCAATGGGTGTTAGTTGATACTACTGACCAAGTAAGTAGTGAAGGTGTATTGTTTGCTGATGCACGTTGGGCTAGTTCTGGCGCAGTTGATCCAGTTAACGATCCGATCCCAACAATCGTTTCTATGCTAACAAGCAACTTTACAGATTTAGATTGTCCAGACCCTGATTTGTACCCAACAGGTATGTTGTTATTCAACACACGCCGTAGTGGCTACAATGTAAAACAGTTTAGAACAAACTATTTCACTGCAAACAACTATCCAAGTGGTTCATTACCGAGTCAATCATATACATGGGTATCCGCAAGTGGTCTAAACACTAACGGTTCACCATATATGGGTCGTAAAGCTCAACGTAACATAGTTGTACAAGCATTGCGTTCAGCAGTATCTACAAATATGTCAATTCGTGAAGAGGACACATATTTCAACTTAATGGCTGCTCCTAACTATGTTGAATTACAGCCTGACATGGTTACATTGAACAATGAGAGAAACAATACAGCGTATATCGTTGGTGACACTCCATTGCGTTTAGCAGACCAAGCAACTGATATTCAGAATTGGGCTACAAATGCAGCCGGTGCAAGCTCATCAGGTGAAGATGGTTGGGTTACACGCAACGAATACTTAGGTGTATTCTATCCAAGTGGTATCACAACAGATACAACTGGTGCACAAGTTGTTGTTCCTGCAAGTCATATGATGTTACGTACATTCTTACGAAACGATGCTGTAGCTTATCCTTGGTTAGCGGCAGCAGGTACACGTCGTGGTACTATTGACAACGCATTGAATATTGGTTACTTAGATGCAACTACTGGTGAATTCCAAGTTATCAAGAATCGTCAAGGCATTCGTGATGTATTGTATACAAATCAAATCAACCCATTAGCATTCTTTACAGGTGTTGGATTACTAAACTATGGTAATAAGAACAGTAAAGACACAATGAGTGCGATGGATAGAACAAACGTAGCACGTTTAGTTTGCTACATCCGTGAACGTCTACAAGTTCTTGCAAGACCATTTGTGTTTGAGCCTAATGATGCATTAACACGTAATCAAATTGCAGGTGTTGTACAAACATTGTTTATTGACCTAGTTGCAAAACGTGGTTTATATGACTACATCGTACAGTGTGATACACAAAATAACACACCAGCACGAATCGATAGAAATGAATTATGGATTGATATTGCAATTGAGCCAGTGAAAGCGGCTGAATTCATTTACATCCCGGTTCGTATTGTTAACACTGGGGCCTTATCAGCATCAGCATAATATAGTCCCCCTCGGGGGACTTTTATGATAAGATAAATAATTATATAGGAGAAATAACATGGCAACAGCCTCACAATCACTGTTCAATATGACCGTAGGAGCAGACAACACACCTAGCTCTCAGGGCCTATTGATGCCTAAATTGCAATATCGTTTCAGAGCATTATTTTTGAACTTTGGTACAGGTGGCTCTACACAAGAGCTAACCAAACAAGTTATTGATATTGCAAGACCCAGTGTTTCATTTACGGAAATACCAATTGATATTTACAATAGTAAAATATATCTAGCTGGTAAACATGAGTGGACCACTACAACTATCAACATGCGTGATGACGCAGGTGGTAACGTTAGTAAATTAGTAGGTCAACAAATTCAGAAACAAATGGATTTTGTTGAACAAGCTAGTGCCGCAACTGCACAAGATTATAAGTTTGAAATAAACTATGAAGTACTAGATGGCGGAAATGGTTTAGCTACACCAACAGTATTAGAGAAATGGGAACTTTATGGTTGCTTTATTCAGACTGTTAACTACAACAACATGAATTATAGCTCAAACGAAATGGCTACTATCTCATTGACTGTACGTTATGATAATGCTATTCAAAGCCCATTGACATCTGGTATTGGTACTAGTGTAGGTCGTGCATTTGGTGGTACAGCAGTAACTGGTATTGGTAGTTAATAACTAATGGCAGGATTCTTCCAAGACTTGTTAAAGGACACTGTCAAAGGATTCTTTGGCAGTGAGTACCTTCGTGATTATACTCACGCTAGTAAAACGTTTAGAACTAACTCTTATCAGTTTTCTCCTAAATATAAGTTCTTGTTTCATGTCTACTTTGACATAAACTATCAACTATTAGGTGATAGCTTTCAATTTCCTGATGGGACTAAAAACTTTTTCGGGTTAGCAGTTAAAACTGTTCAATTGCCTAAGTATACATTTGATTTGCACACAATGAATCAGTACAATCGTACTAGAATTGTGCAAACCAAAATCAAATATGATCCTATCAATATCACATTCCATGATGATAATGGTAATTTGATTAGAAAGTTATGGTATAACTACTATTCATACTACTTCAAAGATAGTGTACAAACTGATCCATACGAATCATATACACCTACTCCATCATCATATGGTGGTAAACCTTCATACGGTAATTCAGGTCAATTAGATATGAACACACGTAATCTATATCAACCTTCTATCACGGGTAATGATGATTGGGGTTATGTAGGTGAGTCAGGCAACGGACAACAAACTAATCTAGGCGCAACTATTGGATCTAGTAAAGCTCCGTTCTTTAGATCAATCAACGTATATGGTTTTAATCAACATAACTTTGTAATGTACAAGTTAGTTAATCCTATCATTGAGAGTTTTAGCCACGATACATATGATTACTCTGCTAGTAACGGTATCATGGAACATCAAATGACATTGCGTTACGAGACAGTTAAGTATTACGAAGGTGCAGTTGATGGAAAAAATCCTAGCAAATATGTTCCTGAGTTTGGTGATATAGAACACTATGATAGAACACTTAGCCCTATTGCAAGACCTGGTTCTAATTCAAGTATATTAGGACAAGGTGGTTTAGTTGATGGCATCGGTGGTACAATGCAAGACTTAAAAGACGGTAACTGGATTGGTGCTATACAAAAAGCAGGAGCAATGAAGAACACGTTTAAGAATCCTCAAAATATTCTTAAGATTGCTAAATCAGAAGCTTTATCTACCGTAGCTAATTCGATTAACCCTCCTCCTAATTCAAATAATCCGTTTAAGTTTCCTGTAGCTGACATAGCTAACAATATCAACGGCAACATATCAAACTTTTTAGGTAAACCACCTAGAGTGGGTTAAATAATATAGAACTAATATTATGGCCCTTATTGACGAAACATATTCAAATTTAGATAATACTGTAAAGATTTTTGATTCTTTCTACAACTTCCAAACGGTAGTAAACTCAAACGAATATGATATAGTGTATTCGTACTTCTTAGAAATATCACAGAGTAAAAGCATAGCAAAAAACTTCACAGCCTTTTTATTTAGAATTGCTAATGTCATTGGGGAAGATGCATTATCATTACTAGACTATATTAAAGGTAAAAGTAAGTTACAAACTACTGCACTTATGGCGTACTATCTCAACGGTATAAAAAGCAAAACAACTTTATACGGTGTTAGTATAGAGCCAGTACCAAACGAACCTGTTCAACGTAACATTGTGGTATAATGGCAAACTTTGCACAAGGTGTATTCGTACCAACTAAACCAGAAAAATATGTAGGTAAACATAAACCTAGATATCGTAGCGGTTGGGAGTTTACATTCATGCAATTCTGTGATAAGAATGATGCAGTATTGCAATGGGCAAGTGAAGCAATTTCAATACCCTATCGTAACCCATTGACGGGTAAGCCATCTATGTATATCCCTGACTTTTTTATTGTATATCAGAATAAGTTTGGTAAACAAATAGCAGAGATGGTTGAAATCAAACCCAAGAAACAAAGTATTATTGAAAGCAAAAAAGCTAATGCTAGAGATAGAGCAGTGGTAGCACTTAATCATGCTAAATGGGCAGCAGCCAATACATACTGCAAGCGAAGCGGCATCACATTTCGTGTAATTACTGAGGATGACCTTTTCTACAAGGGCGGCACCCGCAAATAAATACTACTATAATAGGATAGTTGTATGACCAAAAAACTAAGTGAATTGTTTGATCTTCCTGATTTTGAATCAGAAAAGGAAATAAACGAATCCAACATTGAAAAAGCTGAAGCTCAAGTAATCACGCAAGAAGCATATTCTAATCTAGAAAAGATTGAGAATGCACTTCCTCAAGTTAGGGGATTAGAAGCAAGCGACATTGAGATGGATGAATTAGCTAGTCTAGCAACTAACAGCTATAAAGACTTGATGGATCTAGGTATGCAAGTTGATAGTAGATTTGCTAGTGAAATCTTCAATAGTGCTAGTAGTATGTTAGGTCATGCAATCACAGCAAAAACAGCTAAAATCAACAAAAAACTTAAAATGATTGACTTACAACTTAAAAAAGCATCATTGGATCATAAAACACAGTCTAAGATAGAAGAAATACAAAGCACCCCACTGGGCGAGGGCAATCTATTAGATAGGAATGAACTACTAAAAACATTGTTGGCAAACAAAAAAGACAATAGTGATAAATAATTAATACAGGAATAAAACAATGAAGAGCCTACGTCATTATCTAACAGAGAGTGTCAGAACATATCAATATACTATCAAAATCTTAGGTGATTGCGATGCAAAGTTTATGGAAATGTTCAAATACAATCTAAGTAAATTCGATCCAGTAAAGATCGACACACCTAAATCCACACCTATAAGAAAATCTATTCAAGGTTTTCCTGATGCATCAAATGATTCGTTGACTATCATTAAAGTTGAGTTTAAATACCCAGCTACTGAGCCAATGATTCAACAATGTGCTCAAGCATGTGGTTGTAATATTAATCGTGTTAGAATGCAAACAACTGAGTTTGCTGATAGCATTGAACATACAGCGGAGCAGTATGCTAATCAAGTTGATGACAGTCCATTGTTGTTAAAAACTGAAATGGCAGATGATGGTAAAGAAGCTAGCAAAGAATATGCTAATCAATATCTTGACCGTGTCATCCCTAAAAAATCTAGCATTAATATTCCATACGATGCGCCAAAGACTGCTACTCAGCCTAACAAAAGTAAAGAAGGTATTAATACAATTAGTCCTATGAGTAAAATGACTAGGCCGCAACTTCCTCCTACAGGAGCAAGAAGATAATGATTGACTTTTCTACTACACAAATTAGTTGGATATTAATTGGTGCCTGCAGTATAGGTGGCACTGGTTATATGACAATGGATGGTAAAATAGGTGAGATGGATAAAAAACTTGCAATAGTACATACTAAAGTAGAAGCAAGTGAAAAAAGATTAAGTGATGCTAATGCTCAATTAGACCGCATTGAGAACTTAATCATAAATCAAAATAAAGGATCAAAATAATGGATTTCAGAAGCATGTTAGAATCATTAAGCCAATTATCCGAGGCTACGAAAGAAGTCAAGGGTGGCAGAGTACATACTGCTGAACCAGGTGGATATGGTCGCAAGGATGACGAAGATGAAGAAGGCAACAAAGTTAAAGCCAAATCAACCGAGAAAAAAGGTCGTGGTCGTCCCAAGAAAGACGCTGACGAAACAGGTGAAGTAAAGAAGTATGACACTAAACATCTTCACAATGTATTTGGTGGCGGTAAAAAGCCAGAAAAAGATATTGGTAAGAAAAGTAAAAAGCACAGCTTAAAAGAGTTCATTGAAGAAGTTGAAAGTCAGAAGACTCTTAATGAGAATGATGATTACGAAATATCAGCAGACAGAATTGCCGGTATGAATAAGATTCATAGAGATTATTATGAAAAGAATCCGCATTTTGCACGTAGCCATGAGAAACAAGCTATAGGTAAAACAATTGATGCTAGCGGTAAACCTGTTACAGCACTTGCAACAAAAGTCACACCTAAGTTTATTAAACCACAACAAGTTAAACGTATACCAAGTGGTTCTTTCAAATCGAATGTAGAAGAAGAAAGTCCAATTCCAATGACAGGTACTGCTCCTCAAGCAGGACAAAAAGTAATTGTAAAGCCAGGCATGCCAGCTGGCAAACCATCTGCAACAATGACTACACAAACAGGTCAACAAGTTGCTAGTGGACCAGCAGATCAAATTAAAAAGTTAGGTGATTTAGTTAACATGGGCAACGTTACGTTAACTAAGCCGGGTTCCAATCAACCATTAGCTGAAAAAGCAGTAAGTAAGAAGCAACAAAAATTCATGGGTATGGTACACGCCGCTCAAAAGGGTGAAAAGCCAGCAAGTAAAGAAGTTGGTAAAGTAGCAAAGACTATGAAGAAATCTGATGCTAAAGACTTTGCAAGTACTAAACATAAAGGCTTGCCAGAGAAAGTTAAAGAAACAAAAGATTTACCAGGTGATCAAGATAAATTAGATGTTGCACCACCAAAAGGTAAATTGACTAAGGCTGATTTTGAAGCCTTAGGTAAGAAGAAGAAAGTAGATGAAAGTATGAACATTTATGAAAGTGCGGTCAAACATTTTGTTGATGATTTGATTGCTGATATTGATAGCGCACCTTTCCGTAGCGCATTTAACATTAAAGGTCATAATGCTGAACGTGCGGAAAAACAAATTCTTGCGGCAGTACAGCATGATGACAAGTATAATGGTCTAAGTGATGGCGCACAGCGTTCTCTTGTAAAGATTGCATTAGACTTCTTTAAAGATGAAGGTGAATTAGATGAAGGAATTAGAACAGGTACTGTTCCAATGGGAAATACATCTACACTACCGTTTGGTGCTAGGCCAAACATTGTGCAGAAACCTGCAGTTATGCGTAAGCAAGCAGGATCTGATTTCCCGTTGAGCCTCGGACAAGTTAATGATACAAGTAATACATTAACTGATCCTAAAACAACAACTGGTTTAATGAGGGACTTAGCCAAGAAAAGTCCTTTTGCCCTAGAAGGAAAAAACATGAAAGATATGCAAGTTGAAAGTTGGGAAAAGGAACTTAACTCATTATTAAATGAAGGCATTACAGTTTCTAGCAGTACAGGTCAGCAAGGCTCACCTGATTCAGTAAGTATTAATGCTACTGATGCAGATGCACAAGAATTGTTAGCTATTGTACGTCAAGCAGGGTTAGGTGTATTTGGTGGTGATAAGCCTACTAGTGCTTATGGAGCGCCAATAGATGCACATGCACATGGTGCAGAACCTGAGGGTCACGGTGTTGAGCCTGAAATGTCACCCTCAGTAGTTGGTGACGGCGATGATATGTTAGCATTGATTAAAAAGATGACCGGTATTGAGACTGGTGCAGAAGCTCCAGCTACTGGTGAATTAGAAGTTACTTCTGACTACGAAGATGAAGAAGGCGAAGAAGATTCTGATAAACAGTCTTATGATGACGAAGAAAATTCTAAAGAAGAAACTACTGATGAGGGCGTTGTAGGCGCTGGCATCGGCGCCGGTCTTGGTGCACTAGTGGGTGGCCCGATGGGTGCCGCAGCAGGTGGTGCAATGGGCGGTAGCTTAGAAGAAGAAGAAGTCGAAGAAGGCAATAAGTATGCATATAACGTATTAAAGGCTAAACAAGCAGGTAAGAAAAAGGCTGATTTAGACGGTGACGGTGATATGGAGCAAGTAAAAGAAGAAGGTGATCAGACTTGCAACGAATGTGGCGGAGCTATGTATGAGGGTCACTCATGTGATAGTGAACAAGTAGAAGAAAACTTCTCTAATGACGCCGGTGGTGATGCAATGGCTAACACAGAAATGATGAAGCTAAAAGCATTGTTATCTATGGGAAATGATATGCACAAAATGAAGCATAATAACACTGTTGGTAACCCAACACAAGTAGCATTCCGTGAATCAATCAATGATTGGATGAAATTAAGCGGTATTAGGTAATATAAAAAGCTATAAAATAGCTCGGTTAACCGAGCTATTTTTTTGGAACCTAATGTGCTACAAAATTTGATAAATACTCAATAAGGTTGGATATTTATGTCTCAAGAGCTAATAGACTTTGGCGTGTTCCCTAATGATCCTGATGCGGATGCCATTAGAACTGCCTTCCAAAAATCACAAAACAATTTCACTGAACTATATACGTTAACGGTATCTACTGGTGTTGTAAGCGTACAGCCGGGTGCTGGTATATCAGTAAATCAAACACAGGGTAATGTTACTGTTACTGCTAATATTTCTAGCGTCACAGTTCAAACTGCTAACAATTTACGTGTTGGTATAGGTACACCAACAGGTCAGACTGCTACAATCACAACAGCAAGTACCCCTATTGCAATGGATTTGGCAGCTAATATTGTAGTTAATAAAGTAACTGCTAATTTTATTTCAGGTGCATTAACTGCAGGACCACAACCGGGTATTACTGGTATTGGTGCTTTAAATAACTTAACTGTTACAGGTGATATTACTGCAAGTAACTTCCGTGGAAATGTTATTGGTGGTACCATAAAGGGCACATTTAGTGCACCTGGATCAAACACACAAGTTATGTATAACAATTCTGGTGTGTTTGATGGTTCACCTAATTTAACATGGGATGGATTGACTTTAACAGTACGAGGTGATATTGATGCTGATAATATACAGTCTAATACTGTAACTGCTGTAGGGACTATAATAGCAGGTAATGCTAATTTAGGTGATACAGCATCAGCAAATCATTTTATAAGTCTTGATATTAATACCGGTAATGCAACTGCTAATTTCTTTATAGGTAATGGTAGTCTATTAACTGGAATAGAACTTGCTAATATGGCTAACTATGCTAACTATGCTAATTTTGCAGGTGGTATTATTGGTGGTAATGCAGGACAACTATTAATTCAAACAGGTGTAGATACAACAGGATTTGCTAATGTTGGAAACGTAGGTGATGTACTTATAAGTGATAGTGCTAACGGTATATACTGGGCTAATGGTACAATTTCTGGTATTGCATTAGGTAATACACTAGCGGCGTTAAAAAATGGTAATTGGATATTATCAAATGCAAATGCATATAACGGTAATATAGATGTTCAATTTGATGTTGATGGATCAGTAACTGCTGATCCAGATAAAGTAGTAGTTCGTGATCCGGGTGGTAATGTCTTTGCAGAATATATTTTTGCTAACATATTGAATCCAGTAAGTGCTACAATAGATATAGCTAATTTGCATATATCAGGTGGTACAATAAACTATGTATTAACTACTGATGGTGCAGGTGCCTTATCATGGCTAGATGTGTCGGGAATTGTTGGTAGTAATCCTTTACCAGCATCTTCTGTAGTTGCTGCCGGTACTGATACACAAGTTCAATTTAATGATAACGGTAGTACTGCAGGACACGCAAACTTCACATGGGATAAAACAACAGAAACATTATTTGCTACTAATTATGAAGGTAATGGCTTTACATTAGAATGTACATCAGGTCCAAATGTATTAGGGCCAGTATTATGGGCACGTAATTTATTTGAAGGTACAGGCGGTGAAGTACCATATCAAGCACAACCTAATGTAACAAAATTTGTTCCTCCTGGAACAAATGGTGATGCGTTTATATCTACTGGTACAGGTTCTCCTAAGTGGGTAAAGGGGACAATTAGTGGTACACCAATTGGTCAAAATTTACCTAAACTATTACCTGGCAGTTTCTTAACAGGCTCTACTGGTTATGACGGCACATCAGGACAAACATTTAGCGTTGATGCTACATCTGCACCTACTGGAAGTAAAATTGTTGTTAGAAATGCATCAGGTAATATTGAAGCTAAAGGTATATCAGGTACAACAATAATATTGACAGACGCTACACCTAGTATATCTTACACAACAGGTGCAGCAATCATAACAGGTGGTATGGGTGTTGGTGGTAATATTATATCTAATGAAAATATTAGTGCTAAAAGTTTCTTTGGTAACTTTTACGGTAACTTTGTAGGTTCATTTGAAACGGACGCGCCTACAAAAACTGTATTGTTTATGGAGCCTGGCGGCAAAGTAGGTAATGATTCAAAGTTCTATTATGATAAATCACAAGAATCATTAGTTGCTCCTATCTTTAGGGGTCTAGGATCCGGATTAGATGATATACCAGGTAGTAATGTAACCGGTAAAGTGGCAACTGCAATTCTTGCAGATAATGCAACAAAAGCGGCCACAGCCGATCTTGCAACTAGAGCAATAAATTTTGACGGTGGTAGTGCAGGTGGAGTTGTATATCAAAAAGCAACCGGATCTACTGGAATAACATCCCCGGGTGATGCGGGTCAATTCTTAAAATCATCTGGTGGCGGAGCTCCTACATGGGCAGCAGGAACTATTTCTACAATTCCTTTAGGTGATAACTTAAAAACATTGACATTTGGTACAGGGTTTGAAAAATCTGGTTCAACGTACATAGGTAAAGATGCACTTACTATTGCAGTAGATTTAGATGTAGCAGGTACTGCTGATAAAATTGTCAAACGTAAATCAGACGGTGGTATTAATGCAAGTGGTGAAAGTAATTTAGGTGATAAAGTTACAGCTAAGTTGTTTGTTGGTGATATACAAGGTAGTATAACTGATGCAGTTAATGCAACGTTTGCAGGCACTGTTAAAACAGCGGATCAGCCTAATATTACTGCAGTCGGAACTCTAACTAAGTTAGCTGTAACAGGTGGAATAACATCGGGCGGCACAATTGAAGGTAAATCATTTATCGGTAACGGCTCTGGCCTTACTAACATCAAAACTGCAGATGTTGCAAATCTTGTAGTAGGTTCGAATGTATCAGGTAAGGTTGCAAGTGCAACTTATGCTGATACTACCGGAGCGTCACTGAGTGCGGCAAACATATTAGGCGGAGTCTTTGGCTCAATACCTTATCAGAATGGTGTTAGTACTACAGCTATGCTTGCCCCCGGAACAGCAGATCAGGCATTAATATCTGGTGGTACTGGTGCCGCCCCTAAATGGGTAGCAGGAACTATATCTGGTATTAAATTAGGTAAAGATTTAAAAGACCATTCGAATGGTGCATACATAATAGGTGGTAAGTACAATGGAAGTGGTGATATAATTTGGTCAGTCGATGCAGTATCAGGAAATACAGCTAATAAGATTGTATTACGTGATACAAGTAGTAACTTTGAAGCAGGTAACATTACTGCTGTACAATTCATTGGTAATCTTAAAGGTAATATATCAGGTGGTGGTGATACGACGGTTATATATCAAACTGCAAAAGATACTACTGCGTTTTTAACTAAAGGACAACCAAATCAAGTATTGACTATGGCTCCTTCAGGTACAGGTTTGGCATGGACATTACCTCAGATATCTGGTGTAGGTTTAGGTGGCACATTGAAAAACTTAACAGCTGGTTACGGCCTTGCTGGTGGTTACTATAATGGTACAGGTGACATTACATTTACAGTTGATTCTACCCCATTAGCATTAGCAAATAGAGTTGCAAATCGTGATAGTACCGGAAGTATGTATATGAATGTTGCATATGCAATAGGATTAAATGCAGGAAGTGCATCAGCTGCAGGTACAATTACTGGTAATTGGGTGTTGTCAAGTGGATCTAAATTAATGGCAACATACTCTGACTTAGCAGAATACTACGCAGGTGATAAAGATATTGAATCAGGTACTGTAGTAGAATTTGGAGGTGATAATGAAATCACTACTTCAATGACTCCAATGTCAGCAAAAGTAGCCGGTATTGTAACAACTGCTCCAGCATATGTAATGAATAGTAATATTGATTGTGAATTCCCTGTATCATTAGCATTGCAAGGTCGTGTACCTTGCAAAGTAGTGGGTGATATTGCCAAAGGTGATATAATGGTTAGTGCAGGCAACGGTAGGGCAATGGCATGCAGTCAGCCTATCATGGGTTCAATAATAGGTAAGAGTTTAGAGAATTTTACCGGCACAGAAGGTATAGTTGAAATTGCAGTTGGTAGACTATAAAGGAAAAAAGATGATAACTATTGAGATTTTACAAAAAATATGTCCTAAAACAAGAACTAGCATATTAGAAACATATGCGATGCCACTACATGAAGTAGCAGAGTATTATGATATGTACACTAATCCTAAACGTGTGGCAGCATTTTTAGCTCAAACAGCACACGAATCCGGTGGATTTAATTTTGTAAAAGAGAACTTGAACTATAGTGCTAAAGGATTAATGGGTACGTTCAAAAAGTATTTTCCTACAGAAGATTTAGCAAGACAATATGAACGTCAGCCAGCTAAAATCGCTAACAGAGTATATGCAAATCGTATGGGTAATGGACCAGAAGAATCAGGCGACGGCTACAAATTTTGTGGTCGTGGTTTAATTCAATTAACCGGTAAACAAAACTATACCAAATTTGCTGAAGATTTGGGTATTAGCTTAGAAGATACAGTGGCATATTTAGAAACATCAGCAGGTGCAGTAAGTAGTGCGGGATGGTTTTGGGATAACAATAACTTAAATCAATATTGCGATAAAGATGATTTTGTTACATTGACAAAACGTATCAACGGTGGAACTATTGGTTTAGAAGATAGAAAACATCACTACGAAATTGCATTACATGCATTAGGCGCACATTAATATGGCACAACCAGTTTGGATAACTAATGCAGGAAGTCTAGGTACTTACCCGTCTAATTCAGTCATATCTATTCCGGTAAGTGCTCAGGCAGTATTACCTGCTACTTCAGTCACTTACAAATTATTAAGCGGTAGTCTCCCTGCAGGCGCAAACGTTTCTATAAATAAGAATGGTTTAATAACTGGTATATTAGATAGTGTAGCTGTTAATATAAATTATACTTTCACTATAAGATGCACGGATGACAAATTTAACCTCACTGATAGAACATTCTCTATCACTACATCCGCTGCCGCTGAACCTAAACTGACTACCCCAGCTGGTAAGATTTTGCAAACGTTCGATAGTAAGTGGGTAGACATTCAATTAAATTATACCAATCCAGTAAGTACTAATACAGTAGTTATAACAAAAACTAGTGGCTTGCTTCCTCCTGGTTTGGAAATTAATGAGACAGGAAGAATCAGAGGGTATCCTGCTCCTCCGGTTAATGCTTCAAATGCGCCTACTACAAAAACATATAGCTTTACCGTATCGTTAGCGAGCCCATTAGGCAATGACGTAAAAATTTATTCAATAACTGTTAACAATTGGAATTTATCTAATCCTGGAAAAACAAGGGTACCGGCAATACTGAACTTAAATCCAGCAACATTTAATATAAGCCCAACTGACTCGTATTATGATTACTATATAACATCTAATTATATTCCCACAGTTACTAGTAGTGACTTCTTTTCATTTAAAATATTAGGTAAAGATTTTGATGGATCAAATTTATATTATGATTTTAGAGGTCTACCATTAGGTTTGACAGGTGATACTAATACAGGCTGGATTACAGGTAAACCAGTTTTGAATTCAACTGGTATCTCTCAATTTAGTTTTACTGTAAGTGTTCAAAAAGCTGACACCAGGTCAATTGCATCCCCGTACCAACCATTCTTAATTACTGTAAGTAATAATGTTGTAAATGATGTAGTATGGATAACTGAAGAAGATTTAGGTTACATTTCTAATGGTGCTATCAGTGATTTGTATGTAAACGCAGACTCACAATATGCATTGTCATACAGATTGATTAGTGGTGACTTTCCTCCTAACCTAACATTATCTTCAAACGGTGAAATTATAGGTAGAGTAGCCCAACAACCTAAAACTACTATGATGGAAGAAGGTGATACTTCTGAGTACATATTTTTAATAGAAGCGTTTTCTCCTACCTATCCTTTATTAGCAATACAAAAACAATTTAAATTAACAATTCGTATTGATTATCCTGCAGTTTATGAAAACTTGTACTTCAAAGCCACACCTAGTCTAAATGATAGAGATGTGTTGAATACATTATTAGTTAATGATGAACTTATACCACCTGAATATTTGTATAGACCAACCGACCCTTACTTTGGTAAAGCAACTAATGTGTCATATGTACATGCATATGGAATGAATTCTAGTTCAATAGAAAGTTACATTGACGCTGTGCAGAAGAATCATTACTGGAGACAAGTTATCTTGGGTGATCTTAAAACAGCAGTAGCAAAAGACAAAAACGGTAATGTGATATATGAAGTCGTTTATAGTCAAGTAGTTGATGAGTTAGTCAACAGTCAAACAGGTGTAAGCGTACCACCTGAGATATATTGGCCCAAGTATATTGACTTAAACTTAGGTCCATGGCAAATTAGTAGTACAAAAATCTTCACTAGTTTTGAAGAAGTATTAGGGCAAGATTACACAACAAGTTTAACACCGGGACAAGTTAGAAAACTTTACCCTGCTAGTTTTAAAAACATGCGAGAAGAAGTATCGTCTATCATTGGTAATAACTACAATGTAGATTTACTTCCTAAATGGATGACTACTCAACAGTCTAATGGTGTTATTTTGGGATACATTCAAGCGTGGGTAATATGCTATACATTACCTGGCTACTCTGATACTATTAAAGAAAATATAGTCAACAATTGGGATTATCGTATCAATAGAATTAACTTCCAAGTTGACCGATATCTTGTAGATAAAACTGCAACATTTGACTACAACAATTACTTGTCACCTGCTCAATGGAATGAATTACCTAGCGGTACTCCTGAGCCTAACCCATTAGATATTAATGACTTTGCTGTATTGTTCCCGCAGAAAACTATTTTACCAAAGCAAGTTGACTACTAAATACAATATCGGAATAATATTATGAGTACAATTGACACAAACGGAATAGACCCAAATTACCCAGTACCCGGAGTAAACAATAGCTCCCAAGGTTTCAGAGATAATTTTTCTAGTATTAAGGTTAACTTAGATACTGCTGCCACTGAGATTACAGATTTACAAAACAAAGTAGTTGTAAAGTCTGCATTAACCGGATCAGTAGTTGATAACAACATGGCTAACACATTGATTAGCAATGCTTTAGTGAGAAGCTTTAGAGCAACCACATTTAATTTAGGTAATAACATATCAGGCACAGCGACTATTGATGTAAGTAAAGGTGACGTACAATATGGTACAATCGTAGCTAATACTACTCTTAACTTTGGCGGATGGAGTCCTTCTAGTACACAAAGCAATGTGCAATTACAATTAACTGTTGCTAATGCTAATGCTGTAGTTTCTTTCCCTGTTACTACTAATGATGCTAATGCAAAACCAGTATTAGGTATGACAAAAACAGCATCGCTATTAGAAAATTATACAAGTAACTTAGCCACACCTATTGCTAATTCAGTATATACTAATAAAATTACTGCACCATACAATACAAAGAATCTATCGTATAACATCACTACAACCGATTGCGGTGTAACACTAGATATTGAACCATTAACTCGCCCACAAAAAACAACACAAGTAACTGGTAATAGAACTATAACTGCTATTGGTGCACAGGGTGACTTACCCGGTGCGATAGCTACTGATGGTGCTAACTTGTATTTTTGTACAGGTACATATGACGGCTCTACTGTTATATGGAAAAAAGTTACTCTAGGTAGTGTGTAATAAATACCTAATGCAACATCCCTTCATACATAACTTAGAAGATAAAACTATAGACGAATTGCAGAAAACTATTTCTCAATTGAATTCTAGGTTATTTCAAGCTAGTAGAACACTACACCCTACGTTGGTTCCGCAAATACAAATGGCATTAGAAAGCTATAATGCAGAGTACACCCGCCGTATAGATGAAGTATACAAGAAACAAAATTTAGAAAACAAAATTAACATTACCAAATCATAATGACAGCTAGAATTAATAGAAGTTTTGACTTCCAAACAGGCGTACACTTCAGTGATGATTTTTTTATGAACTTGTACGATGTAGATATTGACTTTATGGTAGAATCAGAATCTATAAGAGAACAAAACATTGCACTAGAACGAATAAAATACTTCTTACAAGAAAGTATTGAGAATTGCATCTTTGTACAAGACACTGAAACAATAGCTATTGAAAAATATGCTGAAGCTAACATGAAGGTCTGTATACTACCAGAAGAACCGTATGACCAAATCATAGGCATCATGCTTATGGTAAAACTAAACGCTATCACAGAGGGTAGATTATCTATCACTGACCTTTCTATCTGTAGTAAAATGAGTGATGGTGTACGTTGTCTACATGGATATGATGAGAATACCGGGCCATTCAAGTTACCCGGATGGTGGCATGATAGTAACACTAAAATTTCTAATCTATTATCTAATAGCAAAAACAAGAAGATTCTTAAATTGTCCAAACCACCTGTTGATTGGGAAGACGTTTTTTTGGGTTGGGAAGAGAAACCACAATTGGGTAAAAGCACACCAAGCGCAGAAATAGTTTTTGGCATATTTGACAACAAAAATAAATAACCATAATAGTTGATTATTACAATTAACTATGCTATCATATGGTATGCATGTAGATAAACATAGTAGGCAAATTCTAACTGAACAAGATTTATGCAATCTGTATATGTCTGATCCTACACGTTCAATCAGAAATGCATTAGTTGATACTACTATAGATTTTTCAGATATATTGGGTATTACAAATTTACCTACAATTACTCAATATCAACCTGAAGATATATCAACAATCGAATTTGATAATCGTAGTCAGAACAATTGGAATATGCCAACTGAATATAGTGAGTTAGATATCGCTAAATTTGTGTTGGACCAATGTAAAACTGAAGAAGAATTACAACGTGCGGGAAAAGAACTAATAATGTTTCAAGAACGGGAGATGTTCCCGCTGTTACAATATTTAAAGTATCTCGTAGATACAATGCGTAAGAATAATGTAATTTGGGGAGTAGGTAGAGGAAGTAGTGTATCTAGTTATGTTCTTTACCTAATAGGAGTACATAGGATAAATAGTTTGTTCTACGACCTTTCTATAGACGAATTTTTAAAATAAGGAGAAAAATCATGTCAATGTACAAATCAGCAAGAGGTAAAACAATTGATATGTCCACATTAGCTACAAAGAATGAAAAGACACGTGCTGTGGGCAATATGAATGTTAATGCAAGAGGGGATATTATTGATCCTCATGGTAAGATAGTACGTGATTCTACTAATAGAATCAAAAACTCTTACAATAAAACAGTTACTACTGCTCCTAACAATTTGAATCGATCACCTATTGAAGCAGATAAAACAATCGATAAAAACGAGTTGACTGCTGAAGAATTAGAATTTGAAGAAGATGATGACGAGGAAATTAAAAAGTGAAATTAGCATTTGAACCACATAGATTCAACAAGGATCAATTTAAACCATTAGGTGAACATGTCATTGTATATGACATGACATTTGATGAACGTATCACGCACAGTGGTATCATTTTACCAAACGATGATATGAAGTCATCAGGTATCAGACCTCGTTGGGCGCAGATTTATGCAGTAGGACCCGATCAAACTGATCCTGAATTAGTTCCGGGTAAATGGATCTGTATATCACACGGAAGATGGACTCGAGGTGTCGATATTGAAGATGAAACGGGCAAACACACCATACGCAGAGTAGATATTAATGATATACTACTTGTAAGTGACGAGCCCGTCTACGATTTAACAATGAGTGACAAAGTATAAAGGAACACAATGATAAACTGGTTAAGATTAAAACTACATAATTTTATTTTTCCACAGGATATTAATGAGGTGGTAGAATCAAAACATCCTTCTACTAGAAGAGGTGTTGCCCTTGTTAGTCGCGGCTCACACCTCGATAGTAGAGGTATGAATTTTACAATTCATATGGCTAATGGTGGTTATGTATTGGAGTATTCATCGTATAATGAGAAAACAGACAGGCACGATACCGCACTACATATTATCAATAGTGAAACTGATTTAGGTCAAGGTATTGCACACGTTATTACATTGGAAATGTTAAAAAAATGAAGAATCAACTATGGGTTGAGAAGTATCGTCCTAATATAATTGAGGACTATGTTTTTGTAGATGACAATCAACGACAACAGGTTACTGGCTGGGTTAAGACTCAGAGTATCCCTCACTTGTTGTTGAGTGGTGAGCCAGGTACAGGTAAGACCACACTAGCAAAAATATTGATTAATGAACTAGGTATTAATGAATACGATACACTAGAAATCAATGCTTCACGTGAAAATAGTGTTGACGTTGTACGTGACAAAATTTTAGGATTTGTGCAAACAATGCCATTTGGTAAGTTTAAAGTCGTATTATTAGATGAAGCTGATTACTTGACCCCAGCTGGTCAGGCAGCATTGCGTAATGATATGGAAGCGTATCATATGACTGCACGATTCATTCTAACATGTAACTATCAGCATCGTATTATACCAGCACTTAAGAGCAGATGTCATGAGTTTCACATCACAAAGACAGACAGAACAGAGTTTACTACACGTGCGGCAAAAGTGTTGTTAACTGAGGGTGTTGAATTTGATTTAGATGTATTGGATAACTATATACGTGCTACATATCCAGACTTACGTAAGTGTTTGAATCAACTTCAAGTCAACAGTAGTACTGGTAAACTTATCAATACATCCACTACAACAGACGGAGAAGACAGTTTGTTAGCAGAAGCTACACAGTTGTTTAAGTCCGGTAAGATTATTGAAGGTCGTCAACAACTACTTCAATATCTTGCGTTGTATCCAAGTCGTATTGAAGATACATACAGATGGATGTACGAAAATTTAGATTTGTGGGGAAATTCACAAGAACGCAAAGATGCGTCAGTTATTATAATTCGTAATGGTTTGGCAAACTTAAGTCTTGTGGGTATTCCAGAAATCAATCTAGCAGCCACAATTATTGAACTTACCAGTTAAGGAAAAACATGAGATATTTTTTAGTTACATATACCACCAAAGCAGGTGGACAGATCGATGAAGTTGTTAGTGTTAGTAAAAATACTAGACCAAATGACATTCAGACTTGTAATGTGATTATGGATTACAAGAATCGGAGAGTAGATAAGTGTGTTATTGAAGGAAAGAAAGTAGATACTGATTGGGAAAAGTTAGATGCCTATTATAGGCAATTATACCCTAACATTATTGAACGGTTAGAAGCAGAAGCTAAAACATAAAAGAGGGCTTTCGCCCTCTTTTTTATAAGTACAATTTAAGTACATGCTCAATTATCTTGTGTCTTTGAACATCTTTCAGTTCAAAGTGGCACTGTTGCAACCCTGGAATCACCCCCTTCCTCAATCGATTTTGTAAGTCTAGTAGCCCATTGTCGGCTGTTTTTCTATCGGCTTGTTCAATGTCGCCAGTAATTACAATCTTACTACCAACGCCGATTCTAGTCATAATCATTTTGAGTTGACCAGGTGTTGCATTTTGAGCTTCATCTAATATTATATAGCTATTTTTAAAGTTTCGACCTCGACAGAATGCTAGGGGTGCAATTTCAACTATCTGTTCTTCTAGCATGTGGGCGATTTCCGCTGCCGTATAATATTCACGTAAAACATCAAGTAAAGGTCTTGTCCATGGTTCCATCTTTTGATTAAGATCACCTGGCAAGAATCCATGCTTTTCATCGTCTACACCCACTGCCGGGCGTGTTAAGATAATACGATCTACCTCACCTGCTTTTAATGACTTAATAGCAGCCAGCATTGCAAGATACGTTTTACCTGTCCCAGCCGGTCCTCCAACCACAACTATATCAGTATCTTTATCTAAAAGAGCTAGAATGTATTTTTCTTGATTTAAAGATTTGGGTACCAGTTGTATCGGTCTACGGTCTAGTTTGATGCGACTTTGGTCAAAATTGATTGTTTTGCTTTCTTGTTTATAGAATGTTTGTGGATCATGTTTTTTACTGTGTGAATAACGTGTGTCTTGTTCTTGTTTGCGTAATGCGCCTGTTTTGCGTTTGCTCAAAGTATTCTCCTTTGTATCGAGCCGAGTTCTCATAACACTCAAGTCTATTTACATCCATATGGATCATGCAATATAGAGTAGTTTTTAAGTAATGAAAAACGATAAATATTAGGCTCAGTCCGTTTTTTGATTATCAATACAATGTGTTGATAAAAGATAAATACTAATTATGAGCAAACTTCCAGCAGACGATTTCTTTACCAACATTGATTACCCTAGTATTATAGATACTGTCAAGGGTATATATACCAGTGATGCTTCCATTAACACTTTATTAGATTTTGAACGTGTTTTGGATGAAGCTGACTTGTATGCATACAAAAACTGGGGACTAGGTGAACTAGTAGACGGTCCGGACAGTAAACGATATAGTGTTTCTTGCATTTTTATGTATCCTGAAAAACTAATGCCAGACCCAAGAGGTGGCAAACGTTTAATAAATTTAGGATGCACTATACAGTTTAAGAAAACTACAATTAAAGTACCAGTAGATATAAAGACTCCTGAAGACTATAAACCAGGAACACATTACCCTAAACTAACTGAGCGCATGGTTTGGTTAGTTAGAATTGAAATCCCTAGAGAATTGATGAATGATATCCGTGAGGGTAGTATTGATTTAGCAGACCAAACTATTGACCTAGAAGAACTAGATAGTGCATACGATGATGATTTAGATAAAGAAGGTTTAGAGGGTGAAGAGGGCAAAGCACCCGCAGATCAAATGGGAGGCATGCCAGCACCCGGAGGACCTGCATTACCAGTAGGCGGACAAATTCCCCTAGGCGGAGGTCTATAATGAGAAAAATTATTAATGAAACATTAGATTACCATGATTTAGAAAACATGGTAGTACCTATAGCAACAATAGATAAGTATGAAGCTAAAATGGGCGATGATGACGAAATCGTTACAGTGACTTTCACGGTTAAGGGCAAACAAGTTGCAGAAGATTTAGTAGATTGGTTAGAGCGTGGTTATGACTATGTACTAGATGCACAAACAAGCGAAGGTGAAGTAAGTCCAGGCAAATATTTAGTATTTGTTGAAATGGATCGTAGAACAAGAACACCTGAACGTATTATTGAAATGATAGAAGATATGGATACATTAACTGATCTTTCTTTAAAAGATTGGTCTGTAATCATTGACGAAGAAGAACATGAAGTTACTGTGGAATTATTAAAATCTAAAATAATACTAAGTCCACATGAGTATAGAAAATTAAAAGAAACGGATCTCAATGAGATGCGTAGTCGTGCTGGATTAGAACCGCACAATGTGTATTTTGAAAAAGATAACATACTAAAAGATTTTATAGCAAAAGCTGGATTATAAGGAGAACATAATGGCGCAAACGCTACTAGCAAGAAAATCGGGACCACAAGACAATACAATTGCAAAAGATGACGATCACTATGAGCAATTAGCGGCAGATCCTACTGTTAGTGAGTTCTCGAAAAATAGTAGTTTTGGAGGTTCAAGTAATGCATTCAGTACATCAGCAATCGGTAGTTCAACAGGAGACTTTGGCTCATTTGGTTCACCAACCACAAACAATTTTGGATCACAACCATATGGCAGCAGAGGCGGCTTTGGTAGCAATTCAAACTTTGGAGCGGGAGCGAATTCATCTGGATCGACACCAAATCTTACACAAGCAGGATCAAATGCCGCACAAGGGGCAGACGTATTAGTAGCTAATGACAATACTGATTGGATTAACAAAAAATGGCGTCCAGTTATGGGCTGGGTATATATGTTAACTTGTACAGTTGACTTTGTTATATTCCCGGTATTATGGAGTTTATTACAAGCATTAAGTAAAGGTTCAGTAACAAGCCAGTGGCAACCATTAACATTACAGGGTGCTGGTCTTTACCACATTGCTATGGGTGCAGTTCTAGGTATCGCCGCGTACGGTAGAACAAAAGAAAAAATTGAGGGTAAATCTTAATTTGACTTTTAACACTAAGGTGTTATAATTATCAGATGGATCATTATCAAATTTTAGGGGTAGCAAAAAACGCTACTCCTGACGAAGTAAAAAAAGCATATCGTAGACTTGCAAGTATTCATCACCCGGATAAGGGCGGTGATACTGCCCAGTTCCAAAAAATTCAAGTAGCATATGACACATTAAGCGACCCGCAGAAAAAACAAGACTATGACAATCCACATGCACAAGGTTTCCCCGGTGGATTTCACTTCTCTAACCAAGGATTTAACATCAACGATTTATTCGGTCAAATGTTTAGTCAGAGACAACAACCTTCTAATCCAACCTACAAAACCGATGTATGGATATCATTGGAACAGGTGTACACTAGCGGAGAACAGGTATTACATTTCAATGGTAATAACCTTAACCAAACCATAAGGGTAGAAATACCACAAGGTATAGAAAACGGTCAACAAATACGCTATGAAAATATGCTTCCTAACGCTATACTTATAGTAGAGTTTAGAGTTAAACCTCATCATAAATTTGAAAGAAGAGGTATGAACTTGTACTCTACACACAAAATAAGTGTTTTGGATCTAATCGTAGGTGATAGCTTTGAGTTTACTACTATCAGTGGTAAAACTTTAGCAGTAACAGTTAACCCAAAAACACAACCTGGAAGTTTACTACGTATTTCGGGACAGGGTTTAATTAGAAATGGTATAGCAGGGGACCAAATGATCTTGCTTGATCCATTCATTCCTGATATAATTGACAGTTCTATCACTAATAGCATTATTGCTAGTAAATAACTTAAAAGAGGTAACATAATGAATCATAGCCCAGAAATTGAACATATTATTGAACAGGCAATAGGCCTAGCAAAAGTTCGTAGACATGAATATTGCACTATTGAACATTTATTATTGTCTCTAATAACATATTCACCCTTTAGTAAAGTTTTAGACGACTTTGGAGTTGATACTGCAACTATGGTTAAAGATGTAAGTGGATACCTAGATAACCAACGTAGTATTGAAGCATCTTCTGATATTGAACAAGAAATTCAACCACGTAAAACAAATAGCTTAGAACGTGTAATGAATCGTTCGGTAACACAAGTATTGTTTACTGGTCGTAAATTTGTTACAACTATTGATTTGTATCTTAGCATCAGTAACGAAACAAATACACACGCACATTACTTCTTCTTAAAGTATGGTATTAATAAAAACGAATTTATACCATTCTGGCAAAAATACTACAAAAACAATGAAGGCGAAGCACCATTAACTACCGATCGGGCTGATGAAATCTTGGAAGAATATACAACCAACTTAACTGATTTGGCCCGTCAAGGTAAACTTGAACCAATGATAGGTCGTACTAAAGAAGTAGATGACATAGTTAACGTTCTTGCTAAACGATTTAAATCAAATGTATTGATGGTAGGTGATCCTGGTGTAGGTAAAACTGCAATTGCAGAAGGTCTAGCAAGTAAAATCATCAACGATGAGGTACCCAAGTTCTTAAAGGATCATGAGTTGTATTCGCTTGAAGTGGGATCATTACTTGCTGGTTCTAAATATCGTGGTGACTTTGAAGAAAAGATTAAATCGGTACTAGAAGCATTAGTTACTAAAAAGAAAGCAGTACTATTCATTGATGAAGCGCATACTATGAAAGGCAGTGGTTCAGCTAACAATGGTAGTGTTGACTTTGCTAACATGATTAAACCGGCTATTACTAAAGGTAACTTGAAAGTTATTGCTAGCACTACTTGGGAAGAGTACTATGAATCATTTGAGAAGGATCGTGCATTGATGCGTAGATTCTATCGTGTGGGCGTAGATGAGCCGGATCGTGATTCTACTATTCGTATCCTTAAAGGTCTAAGCACACGATTGAATGACTTCCACTCAGTAAACATTACCGATGATGCAATTACAGCGGCAGTTGATAGTGCTACACGTTATATGCATGACCGTAAGAATCCTGACAAATCCATAGATTTGATTGACGCGGCTTGTGCCAAACAACGTGTATTAGGTAATCAACAAGTAGATATTACAAAAGAGTTAGTATATGAACAAGTTGAACGCATGACTAAAGTTCCTGCTGATAAACTAAACAGTGATAGTTATGAACGTATCTTTAGTTTAGAAGCTAACATTAAGAATAAGCTTTATGGTCAAGAAGATACAGTTGATAAAGTACTTGAGCGTATCTATGTGTCGTTTGCAGGTATCGGTAATCAAACACGACCAATGAGTAGTTTTTTGTTCTTAGGCCCGACTGGTACAGGTAAAACTGAACTAGCTAGATTATTGAGTAGTAGTTTAGATATGCCCTTACTCAAATATGATATGTCAGAGTATTCAGAGAAGTATTCAGTTTCTAGTTTGATTGGTCCCCCACCGGGTTATGTTGGATTCAATGATAGCCAAGTATCAGGTGGACGATTGATTAATGACTTGAGCAAGAATCCTCACAGTATATTGTTGTTTGATGAAGTTGAAAAAGCTCATCCTGATATATTTAATATCTTCTTGCAGATGTTAGACGAAGGACGTATTACCGGATCTAATGGTAAAGAAGTTAACTGCAAGAATACTATCATTATCTTAACAAGTAATTTAGGTGCAAGTGATAGTGAACGAAATCAGATCGGGTTTGGTAATCAAGAACGTACAGGTGATGATGACCGAGCATTAAAAGAGTTCTTCAAACCAGAGTTCCGTAATCGGTTAGATATGATATGTAAGTTCACTAAACTTGATATGTTGGCTATTAAGAAGATTGTTATCAAGTTTACCGATGAGTTGAAGAAATCGTTAAAAGAAAATAACGACATCACAATCAATCTGACTGAACCTGTAGTAGAATATCTAGCAGAGCATGGATATGATAGCAAGATGGGTGCTAGACCATTGAGTAGAAAAATTGATGAACTTATTAGAGTTCCTTTAAGTAAGAAGATTCTATTTGATAGAATCAAAGGTGCACATATCAATATCAATTTAGTAGATTACAAGATTATGTTTGATGTACAACCTAAATTAACAGCAACGGTGGGTGAGAATGGGATTATTGAAATCAGTCAGTGACGTTCCGGGTATTGATTTTTTCGATTACCGAGATGATAATTACTATGGTAAATATAAGTATAGAGTACGATTCACTATAGAGGGTATAAGATATGCCACATATGAAAAAAATATTGAGGGTTTAATAAAGCGATATAACGCTACCACAGGTTGGAAAAAAATCAGAAAAGAAGATTTACCTGTTGTAACTTTTAACTTAGAAGCTCTTAAACTGTTTATAGAACTTCGCAATTCTTTCAAAGAAAACGTTGCAGGAACAGTTAGAGTAGAACATAATAAAATAGCATTTTTTAGTAATGATTTAAGTTTGTTAAAAACTGTTGAGACCATTAAACCGGGAATATATTATGATTATACCGAAGTACAAACTAGCAATTTTATAGGGGTAAAGTCTTTTGTCAATAACCCCAAACATAGATTCAGAGTATATCTAAAATCTAAAAAAGTTGAAAATAATTTTGCTATACAACTGAATGATTTATTCAACCGTATTTCGGGATTACATCCTAGCCCGTCTTTAAAATATTGGGTAAAAGGGTCTACTGACGGTACATCACCTCATTGGAGTTGGCGTTATAGATTTACTAATCCTAATCATTTCATTGATTATGATGATGAAAGCGTGTTAAGTTATCTATCATTAATGCATGGTGAATTTTTAGGAAAACGCTACAAATTAGAAAAACGACCTGAACCTATCTAAAATGATAAATACTCTATTACAATAGGGTATATACCATGGCAAAGATTGTCGAAGATGTATTAGTCATCAAATTTAGCAGAATAGTTAAGGACAGTGATGAAGGTACTAGCATAACTAGTGCTGAAATTCAGGCTGCATTAGAACAAGTCGCCCAAGAATTAGTAGGCGATTCCGTTGTTGTTGAAGTAGAAAGCGCATAATGAGCCAAGTTACTACAATAACATTATTACCACAGACGCCGCATACGTCGGGGCCTAATGTGACAGGTACTGCACAACCCGGAGCGGGCTATTACATAAATCATAACTATCAAACATTCTCATGGAGTTTGACTAATTTCACAGGTCTTATTATAATACAAGCTACAATAGTAGATGAGCCTTCTGCTACTGATTGGATTAACATATATACTATTAATGGTACTAATTTAACTCAAAGAAGTTTTACAAATATACGTGGTAATTTTACATACTTACGTGCTATAGCCGCCGGGTTTACTAATGGGTTAATTGATAACGTTAAGGTAGCATACTAAAATGGCGGTAGTTGTTGTTTATGGTGGAGGGTTTCAACCCTTTCATGCAGGACATTTGAGCAGTTATGTAGAGGCTAAACGTGCCTTTCCTGATGCTGAATTCTTTGTTGCCGCCAGCAATGATGTTAAACAACGACCTATTCCTTTTAAAGTAAAGAAGTTTCTAGCACAACAAGCAGGTGTTAGAGATGCGTTTGTTGAAGTAAGGCAGCCGCTCAATCCTAAAGAAATTTTAGAAATATTTGACCCTGCAAAAGATATATTTGTATTAGTACGTAGTGAGCGTGACCCTATGCCATACACTAAAAAAGATGGTAGTCCCGCATACTTCCAACCATTTGTCAGTTTAGACCAATGTAATCCATATGGTAAAAATGCTTATGTACTAGTCACAAAGAAAAAAGATTTTACTGTTAATGGTCAAGAAGTATATTCTGGATCACAAGTACGTGACATGTATACTAATGCAGACGATGTAAATAAAGAACAAATCATTAGTCAGTTATATCCTAAGAGTAGCCACAAAGATACAATCAAACAAGTCTTGGATCAATATTTGCAATCTACACCTAAAACAGTTTTGGAGCCCAAAGTGCCAGCAGCTAAACAATTAAAGAATAAGAAACTAGCAGAGATGATTAAACAAGCTAGACCTTTACTAAAAGAAGCATCAATTGAAAAGAAAGTAAAGTTTCTTAAGTTGTTAAAAGATTATGCAATAACAAATATAGAAGAAGCAGTTAGTCCTACGTATGGTGACGTAATTAAAACACGTAATAAGATAGCACAACAAACTAATCCTACTCGTAATAAGTTTATATGGAAACGTCCTAATCAGATCCGTGGTAGTTATACTGACCAACAATTAATTTCACAAGGTTTTCGTAAATCAGCACAAAACAATCTATGGGGCGGTACACAAGAAATGTGGGATCGTTTATCAGAATCATTGAATGAATTTGCCCCACCAAGTAGAGATGACGGCGGTGGCGAGAATGATAGAAATCGTAGAATAAGAAAACTATTAGAAATTGCCATACAAGTAGCAAAAGAAAAAAATGTCGATGAATTGGGTATGATACATGCCATGAATATGATAGCAGGTGATGACTTTTTCAATACAGCAGTTGAAGGTATATTACCGGACATAACAGATAAAGAATATATGTTTGTGCTACAGAGTGCTTATAAAACAGTAAAGCAAGGTTTGGCAGAAGCAAAGAAAAAAAGAAAAAAGAAAAGTAAAAACCGTAGTCTTGGAAGATACTTCTTCCCGGGATATAGTTACTATGGTGGTAGTGGGGAATCAGGTGAGGGTGGAGGAGATGCCGGCGGTGAAGGTATGGCGGAAGGCGTCCCTCAACCAGGACCAAGTTCAGGTGCTCCAAAACAGTTCGGTGCTGATGCCCAAATACAAACTCGCCAAATGACGGTAAAAGATATTATATCATCTATACCCGGTGTGCCTTACTATAACAATGTAGTCGATGATTGGGACGCTAAAGATTATAGTTGGGGCGTTACTAAAAAAGTTATAGAGTATGCTACTTACTTGAAGGATCATCCAGAAAGTTTATCAAAGTTGCCACCAGCAATAGTATTAAACGGTAAGTTTGAAGATGGTGCCCATAGGGTATCTGCCATATGGTTGCTACAACAAAGAATGGATCCTAAAAATCCATTGTGGAAAAATGCTAAATTAAATGTTCAATTTGTTAAG